GCTTCATAAATATTTACTGTTCATTAGTGCGTGATCCAGAACATTATCCCGTAATTTTTCAAAGGACAAAAACTTCACCATTGGAAAATTGGCGAGGAATTGATTGGCTTAATGCACATCACTTCGACTATCGTGGACTTATTAAAAAAGGCCTTGCCTTTGAAGCTCCTGAAGGGATATATAATTAAAAATTATAAAATTTTTTCAAAATTTTGATCCACATTTAAAAATGTTGTATTATATTTACCTCAGAAAATAATATTAACATTAACATTAAGGATTATGAAACAGAAAATTAAAGAGCTTAACAAGGAAATCAGAAATCTCAAGCGTGCTAGAGGTGCTTTAAAAATTCTAAAGTATGGTGCTTGGGGTGGTACACCGTTTATAGAGGACAAAACCTTCATGAACACTATAAAAAACCTTGACCGGAAATTTGTTGATGAAATTAATGAACATCAACAAGAAATCGATGAAATCAAAGTAAAATGAATCATTAAATATAAACTTTTAAATACTTATATTATGGAATTCCCTAAAGAACTATTCGGCAAAGCATGGATAATCAATGGAAAGGGTGCGATTTTAGAATCTAAAATTACAGGAGCCTATGCTAAACAAATCAATGCATTGAAAATTGGCTACAATGGCAACAGTGCGGTTGTAACGTCAGAACGTTCTTTTACATATAAAGAAGATACCGGATTCTGGGTATATTATGATGAAGTCCTTGTTTTTGAACTTGAATCTGATAAGGTAAGAAACCTGATAAATGACCGTATAATTGAATACACAAAGAAATCTGAAGAAGACTATCGTGATGCATTTGACGAATACATGAAACGTATGAAGACTGTCTGCGTAATTCAGGAATCGAATAATAAATTCTTAAATAAGTAAAGCTATGGATTGGATACTGCAGAAAGACAAAGACATAATGTCAGAACTAAGCTGGAAAACATCTTACTTCGAGCTTGAAATGAAAGATGGATGTATTGTCAAAGCTTGGGGATTCACCGATGAAAATGGAGAAGGGGAAATCAGTGCGTATCTCGAAGAGCTTGAGACTTGCGAATATAACATTGTCGACACTGACAAAATAAAAAGATGGAGAATCATTGATGAAGGCTGACATGGGAACTAATGCAAAAACTGTAGAGGAGAAAGCAATGGCATATGATCGTGCCCTTGAAATAGCCAAAAAGAAGCAGATCTCAATAACAGATGACAAATTTCTAACAGAACTATTTCCAGAACTGAAGAAATCTGAACTGAAGGAATCTGAAGATGAGAGAATCAAACGGTTGCTTCTGAAGGGCTTTAAAAACTATGGTAGCAGGTCAGCGATATTTTCAGGTCTGTCATGTGGAGAAATTATTGACTGGTTGGAGAAGCTGAAGTTCAAACGGATTAAAAAATAATATTAACATTTAACATTAAAATTATATAAAAACCATGGTTACAGATTTACAGAACGAGTCAATAAAAGCTTTGACAAATATCAGGATGAAGAATGACAGAATCAAGGAGCTTCAAACAATGATTGACATTCTGAACACAGGTAATTTGTTTGAGCATTCAGAATCCAATGATGTCGAAATCACGAACATCAGAAACAGAATATCTGCATACAGGACCAACAACCTCAGCGAGTACAACTATCTTTTCAGGATTAACAGGGATGTGGTTCCTCAAGTCACTGAGGAGTACAAAAAGATGAATTTCCTTAAACGGTTGTTTTTTAATAAGAAATTCGTTACAGGATTTACCATTGCCAAATACTGGCTGAGATTCCGTGAGTCAAGCAAATCATGGAAGAAAATAAAGGATATGGCGACATGTAACGAATATAACGAATATGTAAAGTATAGAAAGGTCAGAATCTGTCCACACTGTGGAATGCTGAGTTTTTATAAGGCTGAATATTCCAAATACGGATGCGACTACTGCGGGTATATGGAGGACAGAAGCTGTTTTAATGAATAAAAGGATTTAATATGAAACGACTGCCTACAAAGAAAGAAGCTCAAGAGCTGATTGACAAATGTGATTGGATTTGGACGGACCTCGACGCTGAAGTCAAGGGATGGAAGGTGTGTTCAAGAGTAAGGAATGCCTTCATCTTCATACCTGCATCAGGATACAAGGACACTGATGGAAAGATTGAGGACCGTTACAAATCACTTCAGCTGCTTGTGAACAGCGAGAATGAATTCTACGAATCCTATATTATATGTCGTGAAGGTGGAAGGCCTGTCATTGTCGACGGAGTTATGAATGGACGAAGTACTGTAAGACTTGTCAACCTAAAAAAGAGTCCGTCAAGCGTTGATCTTGGACTTTCTATTAATTGGGACATGACAAATATAGGAACAGACTATGTGTACCGTGACGGCGAATACATGTATTTAAGCGAATATTTCACACGTATGGAGTTTTCTAAAGATGAACAAGTAAAACAGACATCTTTGGACTTCATGCGTCCGACAGTAGACGAAAATGAATCAAAACAAGATAATTAACATTATAATTAAAATAAAAGAACTAAATTATACAGCAATGACAAAAGAAGAATTCATACAAGGCGTTGAGAACATCGTAAAGTACAAAGGTGATGTAAGACAATATATCGAGGATCATTTCGATAAATTGGAATTTCCTTTCAGTCTTAACGATTCCTTTGAAGGAACTGTAAATTCAAGTAATATCCGTGATTATTGGAAATACGGTGACACAGTAAGAGCGCAGTTTCATAATTTATGCAACATAGAGCTCATAGGTAGCGAGCCTCTTCCATTCATTAATTGCGTATTCAGAAGGGATCAGCAGTATGGAAGCAAATAAAAAAGAACGTTTTATGGTAAGGTTCATTACCGAATCTGGAACGCTTACATGCAAGGTCCTTAGACCTGTCATTTTCAAAATAGGCGAAGTTGCCAAAATGAAATATATTGACACAATAAAGAAAAAAATACCTGCAGGTACTAGCGAGGTAGAACTTGCCAAGATTAAATCCAATATTATTAGAGGGATTGAAGAAGAACGTTCATGTCAGATTGTTGATATTACAGGCGTTTTCTAAAATTGAACAGCTATGGTTATTATTGACAAAATAAAGGACTTCTATGATTATCAGGTCTCTAAATGGGGACGTGATGAGAAAGTTGTTTATGAACGTAATGGATGTATGCTTGCTGAAGACAACTTTTATAAGGCCTCAATAGGTGTTGAAGAATACATAAAGGATTATTTCTTCAGTTTGGACAGTTTAACGGCATGGACAGAGTTCCAAAAGCATATGTTGAAAAATAGAAGACCTATAAAGCAGCAGGCTGTCATACTTTGGACAGGCGACACCTTTTACATGAACATTGTTACAGCCAATTATGACGATAAAGGAAATATTACAACTGTCTGGGAGGAATATGATAAACAGAAGCATAAATATATAAGACCTGACAGGATTAAAAGGGAAAGTAATGCTCCGATAGTATGGGAAATTCGTCATATTCCATCTTTGAAAGTCAAGAAGTCGATAGAAAATCCGATTCTTGAAGGGACGAAATATGCAGGAATTGTAAATTCAGAAAAGATGTGGCTTGATGTTTATTCATACATCAGTCATAACAATGAAAAACAAATTTCTGACACAAGGACTAATGACGAGAAAATCCTTTGTAACGGGTTTGACAGAAAAACAAGTTTTAGAAACATAAAGTAATGACGTTTTATAATTTATTAACTATAAATTTCAATTAATATGAAAAAATTCATTTCAATTCAGACAGCTGTTGATAATGCAGACAAAATGGACTGTCTTATTCCATCAGCGTTCTTAAGCGTATTTCCAAACAATTTTGGAATTAACCTTTGTAATGTGAAAGGTTTTAATGTCGAGCTTCAAGATGACGGACAGTATAAATCGATTGAAGTTGTTTTCATACCTGCGACACCTAAAGAAATTTTACGGGAACAAGATCCTGAATGTCCCGTAGACTTCTCATATAACCTCAAGATGCTTGAAGAACAAGGTACTGATATTGAGTAACCGACAACTTAAAAATCTTGATAAAATCATAAGGTATGAAAAAATTATTTTGGAACTTGCTTGCAAAGTTGGGATTTTGGATTCCTACAAAGTATTATCTACCTACAAGTCCAGATTGGGATTGGGTGTTGATATCCTTCGTAGACTGCAATGGTAAAGGCATTCGTGCAATTCCTGAAGTTGCCGAATTGGGATTATCAGGTTGGCATACTTGTGATGATGACAAAACACATCAATATTTTCTAAACAACGATTGTGTTGTAACACACTGGAGAAAGATTCCTGCTGAACCTGTAAGACGGAGTGAATTGAGAAAAACGTACATATATTCAATTAAATGTTTTTTCCATAGAACATTTACACAAGAAACACCTACTGTAGTAGAGAAAAACTGATAAACTATCAAGATATGGGAGTAAAGAATCTAAAAGAACATTACAACATAAAATATATCGTACAGGTATATGACAACATTGACAAACCTAAGACTGTATGTATAGGTTCTGCATATGTACATGACCTGATAGAGCTCAGTATGGACGGAAAGATAATAAAAGTCAACAGTATTGTCAAAAGGAACCGTCATGATGAGGCGATTGTGAAAATCCTTGACAGATTGGAAGCTGACGGTCCTGACTTGGTCGCAAAACTTATAAACGAGTCTGACATCTTCAAAGATTTAAAACCTGTCTATATCTACGAAAGAGGAAGAATCTATAAAAAATACTGTGAGGAATTCGGATGGCCAAATTGTACGACAGATGGAATGCTGATGTATGAAAATACGTCGTTTGCTGTAAGAGAGGATGCTTGGAAATATGCGAAGAAAAGTACTAAACTTGACTATGAATGGAAAAGTACTAAGAACAACATAAAGGAATCATTTGTAAGGATTTGGAAAAATACCATATGGTTTTTAATTAGTGTTCTTGATTGGCTTTATATCAGGACCATAGGACGCTGGAGGAATATTGTTAGAAAATAATTAGTTATAAATAGTTTAGTAAAATATAAATTTATTTCTAATTATGAAAAATTTGAAAACATTCAAGCAGGTTTTGGAAAATGTCAGCTATGCAGATTCATCAAAGACATTCTCAGAACTTGTCAATGGAGACAAAATCTACATGTACAACAAAGAATTCCCTAACAAACTGGGGTGTAAGTATGACGGTATAACTGAATTGACTTTGACCGGAAACCCGTATATCTTTGACGATGATGAGGGATTGATTCCTGCAGACAAGGGATACTATATTTTTAAATCAGATTGGTTTAAAACATCATCTTATGACAGTGTAAGAAAAGATTGGATAATAGCTACATCCATTGAAGAGCTTGTAAGGATTTTGAAATATGTTTTCAATTTCTCAAATATTGATTTCCTTATGCAGAACATGCACAGAATCAATAACATAAATTAAGGTGTTGAAATTTCTAAAACATTTTCAGATCTGATTGACAAATTCAGTGAAGAAGAATGGATTGATGACACTGACAGTTTCCTCGATATTTTTGATGACGGAAATGATACAATCACGCCTGAATATTTCATTGACGACAGTGGGTCTGAAAGATACTGGATTAATGTATCAAAATGTATAAATTAAATAAAATTTATAAACTTTGTTTGTAGGTTAAAGGATTTAACACTACCGGCGATACAACGTCACCTCTGTCACGTAAGAACAATAATTGTTCATCTGTGATTGCATTTACTTTTCTTAACATACCAATTGCACCATTTATATCTGCATTTAATAATTTACCAGTAGAAGATTTGAATAAACCACGTTTAACTCGCTTGCCTGAATAATTTTCATGGTGTTTCATTTCTTCTAATACTAAATGGTCGCATTTTGAAGTATAGCTTTCTTCAACTGTTGTAACATATAAATCAGTATACTCTTGACTTTTATATTGCAATTGGTTTATCAAAGTATTGAACGGAATCTGAACAAAATTTTGGTTGTTGGCTTTAGACATATTACATTCAGTCTTCCATTGATTATTGTGTCCAATAATAATGTTCCCAACTTTATTTTCAATACATAAATTAATGATAGCTCTACTTGTGTTATGCAAATAGTTCATTATCTTATTATGACGTTTTGCATTCAATCTTTGAATTGCTTTTGATGTATATTGTCCTTTATTGCATACATCTAATTTTGACTTCATTTCAGCAAGTTTCTTGTTATAGAACTGGTTCATCGACTTCAACGGTCTACCGTTAACGACATATGAAAAGGATTTGTCATTTGCAGTTATAGCACATAAGTTGTTGATACCAAGATCTATACCTATGCTTGAATTTAGGTCATAATTGTTTTTCTTTACCTCTCTTTCTTCATAAACTATATTAATTTTTGTTTTTCCATAAAATTTCTGTATTGTTACTTGTCTAACGTCTTTAAGTTTTATTTGTTTTGGAATTGATATTTTGTAATCAGAACATGGTACTTGAATTGAATTTTCTTTATCATTTTTCTTTCTAAATCTGGACTTATCTATCTGAACTAAATTAAAAGATTTCTTTTTATATAGATAGTTTGGTATTTTTGGTTCACCATTGAATTTCTTTGGATTCTTCTTATATTCAATTCTTGCTTTTATGTAGGCAGACCACATATTCGTCACTTGTCTTATTGCATATGTCTTTGGACCTATATCCAAACCTGAATCTTTATATGCGGAGTCATTCTTTACAATATTCCAAAGTTCATTATATGAATAAGTTTTAATTTTCTTTTGTTCTTTCGTCTCAAAGAACTTCTGGCGTTGATAATACAATGCCTGGTCATAGATTGCCAGTGAATCAGACATCATTTTGTCTAATCTGCTGTCATTTGATACTATGTAATTCCAAGCCTTTATCATATAGATTATATAATCTTTAATTTATTTATATTTATAATTTTATCATTTTGTAAATTATAAAATTTATAGAATTTATCTAGTTTATTACTTTATCTACAATCCGACAATTCAACACAATAACGTTGTTTATTATATGTACCTTAAATTAAAATTTATGAATAACAATAGAACAGAAAATCCTGATATAATACTTAGAGGACTTGAATCCTCTATGAGCTTCGGTATGACATCATTATCAAAAAATGCGACAGGCTTAGGACTTCCGATATTCGTATATACTAAAATACCGGGACATACATGGTTAAGTAACAGACCATTTTTAAGAATGATCGATACTGACGACATAATACGTGCAGTGTGGATTGAACGAGTTACAAACCTTGAAGCCCTTGAAAGCAATCCATTGAACACAGAACAGTTTATCAAGACTAACATATTCATCAACATGAATTATGAGCCACTTATGCAATTATGGAACTGCGAGCTAACATCTGACGAATTCATAAGTAAAATTGTTAAAATATAACTATTGACTATTATGCAAGAAACAGTAAAAATGTTCACGACTGAACACCCTTCGCTAACTACAAAAGACATTCAGGAAGAAATTAACAGATTGGATAAAGAAAGTAATGAATACATGTTAGGTATTCGGGAAAAGAAAAGAAAGCTTGAAGAAAAACTTTTAGCACTGTCAACTGACACAATTAAACGTGTCCGTACGAATATTGGAAAGATTTACATGCATACTGAGACAAGAAGCGAGAACTGGCGTGAGACAGTAATTGGCATCATTCAAGATGTTTCATATGAAAAAATCCAATTTAGTAAATGTATCGTATTCAACAACAATAATAATGGAGCATATTTTGAAAAGCACAATACTCCATTCTATGTGAATTTTGAAATAGCCAATTTTGAAAAAGGCTTTTATGAAACTCAGACAACAACACTTTGGGGTAAGGACATAACTCGTCATTTCGAGATAAAAGAGCTTTCAAAAGATGAGGCGAATTCAATAGTGACGGAGTATATTGAAATATACAAGAAAGTACGGTATTCAATAATTGATGATGAGTGTGACGGATATTTAAAATCCATTTTAAGCATGTTCAATAAAGGCCAAGAAGATGACACATATGATGAACAAGATGAATGTACGTCTGATAAAATCGATGTACTTGATTAACATAAATAAAAATAAGTATTTGACAAAAGATTTTATAACTTATAAAATAATTTGGTAATTATGGAAAATTTAAAGACTTTTAAAGAAATGCTTGATAAGGAAGTCATCTACAGATGCGACGCATTCAATGGTGTTGACTATGATAGAAGAATCAATCCTTATGACGTCATACAAAACGAGATATTCGAAACAGGCAATACAGACATTTTCAGTACTGTCAACGAGCTATACTGTGATTCAAGTGATGAAAACCTTGATGATCTTGAAAACGCCATAGACATGGGGGAATATGACGATGACTGGATTGCTACAGGCGACGAAGAGGAACCTAAGAGATGGTCTGTTAAAAAAGTCACAGACTATATTCTTAAAACTGTTCAAAAGACGACAGGAGTAAATGTAAAATATTTCTTATGGCTTGCGAATTTGGATGCTGTCAAATCAGACTACTATGACAAGTCGTCAGGACGTCCGATATTGAAATTTGATACGACAAAAGCAGTCGTAATTTCAAACCTTGGAGATAGCATTCTTTATGGCTTTCCAGAATTTCCAGAACCTGTTGCAGAATACAAAACACTTGACGAAATCGAATAATAAGTATATGAAAGTGAAATTCATGAAACAATTTGAGTGATTTTTATAATTTAGTCTATAAACATTGTTTATTATATATAACTTTTTAAATTCATAAATTTTTTTTCTTTTTGGACGGTTCGGTGTTTCTTCCATCTCTAAGAGTACTTTCAGTTCTAAATCTCTGCCGGACCGTCCTTTTTAAGTTTAATGAAATATGGATGACACGACCCTTATACTTGGAAACTGCTTTGACGCGATGAAAACACTTTCCGACCATTCGGTTGACCTTATAATTACGGATCCGCCTTATGACCTGTCGGTCAACCACGACGGCGGGAAGCTGTATCATAACAAAGGATTCGACAAAAGCAACAGCGACATTGTGAATGCAGGGATTGACAATAGTTATGACATCTGTTCATTCAGGGATGAGGTGATGAGGGTGATGAAACACATCAATGTATATTTCTGGTGCAACAAGAAACAGATTCCTGAATACTTCGACTATTATGTGAACGACCTCAAATGCAAATTTGAAATCATATGCTGGCATAAGACGAACGCCCTGCCTACATACAACGGCAAATACCTGACAGACACTGAATACTGCCTGTATTTCTTTGAAGGAGGACACAAGCTCTGCAACCCTGAAAGCTATGAGGACGCAAAGACATTCTACATGGCTCCGATAAACCAGAAGGACAAGAAACTTTACAACCACCCTACGATAAAGCCTGTCGACATAATTGAAAGGTTCGTGAGGGTTTCAAGCCGTCCCGGAGATATGGTGCTTGATCCTTTCATGGGTTCCGGAACCACAGGTGTGGCTGTAAAAAATGTCAGAGACAGAAGCTTTACAGGAATTGAAATAAATCCTGAATACTTCATTACCGCGAAATCGAGAATCGACGGAATATATGCAAAACCTGAAGATGAAAGTAATTCATTATTCATATAGTTATGAAACGTTGTTTATTATATATGTTCTTATCCATATAATTCATTATATACAGACGACCGTCAGGGACTAAAACCTTGATGGCCGTTATCTTTATAAATATTTTAGAAATCATTGTTTATTAAAAATTATTGTTTAACTGTTAAATAATTAGAATTATGAACGAATCAAAAGAAAAATTCCTTGAATCTCTGAAAAAGTTCAATTCAAGGTTCAAAGATGTCGACTGGGCATCAGGCAACTGCTATTATTATGCAGTAATCCTTCAAGCACGTTTCGGAGGCAAAATCTGTTATGATGTCATCAGAGGCCATTTTGTATTGAGCATCGAAGGTTTGGGTATTTTCGACTACTACGGGGAATATACGGATCCTGACATGAAGCTTGTTGAATGGGAACACTTCGCTGACTACGACATCCTTCAGAAGGAAAGAATTATCAGGGACTGTATCCAAAACGATCCAGAATAAATTTTTAGTATTAACCTTTAAAATAAATTTATGAACAAATATTATCAACTGTTGCAAAAAATTATAGACAACGGAAAACATCAAGAAAACAAGAAAGGCGGTATCACCTACTTGATTAATGAAGAACTTAGTATGTCACCAGCAGACCTACTCGCAATTTTTGAGACGCATCCAATAGCCAAAAAGAAACTGAAGGCGGAATTGGATTTATACATGGCAGGCGAGGTAAGCATTGAGAAATACAATGAGGTAGGAATAACATGGTGGGACTACTGCAAACCAGAGTTCAAGAACAGCTATCCGAAATATTTCGAAAAGCTTCCGAAACTGATTGAGAAAATCAATAGGGAGAAAAGAAACTCAAAGAACTATGTCTTGTTTATCGGAGAGACAGGTGTTGAAACCAACCAGCTTCCATGTCTGTCATTACTTCAGTTTCAAATTGATAACGGCGAATTAGTGATGACCGTATACCAAAGAAGCTGTGACTCAAACTTGGGGCTTCCATCAGATATCTACCAAATGTACCTTGTCACCAAAATGATTGACATTCCTTTGAAGAACATCACGTTCTACATCGGCAATGCCCACATCTACGACAATAATTTGGAAAAGACGAAAGAGCTTTTAGCTGGTGGTGAGAACATCAAGTTTGACTTGAATGTCTAAACATAAATAAAATAGGTTACGTTCCTCGTTACCTATGATTTACTTTTGGGTTGAATTCCTGACAGAATAAAATTTTTGTCAGGAATTCTTTTTATTTAAAATGTTGTTTATTATATTTACCTAACAAATTAAACAAATTAACAAAACAATAAATATATTAAAACAGATAAGAATATGGAAACAAAAACAATTGTAAAAAAGAAACTTACTGATTTGGATTACATCAAGCCTTATTATATGAAAGGAACTGACAAATTCGAGGTGACAACACCTGACGATTTGCTAAAACTTGTAAACGACAAAGATTTCAAATTCGGACTTGGTGTCGGCGGTGCCAAGATTTCGTATATCAATATAGAAGACAAAGGTGACATGCTTGCAAAGTCCACTTTCAGTTTTTCAGCTGACGGAGACAAAGTTATTGCCACAAGGGGAACTGAAGTTGAGGAAATCGACATTTCAGACCCTGACTTGGACCCTAACTTGAGGCATATCTATGATCAAGGTATAAAGGGAATTTATGTAAAGTCTAAAAAGACAACTACTCCTGTCGCTGCAAGGGATTTCAAACTTATCACAATCCAAAACTTTATGTTTAAACAGATTGACTTCAAGAAACACTACAAAGGTGGTAAGGATGAGGTCAAAGGCATGATTGTCGATTTTGCGAAAGACCCTGACAAGATAAAAGCATATATTTCAGATTCTTCTTCAATGTGGATGAAGAAGCTTGACGTATATTGCAAACGTTATCATGTCACAGGCGCGGCTATGGACCGTATAAAAACAGAACCTACTCCTGAAGAGTTCATTACAGTTGTTGCTAGCGAGCCTAAGAAGCTTGAGCCTTGGGATGAACTTGTAAGAATCTCTAAAAATGCGAAGGACCGTGAAGACTATATTAAAGAGTATGATGTTAAATGGTCTGGACGTGTTGGTACTTATGCAGATATTAACTCGCTTACAGACATTGAGAAGGAAAGACTTATAGAATCTCCTACTGAAAAGGAATTCCTTGAAATCATAAAGCTCCCATATATAAACAATCTTCGTAATATCGAACTTACATATACGAAGGATGACACGGGCGCGAGAAATGTTTGGTACGGTGAGGCAATTCACTTCATTTCATACAATGACGACAAAAACGTCATTCCTATAGACGACAAAATCTATCGTAAAATCAAGAGATATTTTACGAACGAGCCGAAGCCTGCGAAGACTATGAACGAGCTTGATAAGATGATTGCGACAAAAATGGCTGAGAAGGACTGGAGAAGCTATGTGTCTGATAGAATCCTTATGATGAGCTTCGTATACCAGATTGGTGACGGTAAGAACCACAGAATGAATTTCGTCAATGAGAAAATTGGTTTGAAGGATGCGGCTTTGGAAGCTTCTTTCAATGTTGCTATTGACGACCTTCGTGACAAGATGCGTGGTGACTTTGACGCGACTTCTCAATGGGAAGGAACTTGGAACAAACAGAATGAAATGAAAAATTTGCCGACATTCAAAATGTTTTTGGAAAGTTTGATATAATTTCTTGAAAAATATATTATATTGCTATTGCTTTCTGTTCTTGTTGTTATTTGTTAATTTGTTGGTTGAAAACCCTCTGTGCCCTACAGAGGGTTTTCTTGTTTTATATAAATATATATGTCTAACATTTAATTAAATTTTTTAAAGACTATGGAAAACGATAAATTTAAACTTCCTGAAAACGTATTGCAAGGCAACATAGTTGATTTGACTATGCAGATGTATGCGTCAGGTATCGAAAAGAATGTAGCTGAACTGGAGCTACATAACATGCAGTATGACAGCAAGCTTATAGAGGATGTCATAAAGAAGGTATACGGTAAGGATGATGCCTTCCGTAAACATTACAATGAAAGAATCAAAAAGTTCGGCAGCTACTGTGAAAAATTGAAAGAAGTCCTTTCTGAAAACAAGGATGACGTCAACAGTGTCAAAGTCCTTTCCATAATGGAGGATTTTGAAAAAATCTACACTAAGAGAAACTTCAGATTAAAGGCAACTTCTGTGTACGAGGCTGCTGTCGCTTACTGCAACGCCCTTTCAAGATACACGAATTATCTTGAGCCTGTAAAGGATTATATAGAGGCTGTGAGCAAGACGGTTCTTTCAGACCGTTATGCGATAGAGGCTATGCGTTTCATAAAGGTTGCTGAAACCTACAAGTCAAATGTGTTGTTCCGTGATTCCGCAATCAACTTCATAAATGAGGTTTGTGAAAATATTTCAGTTGTTGATGCTGAAAGAACGCCGATAGACGAGGTTTTCGCTCAATATAGACAGCTTCCGTTCATTAAGAAGTATTTCGACGCCCAGACCAAGGAAAAAGCTCCTGTAGCAAGCCTAATTGAATATAACGAGATGTATATGCCTATTATGGAATTCAATGAAGACACTTATCTTCATCTGAACAACCAGCTTTACTGCTACAGTCCTCGTGACACACAAGGTTATACATATTTCAGACCATGCCGTTTTGCAGACTGTAAGGATATTAACGATATTGATTTCATGTCTTACAAGAATTTGGTTGAAGCTTCAGGAATATTCAAATATGACATGTCAAGTAAAAGCTTCTCGTTCATGGAAGGTATCACATACTTTCCAGGCCGAAACATATTGCAGATTCAAGACCGTGAATACAAGACAATATCGACATATGACCTTATAGAAGAAGCTCGTCAGTTTACAACATTCCATAACCGTACTGACAAGATGCGTGAAATAATGCAGTTCATTGAAAACAGAAGCAAGATTGCTGATATTTCAAAATACTTCAAATGCCGTATCTATGGTAACTCGCTTACTGACAACAAGGTGATATTCTTCGAACACAAATACAACCATAATAAATTCTGTGCATTGTATTTCAATGACAAGACATCTGTGTTCAAAGACTACAAAGACCTTAATGAGGCTGTGAACGACATGACGAAATGGAACGGTGTCGATATGAAGAAAGTGTTCCGTGACGACCTTATAAGATACAACAGTGTTTCTTCAACCAATGAAATGAAGAAAATGCTTCTTGATAAGGATATTTCAATGCTTGAAAGCCTTAACGAGTCTGTAAGCTCTATCAAGTACCAGTCTGAAGAACAAAAGGCTGCAATTGAGAACGCTAAGAAACTTATAGAAAACTATAAGAAAAAATTGCAAGACCAGTCTGAAAGACTGTAATTGAATTATTTAGTTAAATATATATTAATCTAATTGTGATAAAATTATGAAAACACGTAAAATACAACTTCCTTCTTTCAAATCATTCTTGGAAGGAAAAGGAATTAATGAAAGTGAAGGTTCTGATCATGTAGAAGCAGTTCTTAATGATTGTCTTTCAGACTATATTGAAGACAGCAGTTCTAATGGAATTCAATCAGAATCAGGACAGACTTTAATTTTTAAATATAGTCTTGATGAAACAAAAATCGAAAATGACACTTATGCATTAGAGGATATTAAGAGTAAGGTTGAAGATGCATTATATAATGCATTTGGTGACGATTTCGAAATGACTGAATTTGTTCCAGGTGATGGACATAATATAACAATTGAAGTTACCTGCAATAACGGAGCTCTTGACTTGATATAACACAATAAATTATTAAATCTACATTATGGCTTTTCTTTCAGGGTCAAATAACAGATTTGAATTCAGCTTTCCAATCAGCTTCGTGCCTGATTGGATTGCTGAAAAATATAATGATGTTATCAACAAGCTTCCTGACTATCCTGTTGACAATGTGCTTGATTTCATAAACCTGGCAGTACAAGGAATTTCACTGCCTCTGTCAGTGCAACAGGAAACAATAGAGCAGACTGATATGAATGACAGAGATTCAAGACACTATAGAAGTTCAATATCTATAGAGGATATGTTCCAAAAAGATTTTAAGGTAACTGTAAGACTTGATCAAAGCTACCTTATGTACTTTATAATGCTTGACCTCTATTTTTATTATTTTGCAACATTCAAAGAGAAGCTTCTTCCTGAAGCATTCATGATTTCTGTCTTAGACAACCACAATACAAAAGTATATGACATAAAACTGAAGGAAGTTCTGTTTACCAATGTACAGGGAATTGATTTAGATTTCTCAAGCAAGACTGTTGATTTGAAGAAGGCTGAACTTTCATTCAAAGTGAATAATATGAGCGTAATCCTTAATGGTAAAGAATATGCCGTACCTGACGTCTATAAAGATCAATATGTATTTTAATTTTTAACAAGCGATAATCGTTCAATAATGGAAACACTTGTAACATTCAGCTCATTTTTCAATGACGGCAATAATTCAAAGAAGGACATGTTTCTTAAAGAACTTGCTGAATCTGATTTTACAATCGGTCATCCTATGAATTCTGACGACTTTGAAGGATTTAAGGAACTTGCATTGGAAAAGGGAATAAAAGTCACACCTGAAGACTTTGACAAGTATTTTAATTATTTTAACGAATTACGTAATAATGAGGATGAAGATATGATAGAGAACAATTCAATAATGGAAGGTGCAAAGCCTTATAAGTATGTTCCTGATATTAAGGAATGGCAGAAGATGTATGGTTATTTCAAAAACCGTTCAAGAATAAACTTTGCTTCGGCGTCTGAAAAGAAATGCATTGACAGATACTTGATAGCTCGTTATGTAAAATGGGCTGACGCTGAACAATGTGCCTATGAGAAACTTAATGATTACGGTAAAAGCCGTAAAGACATGGACATAATTTATGATGAGTTTGTCAAGGAAATGAATGATCCAAAATATAATTTTATAGACATAAACACGATTGTTTATGAATTCAATAAATTTAATGATTCTGGATATAATATGCAAAATTCGATTCTTCCTAAGTCTGTCAATGACCTTTTTAGAAAGAACCATATAATATATAAAACAAAATCTGAAAAGCCGTACAGACTGTACAGTAATGAATACAGTAATGGTCGTGTCTATTCGGTAGGAGCTGAGATAACGTTGCATAAAGAAGATAACTATAACTCTGATAAGCAAGTTGTTGTTCATGTCGTAAACCACACAAATGAAGGAGGAGGTTCTTACGGGTATTCAGCAAAGGTTGACGGAAACAAAGTCAACGACATGTCAATTTGGAGCGTTGAACAAGTGTCTGCTGGAGAACTAGTAACAAAGTTCTTTCAAAAGATAATTGATGCTTTGGATAAAGAACCTGTGTCAGAATCAATTGAAACAAAGTCAAATAAGAGCGATGTTACAAAGAGCTCAGTATGTCAGCTACAGACCTTCTCGCAATTTTTGAGACACATCCGATAGCCAAAAAGAAACTGAAGGTTGAATTGAATCTATATATAATATAGAAAATGATAAATTTTTTGTAAAAACATTTGATATGAGTTCTGACAGCAGCAAGGTACAGTCATTTAATGAGAAATTCAATTTCGATGATATAATCATAAGACGGATTATAGCTGCGGCTTTGAAGGAAATGAATTCTCTGATATGTTTTTATCAGAGAACTGATGCCAATACTCTAAAACGAATTGACGTGCCTGTAATGCTTTCAGTGTCTGGATCTGAACAATTCTTACGGGACAAATTCATTTATGAACTTGAGGGTGAAGACAAGGCGCAGCTAAATTATGAATCTGTTCCAAGATGTGTATTAAAGTTCAGCGGACTTGCGATAAAAACTCAAGAAAACACAAACAGGTATACACAGACAAGATTTGTGAAAGAAGTCTATGGTACTTTAAGGGAATGTAGGATTAAAACTGAGTTCGTACCAGTCGATCTTTCATTTTCTGCAGAACTTGTATCTTCAAACGTTAATGAAATGTTCAAACTTACAGAATGCCTTGTATCAAGAATCTACCACAATATAAATGCTTTCACTGTTGATGCAGGTATTTTCAATATGGATGCAGCTATTTCTCCTGTTGAGTCATATCAGAATACATACAATGTGGAATTTCAGTCAAATCAGAAAAAAGAATTCAAGACAACTTTCGATGTAAAAGTTTCTTCTTTCCTGCCATGTTTTGCTGACGGAATATTATTGAATGAAATTGACGAAGCCCTTACATATATTAAAAATCCTGAAAATAATAACGGCATTGTAGAATTTTACAGAGATAAGGACGGAATTGTCAAAGCAAGATTGAATGCTCTTACAAAAATTGATGTTAATTTCAATTTGAATAAGGAACATCCAGAAGTAAGAGATGAGTTTAAGCATTCTGTAAAGCCTCCATATATTGGAGACTAATATCTAATAAATAATAAAATAGAATAAATAAAATTTAAAAAATAATACTATGGAAAACCTAAAGACATTTAAAGCCTTTGTTAATGAGGATATTGAAGATGACCAAGGTAAAGAAACCTATACAGGTCATTTCTATGTACTCAATAAATATGGAAATATTGAAAGCGACTTTACTGATAGCTGTACTGCAAAAAATCAGGAAGAGGCTGAAAAAATTCTTTTTGGTCGGAATGGTACTTATTCAAAGGGTCCTGATAAAGTTGTAGAGGTTGATTTTATTAAAAAATCTTCAGCTTTTACTTATGAATCTAAAAATAAAGTGAATGAAGGTTTTAAATTTGATGAAAAGATAGAAAATTTCCTTTATAACAACAGATATGTAAGAAACAAGGCTGATGCAGTTGATCTTGCGGCCGACATCATAGAAATTGTTACATCAAAAGATGTTGACGAACTTGCAAAGGCACTTCAGGATTACTGGTCAAGCGTTTATGACAAAAATACGGATTATGACGAATGCCTTCAGAAAGCACAGTTCTTGCTAAAAGAAGTGGCATAACAGTTCTTAAGTAGGCTGAATCATTTATACAATAAAAATCTAAAAATCAAAACCGTCATTAGGAGGACTTTCTAATGACGGTTTTTATAAATATATGTAAGGTAAAAAATTATGCTATAAAAATCTACAAACATTTAAGAATAAGTAATTATGGCTAGTGTTTATGCTGTACAAAACGGAAACTGGAACGACGGTTCAACTTGGAGTACTGGAACTGTGCCAACTGCTGACGATGACGTATATATGAACGGGCATAACATAACTGCTGACATTGGTGAAATATCTGCAAAAAATATAACTAATGACACAGACGGTACTGCTATCGCTGGAGGTAGAATAAATTCAATCACACCGGTCAGTTTGGTAATAAACGCAAATTTGACAGCAAGAGTCACTCATTTAGTTTACTCAAACATTAATGGAAAAACGGTAATCGTATATGGTAATACTATTGGCGATTCAACGGCTGCTTGTGCTGTATCTTTAAGCAATACATCTACAGTAAATGTATATGGAGATGTATATAAATACTCATTTGAACAACAGTCAAACTTTCTATATGTCACAATATACGGTAATGTCTATTGTAATGAAGGCTCACCAATACTTCATTACACAGGAGGGTTTGGTCCAGGATGGACAATAAATGGAAGCTTGCATATAGGAAATTCAATAAGAGACACTCAGATAGAAAATTACGCATTGCAAGTAGATGGAAATGCTTATTTTTATGGAGATTTTGTTTTAAATGGTCTTTCTAACAGAATACATCATTTTTCTAATGGAATAGTAGATGTACAGAACAGTAACAGTTCATTTCCGTTCAACGGATATTTCGATTTTGCTAATGTAGAGTTTAGAGGTAAACTTGTAGAGACTGTCCCTGAGAATGTCGTTCTTGAAGGGTATGAGTATGGATATGATAAAACTGGAACACTTAACATATCTGGAGTTGATGAAAATACCTTATTGAAAATATTTAAGAAGGCTCTTATATGGTTTGAAAACCGTCATGAAAAACATTTAAAAATTACTTAATATATTTGCAATAAATAATTTATGCAGAAGTTATTCGACATAAAACGGACATTGGAAGACGGATCAATTGATTTGTCTGATAAAGTGTTACAAACAGACGAGTTTGAAACAACAGGCATAATTACGCTTAAAGAAAATGAACGCGCAAGAATTGACAAGATTTCATACCGTCAATACGGGCATTATAATATGATTGATTCTTTGATGTACGCAAATTCCATAATAAACCCGTTTTCAATATCACAAAACCAAGTAATGCTGTTGCCTGTTGATTCTGACGAAGACCATTATTCTAAAAATACTGATGTCGTATTTAAGGAAAAATCAAATCCTTCTATTACTGACTATAATTATGATGACAAGTCAGAACAAAAAGAATTTATTGAAAAGACAAAACTTGCAAACAATAAGCTGAAGTCAACAACTGATACCAACAGACAAAAGAGACTACAGGCATTACAGGATAAATTTGTACAAGGTTCTAATACTGATGCGACATCACTTGTAAAACGTGATACAATTGAAATGGCCGAAATTAAGAATAACAATAATGTAAGTGTCGACTTGAATAAACAATAACAGATTATGAATATAGAAAACCTTTTATTTTTCACAAAAGATGGAACACCGTTAAATCTTTCATATAATGGAAAGTATTGGGAAGGCATAATCTGTTTCAAACCTACTTCTGTCGAGCATTATTCTGTTGAAACGATACGAATTGTAGAAAAAACTGTTATTGACGACGAAGAAACACTTATATATCCTAAGTCGTCTGACGACATTCATGAATTCCTTACACTGTATTGGGATTCAAACAATACATTCGTCGATGAATTTGCATTATTCAAATTTGATGAAGAGCAGCAATTTATAACAGACACGTCTGCCCTTAAATTTACATATCAAGATGGTCCTGACATATCAGACATTCTTTCAACAAATGATCAAGAATGGTTTTTACGGCTTGACGGTGGACCTGAGTCAAGTGAATCAGAATTTGAAGAAAGTGAATCTGAAACAATTTATGTCAATACAGACACGCTTGACATTCATATAATGTTTTCGGCTGATGAAAGATATTTAAGCAGAACTTTTCAAAGGACGCTTTATATTGATGTAATAAATCTTGATAACAGACGTACAAAACTTGCTGAAATACGTTTATTCGGAGAAGCAGTATTTGAAGATGAGCGGCTTGAAGTCCTTTGTTCAAACCTTGGATATGATTTTACAAAGTATGACGTACTTATGTTGAAGGACTCTGATATAAACGAGCCGACATATGACAGACAACTTGTAAATCTTAAAAGAAAAGAACTACTGCTTGAAGGACCTGAGATATTCTCACATATCGGAAGCTATTCGTCCCTTATAGACATTATAAAGTTCTATGGATATGATATGAGGATTCTTGAACATTGGTATAATGTCAATAACGGAAAATTCATACAGACTGAATATCTAAAGAATATCGAGCTGCCAAGCCAAGACTATCTTAAATCAGATTACATATCGCTTGCATATGACATATCAAAGGCAACAAATGAATTGGATAATGACGGACTTCCATTAGTAAGGGAGGTGTTTGACTATTCAATAGAGACGGCAAATTTCAAATTGTCATTATTGAAAAAGAAACTTAACAATGCATTTATGCCTGTAAGCTCAAGAATTATAGACATAATTGGAGAGGCTATAAGTTTCAGTAAGTCGAATATGTGGAACATTATTCAACAAAACAGGTTTGAAGAAATTACTGCAGGTGAGGCGAATGCTGAAATAAAGTGCCTTTCAACAGATGTGTTTATTACGTCTGATAATAAGTTTGACAAATATTTAGGACAAGAATCTTATACGCCTGTAGAAGAGTCTGATAAGTTCATTGAATATGATTCAAATCATGACAGTATAGACAATGAGAGTTTTGAAGATTCTGAAAGTTCTGAAAGTGAAGATACAAAAATTTCCGCAAAATGTGTATTGGAGTTTGTAATACCGGATAAAGATATAATTACTATTGGAGACTCAAATATCACAATAGAGGATTTTGATGATTCAATAACTCTTGGCAATAGTGATTATGTGCAGAAATATCAATCTCTTAAATGGGTCATAACACATGAAGATTATAACGATGATGAAATAATCATAGAGGGATCTTATGAAGATGTAAACAAAGTATTATTAAGGTTACGTCATACAGGGATATATCATGCAAATTGTATTTTTACCGACATATACAATAATATCTCAACTACAAATACACTTGATATAAATGTAAGACCTCTTCAAATTGAATTACAAGGATTTTACTATGATGCACGACAAAATCCTAATGCGTCGCTTTATACTTATGAGCAAAAGAAGGATTTGGTGTATATGGTAAACGATATTAAAAACTATATCTACAACAATCTCGAAGATTCTGAAAATCCTGATTGGAAAAAAATTTATTCATCATATTTTTTCAGTAACTTAAAAACATTAAAGTTCACAACGACAGCAAATATAGATTATCTCGTATCTGAACATTGCGACAATATTGAAGACGTAATACCTCATTTCAACAGGTTAAGGTATATCTATAACGGAGTTACTGTCCGTCCTTATACTTGGATAGTACTTTCTTCAAACCTTTCAAGGATTGCAGGTGTTAAATCTTACAGATGGACAGTTTATAAAGGTAGTAATGTAGATTACAGTACTGATAATCAATTCTTTGTACATATGTTCAAAGATGAAGATGAGTATTCTGTATCGCTTACTGTCACTGATATTAACGGAAATGAATATACAAAAATTTCAAAATGCATTAAAGTCCGCAAGAGAGCAGGACAGGAAAGCGTTCTAAATAACGTATTCTTAAAGAAGTTTGAAATAATAGGTAATAATGTTTTCAAGTTCTGATATAAATATATAAATAAATTAAATTAGCATAAATAGGTCAATACAATGTATACAAATTCTATATCGAAACTTTTTGAAAAGATACTTGCTCAGTCAAACAATTCAGCCTCAATATATAAAGGCATTTCTGACGCCGTGTCTTCACAGTCTCAGGAAGTATCTGTTGAAGTTGAAGATCCAGAAAATCCTGAGAGCTCTGTAATTATAAAAGTTCCATCATTCGGTTATCTTCTTTCAGCTATTGAAAGAATTGACAATACATTAAAAACTCTTCAGAATGTCGATGCTGGCAGTGGCAGTACCGTACGTTTGTCAGATGGCTCTTATAGAAAATTGATGCTTGCAAAAGTTCCAAGCGAAGCACCGACTATTAAGAATGTAAACTCAATAACTGAATTCAAATTTAAGAATAACTGGTTCTTTGAAGACTTGGTAAATCCTTTGTTATTTGCGACAATCGACATAACAGGCCAAGTTCCAGCGAATATAGAAGAAGTATATGTTGAAAGATATATTCTAAAAATACAGAACAGCGCACAGCAAACTGTTTTTGACACTATGTTCAAAGGTAAGTCTGATATAGACTATAAGTCGTTTTTATATACGCTTATTCAAAATAAGATGACTTATATCCTTGATTCAGAAGAAAGAAAACTACCTATGCGTAAGAAACGTTTTACAGGTAATTTTTCAATTACTGAAATACATGACATTCAGGTAAAACGAACTATAAACAATACTGAATATACTGTAAACGATAAAGAATACATACTTGACACGTTTGAATATACTGACAATAATTCAGACTATCAAAATTCAATGACGTTATCTGTCGGTGATGAAATTGAGGTTATAAACGATACAGCGATTTCTACAAAATATCAGATAACTGCCATTGACAATTCACGTCTTGCAATAAGGGTAAAGCTTATTCAAGGATATGAAGAACTTGTTGTAGGTGAAAATGTTATTAGAATGTCGTCTGAAAAATCAGATGAAGTAAAAGCTGAAATTCCAATAGGATATGATGAATGTTGCGTAGTGTTCATCAAGCCTATTGATCCTGATTCTCATATCGCTGCTTCAGAATTTTCACCAGGCACCGGTTTTTACACATCAGACTTGACGTATATAAACCAATCAGGTCAGACTGAGACTTTACAGTCATTTTATGGAAAATATGTCATAGATGTGGGTAAAATGCTTATATCCATGTCTAAGGATTTTTATCCAACAATAGCTGACGGTGTAATTCCTAATGTACCAATCCTGCAGCAAGAAAATTTCAGGGTTGTACAAATAAACAAACAAAAGAATTCATCATCATCAACTGAAAAAATGCAAAGCCTTATAGCCAATAAGGTTCAAATTTCTTCAGAACTTGAAACATTGAATTCTAAAATTAATAACCTTAATAAAACTATTCAAACATCAATATTTGACTCAGCCAACTCAAGAGCTGCTGTTGAGCAAGAATTGAATGATGCTATTGATAAAAGAGACAGTTATCAGGAATCATTTAACTCAGTGATAAATGAAATTGCTGCTCTTGCAAACAGTTCAACTTATCTTGATGAAGCCAAATATCATGTAAGAGGGTTCTGGCAAGTTCCTGAAGAGCAAGTAACTCCTTCAGGAACGCAGAAGATTATCCGCTTTAAATACAGATATAGATATTTGTCACTTGATGACAAATCAAACCCTAATGATGAATATGAATATGTTGATGATCAAGGTAATAAGAAAAAAGCTATATATTCATCTTGGGTTGAAGGTGAAACAAATCTTCGTAAAAGAAGTTTGGACACAGCTACAGGTATGTATTATTGGGAAGATATTGACAACCTTAATGCTGAAAGCATAGACATAAACCAAATAGACATTGCTATAACTTCAGGTGAAAAAGTTGAGATTCAAGTTGCGTCAGTATCAGAAGCCGGTTATCCTGCAAATCCTCTTATATCTGCTTGGTCTGAATCGGTAATTATTGAATATCCTTCTGTTGTAGCGTCATCTATAAATGCAGATTATATTGAACAGAATAAATTCGACCTTATAACATCTCAGGTTAATTCTATATTGAAATCTGAAAATGTTACAAAACACTTGGATTCATCATTTGCAGATAATTCAAAGTATTTTGCACACTCAGCTGATTCAATCGCTTCAGGTTTTGTAACTGCTGAACAAACACCTATTACATTGTTTGAAAAGCTTACATCTATTCAAAATGACCTTGATGCCATAATAGCGAGAATTACTGACAATCAACAGGAAATTGTAATTGACCTGCTTGATTCAGATGGTACAGTATATTCTTTAAAGGAAAACTCAAAGACATATATTTTTGCAGGTTACTATAAAGAATGGGTTGATAAGAATATTGAAGATGATACAGCAGTAATTTCAGTAACTGAATATGATGAAAACGGTGATCCTAAAAAAGACCTTTGTGAGGTAACGATATTTCCTAAGGCTGGAGCCATAATGCAGAAAGAATATAATATTCGTATAGGCATCAAGTCTAATTTGAGATTGCGTTTGCTATCAAAACTTAACGGTAACCGTCTTTCAATGGCTCCTAACAGTTTTGGTAAGGCTCAGGAACTTGCTTCATCAATGGAATATCTTTCAAAACCATATTCATTCAGATATGACTTGTATGACAATATTGCAAGAGAAGATGTTATTGATGACAATTACTATAATACAAAGGGTAGATATGACCTTGTTCCTATAAACCTGAAGTCATCAAACTATCTTGACTTCCAAACAGCATCTCCGAATTTATTCCAGTCTTCACAACAAAGAGGGCAATTCATATATGCAAGATTCAGAGATGTTTCAAATTCATTTAATATGTATGCAAATGGTTCATCTAATGACATATTTGATGAAACAACAAATAGATGGATGTTGAATGATGGTAATGGAATTCTTGATGCTGAAAGCACAATGCAACGAAGTGAATTGTTTGGTGCTGACAGATGGGCATTACTTATAAGAAAACCTAACTCTGGTACATATACCCTTAAAGGTGCAGCAGGTAATAATATAAAAAACGATACAATATATTCTTTTGGATACGATGAACATCTTGCTGCATCTGTTTCAAATGACAATCCTTCTTGGACAAGGTACAGCGATGTTACAGGTTATGACATAGACTGGTCTCATTTACCTAATATGTATTATCTGACACATAATAAACAAGATAATGATGCAACAAGTCATCTTGACAATGATCCTAGTATTGAACCATATTTTCATGCAATATACAGATTACCAAGAACTTACACATATAAGGCGTCAAATATGTCTGCAATGTCTCAGAATAGTCTTATAACTACAAGGGTATCAAGAGCTACAAAAGGTATGGCAGACCGTCAGCAATATCTTAATCGAATTGCAAAACGTAAAGTATCTGAAGAATCATTGATTATACCTAGAATCCAAACAACTTATGGATTCGGTGACTTGTTCAATCTTTATGAATCTTCAGAATCAGAATCTTCTGAAAACTTATTCCAACAATATCTGACAACACATAAAATCGGATATTCTTCAGAAGATCAGTTTATGTCTAATGATAATCAATCATCTGAAACAAATTACAATACTTGCGGTTCATACTTATTCTTGTCTCCAATAACACATACTGATATTCAAGTTGACGGTGATTCAATATCTTCATACAAAGAAATATTGTCGACAGAGTCAAAAATTTACATACCTTTGATATACCAGTCAAGAATGACAAGTTATCCAAATGTAAATTTTTCGAAAGATCCAAGTTCTGACAAGCCTGCTCCTGACTCACAAGGCAATGATTATATCAGAGGACATATTCTTGGATGCTCTTCATATACTGAGTACTCAAAAGTCGTATTGAATACGATTTATGCGAATATTATCGGTATAGATATTTGGATGAGTAATTCAGTAGTAAGAAGATATGATATTGTCGTATGGTCTAAATACATTCGTTCTGATACTGATGTTTCTGTAACAAATACAAATATATCATCAGCTTTATCAGACTTGATTTCGTCTAACAGTTCTAAATCATTAGAAATATAATGGCACACGTTACATGTAATAGTTCAGATTCTGATTCAAAGGTAGTTAACCTCTATGTACCTAACATAGAGGTATTGCCTTATAAGTTATTAACTTCATATTGTTTCATAATTTATTTAGTCGATAAGAACGGTAAACCTATTGATATTGAAAATATTCAGAAAGTTATTATTAAATTTAAAAATGAATATTGCGAGTATAAGTTCTTTGCAATATATGACAGGAATGGCTATGTTGAAGAATCTGATATGGATACTATTGAACTTGTTCCTTTACAGACAGAATCAAGTGAGTCTGACCAGCGTCTTTCACCTGAAGCAATACTGAATATAGATCCTTACAAAAAATTACTGTTTTATAAAGATTCAAATCTTGCAAAAAGCTACGACTTGGAAATTACAGGAGGTGCATCTTTAATTGCCGTGAATGCAACACAGATTGAACCTCTTGGAGATAATGAAATTGAAACATTCACATCTTCTTCAAAAGATTTCACGCTTTATATAGAGTCTGAGGAATCTGAAAATATTGTAATCGTTCAAAGAAGCGAATCACAGTATGTCGGGGCATTTCAAGTATGTTTTGACAAAGAACATTTAGAAAAATTAAAAGGTGAGAAATTATATATTGACGCACTTGTCGAAGATAATGAAGGTAGTTTTATAACTGCAAATTGCATACAGCTGGCAAGCTTGGTGTAAATTATATATAAAACAACAAAATTATTTTTAAGATTAAATTAAATTATGGCTGAAAAGAAACCGAAAACAAATGATGATTTAGTCTGGTCTACTGAAAAGATAAAACAGTGGTACGAGAAATACAGCAATGGTGAAATAACTCCTGAGTCACCATGGCTTAATAACATTATCGGTATTAGAAAGCCTAAAATTGTCTATCAATATACAAAACAGGAACTTGAAGAATTTACAAAGTGCGCTCAAGACGTGACATACTTTGCAAAGTATTGTGAGATAATGCATGGAACAGAAGGCTACAAACCTACTGTCCTTAGAGATTATCAAAAGCGTCTCTTAAAAGATTATAAAAAATACCGCTTCAATGCCGTGATTGCATGCCGTCAGGCAGGAAAATGTCTTTTTAATGGCAAAATTACTGTAAATAAATTAGATAAAAATAAAGATTTTATAATTGAAGATTTATACTATAAATCTAAAAATAAATCATTTTTATCATTTATTAAAAATTTACTATTAAAGATTTATAGAAAATCAACCTTAAAAAATATAATACTATTCTTAATAGAACTTATAGAAAGCTATGAGTATCGAAATCTTCAACTTGATGAAACTGATATTTCAAAAAAGATTATAGATACAGTTGACATTAGTAGTGAAGGACTGAAAGTATTGTCACATGATGGATATCATACAATAACGCATATACATAAAACACAGCCATATACAATTTACATATTAAACCTTGAATCAGGTGAAAAGCTTGAATGTGCTGACAATCACATAATTTTTTGTAAAGGCTTTGTTCAAAAATTTGTAAAAGATCTTACAACTGATGATTACGTCATAACTAAAAATGGTTTGTCAAAAGTATGTTCAATATTGAAAACAAACCATAAAATTTCTATGTATGATGTTACTGTAGATTCTAAAGACCATTCGTTTTATTCAAATAATATATTAAGTCATAATACAACTACATCTTGTATCTTTTTACTGCATGAGGCATTTTTCAACACTGACAGGAATATAGGTATTGCTGCAAATAAGGCATTGACAGCAACAGAAATTCTTAGTAAGATAAAAGAAATTCTGTTTAGAATTCCACCATTCTTAATGCCGGGCGTGAAATACATATCAGGTGATTCGATAACATTTGAAAATGGATGCCGTATAATTTGTCAGGCTACTACACCGAGATCATTTATCGGTTATACGATTCATACACTTTATTTGGATGAGTTCGCACACGTCGAACCTCACATGTTGAACGCATTCTATGAAAACATCGTACCTACCGTTTCATCAATGCTTGATTCAAAAGTCATTGTAACATCTACTCAGAACGGATTTAATAAATTCTATGAAATATGTGAGGGTGCGAAGAATGGAACCAATGCATATCATTTAAGCAGGATTGACTGGTGGGATGTACATGATGATAAATGGAGGGATGAACAAATCAAGCTTCTGGGTGAAGATGAATTTATCAGGCAATATGGAAATGTTTTTTCAAACAGCGGCGATATGCTGCTTTCTTCAGCAACCCTTGAGAAATTTAATAAATCTATAAAAAAATTCGTCTATCGCGACATAAAGGCTGTTGAGGACCATTTTGTTGATGGTTTCAGTAACTTGGTATGGAGAGAGGATTTCGATATTGACGAATTGGCAAATCCTAAAAAGAAATTCTTAATCGCTGTAGACCTTGCAGAAGGTGGCGGAGGAAAAGCTGATTATACAGTATTCCAAATTCTTGAACTGAAGCTGAAAGAAAATATTGTCGGTATTGTTAATTTTGAAGAAATGTACGAGTATGACCAAGTAGGCATATTCAGGTCAAATACCACGAGCTTGGACATAGCTGCTGATTTGTTATATAGAATAGTCGTACAGACAATAGGTATTGATAACTGCGTATTGATAATAGAAATGAACACCTATGGCTCATATTTCACAAATATGCTTTTACAAATAGACGGTGACGACAATGAGTTTGAAAAATCTTGTATATGTCAGTTTGAGTCAAACAAGTTGACGCATACAATGACGTATGGAATACGGCTTAATTCACAGAATAAGCAAATCTATTGCGTCCTGTTCAGAAGATTGTGTTCAAATAATATCTTCAACATTTATCATAAAGCGACTGTTGAAGAGGCTGAGTGTTTCTGCAGGGTTGGAGACACCTATAAAGCTAATGGTTCTGCTACAAGCCACGACGACACTATAATGCCTTTAGTTGAGGCAAGCGCTTTTGAACAAACTCAGCTATTCAGGAGCTGTATAGAAGACTTGCTTGATTCTGAAAACAAGTTTGATCAATACGAAAAAAACCTTGACAACAAATCTGAAAATGACGGATTTGCAGGACTTACAAGTTTTAGAATGTAAGCTGATTTTTATATTCAAAACTGTTTCAATATAAATAACTTATATTGATATACTCATTTAATCCCCTAATTTTACTAGTATGAAAGAAGTTAAACAGTTTGAGGATTTCTTGATCTATCTTAAGTCTATGGAGATTATTGAAATAGGGAACAACGCAATAAAGCGTGTACAGGATGAAAACCACTCAAAAGGCATTCCGCTTGTTTATTCAGTTGATGGTAAAATATATTATGAATTAGCAGACGGAACGGTAACAACAAACAGCCCGTTTAATAAACCTGAAAATTAGGCCGCAATAGAACAGTACTCATATTTTTCTCTCATTGACAAGAACTTATTTGCAACATGTTCGATATTTGAATTTATAAATTCTATAAACGACCTGTCATTGCAATAGAATCCATCATATATCTGAACTATATTATAGCCTGCCTCACAAAGTTCAAACAACAGCAGCATATAAATGCATGATTCATAATAGAAAATCTTTGATCCGCAAAACTCACCTATGATTGATTCAAGCATTGACCTTGTTTGCTCCATAATCAGCTTGATGTCATTTTTATTTTCAAGTTTTGCATTATGTTCCTTAAATAATCTCGACGTACGTGCGAAATGTTGTTTTGACGACCTGTTAAAGAATACCTGCATTGTAAATGTCTTGCAGGCCTGTCGTTCCTCATCAGTCATATCGCCAAATATTTTTTCATATATATCCACATCAGGTGAAAGCCATACCTTATTTTTCATAAAATATGCTATTCTGTATATTGACGAGCAAAAATCGTATTCAAAATAGCCATGCGGAAATATCTTTTCAAGTTCGTCCTCCCTATACCTGTTTCCAATTATTCTTTCCTTGCATCCTAATTTTTTAAGGTTGCAGAAGAAACTTGTTGAACGGATTCCTATCTTAATTACATTACCTGAAGAGCTTCTTGTTATGTGGATGTTAAATTTAATCTTTCTGTTGCCTGTGCAATAGTTGTCGTTCAGATATTCAACTATTTTATCAAATTCTTTCAGTTCCGGATTGGTGTTATAGACACCTGCTATTATTTCTTCATCAGTATAACGCTTGTCTATCAGTGTCTTGTCTGTAAAATCAAATTTGAGGTCCGGATTTTTCTTTCTTATTCTTTCAACTCTTTCATGAGTTTCCTTATAGTACGAATTAGGTGATTTTGTTTGTTCAATTCCAAGCGACTTGCATAAATTCTTTATAAGTTTTTCAACCTGCTTGTTATAGACATATTGCTTTGAATAATTTCCGGTTGAATAACTGTTGTCTATACATTTCAGCAAGCCTATTTCCTCGCATTGCTTTATAAACCTTGTGACATTCTCACCAACCAGATATTTTACAAGATTGCTTTTACTGCATAAATGAAATGCCCTTGTCAGTCCTTTGTTTATCGACCAGTTACAGTATTGCTCATAACTTACGAAATTAAGCAGTGTCTGTAAGCGCATTTTTGCTTTTTGAACAGTCTTTGACTGATCCAAGATTTTAGAATATAAATCTTTTTCAGTCTTAAAGGTTTTTTCAAAAATTGAACAGGAATAGGCTCTTATAATTGATTTCTGTCCAACAGGCTGTTTTGAACGCTTGAGCGTTTTTTCAGCATCTATCAGAGACTTTACAATATGTAAGCTTGAACTATTCAAAGAAATATTTTTGCTATAATTAAACAACGTTCCTTAGAATTTTTGACAGACTGAGATATCTTTGTGCACTTTACCTCAGTCTGTCTGCAAAAATCTTCTTTGGAACACGACAAAGATATGTATGAAATAATGAAAAATAAAATTTTTATAAAAGAAATTTTTTTAAAAATACTTAAGGAATTTATTTTCAAATAATTAAATTTCTTTTATTCCTTAAATCTCCAAAAAAGATAAGAAAGGTGATATGTTATATAGCAATATGTTGACGCCAGCTACGTAAGTTACTTAAAATGAATTAGTTATACAGCATTTTTAAGTAGATGTTTTAAAATGTATTTTTTGTTGTAAATGTTGTTTATTATAATATAATTTCTATATAAAATGCAGAGTGTTGTAATACCAGTAATAAAATCACAAGGAATAAAGACCAAGCTTGTACAATGGATAAATGACATCATTACTTTATCGGGCAAAGATAAAAATGTGAATTGGATAGAGCCGTTTTTTGGTACAGGCGTTGTCGGACTTAATACGGAAATAAAAGGTACACGAATTATTGGAGATACAAATCCATACATAATCAAGCTATATAATGACATATATACAGGTGAAGTCACGAAAGAAAGGATGAGGGAATTTCTTGAGGCTGAAGGCAAGAAACTTGCAAGTGCCGGTAATGACGGATATGATTATTTTAGGGAAGTCCGTAAAAGATTTAATGAAACCCACAGTTCGTATGATTTCGTATTTCTTTCAAGAAGCGGGTTCAATGGAATGATGAGGTTTAACGGTAAAGGTGAATGGAATGTTCCCTTTTGTAAAAATCCTGAAAGGTTTTCACAGGCATACATAACTAAAATCTGTAACCTGCTTGAAAAGACAATATATACAGTTAGAAAATATGATTGGAAATTTTACAACCAGCATTTTTTAAAAACAATCGCAGAAGCCAAAGAAGGAGATTTTATTTATTGTGATCCTCCATACTTTGGAAGATATACAAATTATTTCAATAATTGGACAGAAGATGACGAGAAAGAATTGTTTGACGCATTATCAAATACAAAGGCGAATTTTATAATGTCAACTTGGCACCATGATGACTTTAGGAAAAATGAAATGATAGACAAGTATTGGGATAAATTTAATATCTCACTGCATGATCATTTTTATTATAACGGAAGTACTGCCGAGAGAAGGCATTCAGTCGTTGAAGCACTTATTTTTAACTTTGATTTAAAACATGAAAGTATCTCTCATGAGTTATTTTGATAAAATAATGTCCATCAATACTTTACATTTTATTAAAATGATACTATATTTGCACATATAATTGTTAATGAGCTTTTAAGATGAAACAGGAAAGGAAACAGTATATCAATAATGATGAATTCACGGCAGAGCTTATGAAATGTAAGCAAGAGGATAAGGTGTCCAATAAACTCGTGTCATATTTTTATCTGCTGATCAAGAAAATAAATGCCAGAAATTATCAGAAGAATTATGATGAGGCAATGGATTTTGAACAATACAGCATTGAACAGCTTCTGAAAATGTGGAAAAAATATGACATATCACGGGGAAACGCATTTTCATTCTTTACAGGACAAATCTCATTTTCAATTATGGCCGCATATAACAAACTACACCCTAAAGACGTAACAATTATTTCAACTTCTTATATTGATGATTCCGGAACTATAAAAGATGCATACAATGTCTGAAAACATACTTGATAAAGTAAAGGAAGGAAAATCCTTTATGTTTAAAGTGGGTCATACAGTTCATAAGCTCGTTTATGAAAAAGAGAATGAATGGTATCGACACGAAACAAAAGTTAATAATAAGTCTGATGTAAGCTATGTAATGTATAAGGACTTAAACGTTCTTTACAGATTAAAGATAAAGGACTTGAAACAGAAACCAGAAATAACATTTTTATAATTTAAATTTAAATTTAATCATTATGAATTCAGAAGTTTTAAATTTATTAAATCTTGAAGAAGATACAAAGGAAACATTAGAGGCAAAAGCTGAGAAAATATCTGATATAATCAGATCTGGAGATGCTGAAGGTGTTGTAGAGGCTTGGACAAATATTTCAAAGGCTGCAGTTCTATTAGATTCTATTAAGGCAAAAATTGTTAATGATGCAATTGACTGTTGCAGTGATGTGAAGAATGCATATAATTGTGAATTATGTGTAAAAGAGGTTGGTGTTAAATATGATTATTCAGTTTCTGCTGATTGGAACACTGTCAAGAAAGAAGAAGAGATTTGGTCAAGTAAAAGAAAAGCTGTTGAAACAGAGTTGAAAGCGGCATCAGAGGAACATCCATTTATGGATTTGACAGAATCAAAGCAAATAACTTCAATACCTAAAAAATCTACAATGACTGTTGCTGTAAAAATTTTATAATAATGAGAAATATTTTTAAAGTTGTAAAGGCATATCGTTTAGTAAGTAAAATTTATAACAATAACAAAGAGGACTTATTAAGGTATGATATTGTCAAGCTTGATGACGGACGTCTTTCAAGGTCTTGTGATTTGATATTTAATATATCAAAGGTAGAACATTGTGCGAAATTCCTTAAAACTGCAGCGAATAATGATTATATTCAGAATATTAATAAATTCGCTGCTGTAATGAAGGCATATCATCTTGATGAACTTGTTGATATTTCAAGTGATAACTTTATGATTTATCTTAAAGATGAAGATGATCAGGATTATGATGAAAACTCAATAGCTGTACATTATGATATGATATTTACGCCTAATATAGAGTATGAACCAGATTTTGATTCATATAAAGTATTCAAGGTGTTTAAGATTATATCGGCAATACTTATCATACTATTGTGTATATCAGGAATTTTGGCACTTCTTTTATTTCTATAAATAATTGTAGGAATTTGATTCCTATTGTTTATTAAAAATGAATTAAAGTGGCTGGTTTTGTAAATAAAGAATTTAACTTGTCATCAAGTAGCAGGACAAGTGATTATTTAAGAAAGAAATTATCTAAAGTTAAGTTTTCAAATGACTTGACTACTAATATTGTCAATATGCAGGATGTTGATAAGCTTCTATCAATATCTTCTATGACAAAAACAGGTTTTAATTTTGATAACCAGCAACCAGCTGATTTTAATACATTACGTGATACCTGTCGAAGCTATGCTAAAGAAGATGATATTGATGAAATTCTTGATATTATCTGTGATGAATCAATTTGTTCTACTGTACAGGATGAATCATTTGCATATATAAAATCATCAATTACTGATTTGACATCAGAAAGATCAGAAAAACTTACGGAATATTTTGAAAAGTTCAGACTGTATTTTGGACTTATGAACACTGATGCAGTTTGGAAGCTTTTTAGAAAATTCATCATAGATGGTAAAATTGCGTATCAGATAGTTTATTCTAAAAACGGAAAAACTATTGAAGGATTTATAGAACTTGATGCAGCCAAGGTACAAGTTACATTTGACAGAGAAACACATGAAAAAAGATATTCTGTTGAGACATATGATATAAATACGCTTCGTCCTATTCATCAAGATCTGTGTGAGCAAGAAATAATCTTTATAACATATTCTGATGAAGATGACAATGTGAGCTATGTTTCGAGATTGATTCGTTCTTTCAATATTTTAAGAATTATGGAATCAACTCGTATAACATTTGCTGTTACAAATGCATCATTTAAGATGATGTATACAGTTCCTGTTGGTTCAACATCATATCAGAAAGGTAGACAAAGATTGGCACAAGTTGCAGCAGACCATGCAGAACAAGTTGATTTTAACTGGGCTAATGGACAAATTAAAACGAATGGAAAACCAATGCTTCCATTTTATAAACAAATATTCTTTGCTCAGCAAGATGGTCAAAAACCAGAGATTCAAGTACTTAATAATTCTGGAGGGCCTGATTTGTCAAATATGGATGCCATTAAGTATTTTGCCGAAAAATTTCAACAAATAACAAAAATACCTTTAGCAAGATTTAATAGACTGTCTCAGCCACAGCAGTCGTATAATACTGAAGGTGTTTTTAGGGATGAAATCAGATTCAGCAAGTTTATAGCACGTTTGAGAAATATATTCCAAATGTTGTTTATAAAACCGATATATATTCAAATGTGTCTTGATGATGATATAAAAGATGACTTAAAATTCTTTTCATCATTAAGTCTTATATATCAATCAGATTCAACATACCTTCAAGAAAAGATGATAGATTTATTGCGTAAAAACGCAGAAGCCATATCATCTGTAATGCAGTCTTTACAGGTTACTGATGCTGAAGGTAATCAAACAAGTTATCTTGATATGGAATTTATGATTCGTAAGTTTAGTACATTGTCTGACAATGACCTTAAACTTAATGAAGAAATGAAAAAGAAAGCCAAAGAAAAAGCTGCTGCAGCCGCAAAAGAAGCTGAAGCTGCTGCTCAACAAGAACAAGGTGGTGGTGAACAAGGTATGGAAGGTGGTGAAAGTGGAGGAGAACCGGCAATGCCAGAACCTCCACAAGAAGAACCTCCACAAGAAGAACCTCAACCAGAAGCATAATAATTTAGTAAACTAAATTAAAATGGCAATTCTTAATAAAACAGTAAGGAATATTATATGTATTGGTAATCAGTGTCTTGATATATTAGATGCTGTTGAGAATACCCATATTGTATTACCTGAAAGTCCAGCAGTAGCCATTGCCGAACTTACTGAAAAAATGAAAGAAGAGGTTGATGTAAGGACAAGAAGACTTCAGGAATTGCAGTCCCTCATGGAAACTGAGAAAGAGAAGTATAAAAATCGTAAAGAAATTAATAAAGACATGTCTTGTAAAGATCGTCTTAGTCTTTCAAATATTGGAGCTGAAATGGTTGCTGCTGGACGTACTATTGAAAGAATACAAAATAAGCTTGTAGTTGTCAAAGACGATTTCAATTCACAGATAAATGAAATAAAAGAACGATTTAATATCGATAAGGGTGTTTTTAATATGTTTATCGAAAATGTCAAAGCAGATTATAAGTTTGACGTTATAAAAGGTCCATCAGGGTCTCGGTCAAATTACATAAACGTTCTTTGTGATGAGATAGATGACTTAATAGAAAGACTTGATAAAGAAATTAAAGACTTAATTGTTGAAATTATAAATACAACTACACAAAGTTCTACTCCTGTTGTAATAGGTTCTGCTGTTGACAATGTTTTGAATAAACTTGCAATGATAGCAATTGCCTTAATACGGATAGGTTCAAAAATTCTTGAAATAGACAAGTTATTAAAAGAGTTGCAAAGAAAAGTAGAGTCTTTACGAATAAATGAATTTAAAGATATTCCAAAACGTATTAAGGCACTTAATCTATCTGAAGTTATAAGTTTTGGAGATTTTAAAATGCCTTTAACTGACAAGCTTAATGAATTACGGAATGGATTTAATAAGTGTAATGAAAGTTTTGAAGGCTGTAAGAAAGATGTGATGGAAAGCCTTGGTAAAGATTACACTTTGATAGATGAAAAACAAAGGCTTTATGCAAAATATCAGTATGAATACCAAATAAATGAAATTGTTGTTATCGGTGCTGATATTTATCAAAAACATCCTGTATTAGAACAGTATACATTTAAGTATCATGTAAATTATTATAATAAGTCTGTACAAGAGGCATTAAGCCTTTCAGCAATAGAAATGGATAAGATGCATAAAGAACAAGAGAAGAGTAAACAAAATGTAGAACTCACTAATTTACGTGTTGTAAAAACGACATCGGGTAAAATGTATATTTCAAAATAGTTTTACAGAAACATAAATATACTTAGTTTACTAACTTATTTAATTTTAGTTTGACATGGAAAACGAAAGACAGAAATTTTTAACGTATGTTACAGCTCAAAGAGACGGTGCATTTAATATGCTTGACTTTGATAATGTTACAAAAGTATATTTTCAAGAAGTACCAATTACAAAAGATGAATATCTTGAAATAATTAAAAATTATAGCACACTATATGATAAATACTTTGATTCAAACGGTGATGTAAAATCAGAAGTTCAAAGTGAAGGTGCTGAAACCAATTGTAACGGTGGAGGTTGTGCAGGTCCTATACAATTTCCTGAAGGAGGTGATAATGGTTTTTCTGGAAAAAGAAATGGATCAGCTGATGCATTATTTAACAATAGAAGAAAAAGAAAGAAACGTACAATAGCTGAAAACCTAAATACGCTTTCTAATGAGACAAGAGCAAGAGTCCTTCAAATATTCCAAAAACATTGTGAAAAAGTAAGCGATGTAGAGTTTGAAGATATTGACATTGACTATAGCGAATATATATCTGCAGTACTTACTAATATAGACGATATTAAAACGCTTAAACAAGAATTAGAGGATTTAACAAGTAAAGATTCAAGAATTTCTAAAGTAATTTTCTTGTATGATGATACATTTAGCCAAGTTGAAGTTACTGTGTATTATGACAGTTCTTTAATCATGACAGAACATAAGTCAGTGATTCCTAAATTGATTCATAAAGATATTGTAGACGCTATTCAAACTTTAGGTGTAGCAGATGTTGCTGGTGAACCAGGATTTTTGTCAGATTATGATTATACTTTAAATCTCGAATATAGATTTAATAGTCAGTTTGATCCTCAATCAGTTGAAGATGCAGTAAGACAGAAACTTTCTGAAAGATATGACATTTCACAAATAGAAATTAACTTTGACGGATCTGTGATGAAAATGCAGATTGAGTTTAAAGATACTGTATATGTGAATGAATCAATACTTATTCAAGAAGGTGTTCTTGGAGCAGTTGCAGGTGGTGTACTTGGTTTTACAATCGGTCCAAAACTTGGAGAATGTATTGCAAATGCTCTTGGTGTACAAAAAGGTGTGTTTAAAGATATGCTTACGTCACGTGCATTCCTGACAGCTCTTGGCGCATATATAGGAGGTAAGAAATAATATGGAAAATTTAAGGACATTCAGACAAGTCATAAATGAGGCAAGAAAGGAACCTGAGTATTTACAGCTTGGTTCTGATGGAATGTATCATCCAAAAAATAATATCGAATTATCATATCTTCTTGATAAACTTATTGATGAAAGAGGAAATGAAGGAGATTTTAATGACATTGATACATCTGAAATTGATGATATGTCTAATGTATTTAATGTTTTGTTTAAAAATCCATTAAAAAATCCATATAAGTTCAATGGTGACATTTCTAAGTGGAATACCGGTAATGTCACTAATATGAATAATATGTTTTATGGATGTCGGAAATTCAATTGTGACATATCTAATTGGGATGTCAGTAAGGTTGTTAGTATGGAAAGTATGTTTGAAAATGCTAATTCTTTCAATCAAGATATTTCAAAATGGAATGTAAGAAATGTTAAATCTTACGATATGTTTGATTTAGGTTGTGAAATGAATAGTAATTTTAAGCCTAAATTTATTTAATCATAAATAATTTATATAAAACGAAAGTCATGAGTATTTTTAAGCAATTTTTAAATGAAGCTAAATTAGTTAATGAGTCTAATGAAGCAGGCACAGAGGTATTAGATGATATAAGTACTGAAGTTCAATCAGGTGATCCAAGTGACGTTAAAGAATTTAAAGCTATGATCAATAGTAATCTTATAACGAAAGATCTTGTTTCATCAAATAAAATTGTATCTAAGGCAGTATCAATAATATTTAATAAAATTAAAGGTATTGTTGTATTTCCTAGATTTATTTTGGTTGACGGAATAAAGTATGCCGTTATAGAGTCAAAAGATAAAATTATATTCTTTGACTACAATAATCAAAACTTTAGGGCTTATATATTTAAGAAAAGTATAACATCATTTGGTAAGAATGTCGCTGACTATAAATTTGAAACTAACAAGCTTGGTTTGACGGCATTTTTTGATGCTATAGAAAATGTAATGGTTAATGAATCAAGAACAATATCTGAAGCTAAGATGTCTCCAAGAATGACAACATTATTACAAATTGCTCCTGATATATTGGATAGAGCTAAGAAAGAACCTAATCTTCAGGCATTTTGTACACAGATTATCAGAACAGATCCGAACCTTGCAAAATTGTACAGCACTAATAAAAAACCTGCTGATGCAATGTGGTATGATTTGTCAAAAATGATGCAGAATACGGCATTAGTTCCGTCAGGTGGTGCTTCTAATCCAGTGCCTGGAACTACAGCTCCTGCAGCAATGGCTCTTTCAACTACTGAAGGCTTGACAGTTACTGAAGATGTATCTGTTGATATAGCACCAATTAAAATGGAAGATAAGTTTAAAGAAGCTTATGAAAATCAGATTAAAAAATATGATGAATCTCTTGAAACAATTGCATTGATTACTGAACAAATGTGTGAGTACGTAAAAGGTACTATGGACGATGTAACAAGAAAGCAATTCAAGAGATTGATGATTATTTCCGGTGATGCTGGTATCGGTAAAACTTGGACCATGCAGAAAATTCTTGTTGAGAAAGGTATGCGTGAAGGTACCGACTATGTAAAGCTTGGTACAAAAGGTCTTACTGTTGCAAACTTGTATAAGATGGTTGCACAATATCCTGATAAGTTGATTATAATGGATGATATGTCTAACATATTCAACTCAGCAAATAAAGTTGCATTCTGGCAGCACATGATGGATACTTCTGATTCTACAGTTGATGCTCCAACAGGTGTAAGATCATATCATACATCAAGTAACAGACGTCTAAATTATTATCGAGAAGTTGGTAATATAGATGATGAATTGAAAGTTAATTCCAGATGGCAGGCATTGAAAAAGAAAATGTCTGATTACGAAAAGAAACTAAAAGAATACCAAGATGCTGGTAGATTGCTTGATGCTGAAAATATGGCAAAGGGTATTGATGATTTGAAAAAACAAATGAATGTCCAAAGAGAGAAGATTGCCGATAATATTGTTGAAAGATTACCGGATAAATTGGCATTCCACGGTCTTGTAATTATCATTACCAATAGTTCTCAAAATAACTTGGAAGATGAAGTTAAAGCAGCATCCGGTGATAAGCAATGGGACTCTATTCGAAGAAGAGCTAACTTTATAAATCTATATCCAGCTCCAAAAGTTTTATGGAAAAAGATAAAAGATACTTATCAAGCTCAAATGGATGATACATCTGTTCCTGATGAACAAACAGTAGTTCCAAGAGGGAGATGGAAAGAAGTCTGTACTTATGTTGAAAAAGCTCTTAATGAAAATAAGATGACAAGAGACAAGTCAGGTGATACTGTATATACTTGTAAAGTTAATTATAGTATGCTTGACGCCGTTGGTACAAGTATGAGAAAATATCCTGACAAGGATTTCATGTGGAAAAACACATTGAACGCTCAGATGTTTGCACATACTGTAAAGAGTGCAGAAGATTTAGCTGAAGAACAAATGATTGATTATTTCAAATTTAATGTATAATGATTATGGATTTCTCGATTTTATTTGACGAAAAAATAGAAAGATATAGTGGTGAAGCGTATAGAAAAGCTTTACATGATGAATTCATTTCAAGATATGGAATGAATGAATCTGCATTTTCTGATTTAGACGATGATGACGATGACGGTATAGACGATGATGTGAAACAAGAAAAAGCTAAACAGGAGAAAAATGAAGTTTCTACTGAAATCGTGTCTGCCATAAAATCTCATCAGAAGATAAAAATGACAAATGATAAGGCTATCATTTACGTTGATGTACTCTATGATCAAGCTGTGAAGAAATTTAAAAATAGAACATCTAAATTTAAAGTATTCACGGAACTGCTTGATTTTTCTGATGTCACTATTTTTGATGCAATGTTTGCATATTTAACAATTCCTAATGCTGATTTGAGCGGTATTAATACGTCAAAAGCAACTAGTATGAATGGTTGTTTTTATAAAGCAGATTTTAATAATGATTCTATTAAAAACTGGGATGTAAGCGCTTGTAAGTCATTTAAGAATATGTTTAAGTATTCTTCATTCAAACAAGAGCAGATAATTAAAGAATGGGTATACAATAAGGCAATATATGCAAATAAAACATTAATGCCTAAAATTGATATGCAAGATGTTTATAAACAAGATATTGAGCAATCATTAAAAGATATGGATATTAATTTTGATGACAGTCTTCAATTGAAGCCATTTTCGCAGTTCTTGAAAGAAAGCCAAAATAAAAGTTCAAGAATGGAATCAAATAGAGAATATTACAGAAACAGATCACGTCATCATGAACCTATAAATGAAGGTGTTGTTGATACATTAAAAAATATTGGTAAAAAAATATTGGAGTTTTTCAAAAAGACTGCAATGTTTATAACTAATAACGTATTTGCAATATTTGATAGTGAAGGTAATTCTTACGGTGCCGTATCTCCTGTTACAATAGCTAAAAATTTTGGTAAAGGTGGAGCCGTACAAGCAGATACAAATGATCCTATCGCAGGTTCTTCTGGAATTAAAGTTAATAAGTCAGGTGTATTTGAAACTTATGCTTCAGATAATGAAAAGACAAACCTTGCTGCAATGCTTGCATTAACAGAAGCAAGAGGAGTTGGAGGTTATTCTGCTGCATCAGGTGGTTTTCGTGAAAAATATCAAGAAGGTGGAACTGATGTATTAATTGACGAAGTTGATTGGCAACTCAGAAATCCTGGTAAAGAATCAGCTAAGCCTATTCTTGTCTGGGGTGCACCTGGTATTGGTAAATCTTCAATACCTAGATCAGTTGTTGAAGAATATAATAAAACAGCAAAGGGTGATACGAAGAAAATGAAGGCATTGATGATTGTTGACTGCTCTCAATTGGCTTCTGATTCATTATCAATACCTCTTCCTGATACAAGAACTGTTGAAGAGTATATGAATACTGCAGGTATTGATACAAAAGATATTGATAGAAAATATCTTGATATTAAAATCCGTAAATGTGCAGATGCACTTAAAAACGGAGCTCTTCCAGTATATGAACCAACAGGTGATCCAAAAGTTGATAAAATCCTTGACGACATCGCAAATGGTTCAACAATGCCTATTTACAACGAAGACGGTACTTTGAATCACTTTGAACATACAGGTGATGGTGGTTTGATAATGCTTGATGAGTTGTTTAGAGCTGATCCTGATATTTTCAATAAACTTTTGACATTGTTAAGTGAAAGAAGATTTGGTTCTTCAGTATTAGGTAGTAAATGGTCTTTGATGGCTTGTACTAATAGACCTTTGGACGATGCAGCTGTTGAAGAAAAATGGTCAAATGCTCCAGGTGCTTTGATGAACCGCTTCCGTTGTCAAATACAGTTTATTCCTTCATTTGCTGAATGGACAACTTGGGCTAGAAAACATGGATTTGATGAAACAACATTAAATTTCTTGTCAGCAGAAACAAATGCTGATGGCGAGTATACGAACTGGTTCAACTTTGATAAAGAAGCAAGAACTGCATTTTTGGATAAAAGAGCTGAGGCTGCATTCCCATCACCTCGTTCTTGGTCTAATGCAATTATTCACTTGAATGATTACTGTAAACAAAAAGGTTATTCAAGTTATGTTGAAATTCCTGAAGCAACATTATTAAGAAAGCTTGCCGGTGCAGTAGGTTCAGAAATGGCACAAGATTTTATAGATTACTATAAAGCAAATGCAGGTGTTTCAAATTCTAAGCAAATATTTAATGCAGTGAATGTATTTTCAGGTGAATTAAATGAGAAAATTGATGGTCTTAAATTACCTTCAACTCCTCAAATACTTGAAATTCTTCAAAATAATATTAAATCAAGATATACTAAAGAAAAACAAATGCCTGCTAAGGAATTTGAAAATATGTGTAGATTCTTGGTTTCTAATTTACCAGAAAATGAACCTGGTGGTTCAGTAGTTTCAGGAGTATTCAGTATATTGAATTATTTTGGTTATGATGTTAATAGTAAAGAGTCAATATCAAAATGTCCTTACGTTCCTGCAATGAAAAATGTTTTGTTTAAACGTTTTGAAGATATTGAATAATATTATAGATAGTTACAACCATGATAACACTTACAAAGGATAATTCTAATGTAGAGTTTCTTGTAGAAAGAATACCTAGTAGAAAAGAAGAAATTGAAAAGGCAGCTTCACTTGTTGAAGCTGCTTTAAATATATTACAGTATAAGCTTGATAAATTCACTCGACTTATTTCAGGATTTAAGTTCATATTTACTTATGAGATACCTACAATGTGTGTAGGAGAGCGTAAAGCTGTATATATGAATCCTGCATTTACAATAAGAGAATTAAAAAAAGATTCAAATGTTGCAATAGTGTTATTTCATGAAATGCTTCATGTTTTATTTGCTCACATAAAACGTGAAGATCCAATGTATAAAGTCCTTAATATAAACAAGAATCAAAAAACGCATAGAATATTTAATATTGCAGCTGATTATGAAGTTAATAATGCAATAGTTAATTCAAAATATACATCTGAGAAAAATCTTCGAGATAACCTGCATGGTTATGTAGACTTAGAAAAATATTCTTCTAAACCCTTTGAAGCAATTGCAAAATCTGAATTTCAAGACCGTATTATGAGAATGGAGTATGAGAAGATTGTCAAAAGGTATCAGAAGATGATAGAAGCTATTAAAAAGGATAAATCCATAACACTTGAAGAACGTAAGAAAAAAGCTAAAAAACTTTTAACAGATGAAATTAAAAGAATATACGGAGCAGGAGCTGTTGAAGAATCTTTATTGACATTTTATCAGTTTATAAATGAATCTGAAGAAGATGATGTTAAAGCTGATAAAGAAGTAAGTGCCATAAAAGATGTATTAAAATCTATTGATGATTGGAATGACGATGAAGAATCTGACGATGGTGATGATGGCGGTGATTCAGGCGATTCAGATGATGATTCAGCCGAACCTGAAGATAAAGATAAAGGAGAAGAAGGTGAAGAAGGAGGAGAAGAAGAAGGAGAAGAAGAAGGAGAAGAAGGCGGTAAAAAATCTAAATCTAAATCAAAAGATGGTAAAGAAAGCTCTGGTTCCGAGGGAGATGAAGATGGAGATGGCATGCCAGGAACAGATCCTAGTACAGAACTAGATGACAAGGATTTTAGTGGAGGTGAAGAAGATAGTAAAGATGGGAAATCTGGTAAAGACGGTAAAGATGGAGAATCTGATAAGAGTAAAGATGGAGAATCTGGTGAGAGTGAAAAAGATGGTGAATCAGGTGATGTAGAATCAGGAGAAGGAGATACAGAAAGTTCTGAAGGAGAAGAATCTTCTGAGGATGGTGAAGGTGGTAGTTCAGGTGGGTCAAGTGGGAAAGATTCTGAAGAAGGTGAAGAATCATCTGAAGGAAATTCAACAGGTTCAGGTTCAGGTGAAGGTAATGAAGGTGAAGAATCATCTGAAACTGGAAGTGGAGAATCTTCTGAGAATGGTGAAGGCGATAAAGATGAAGAATCTAATGATGGCGAATTAGATGGTTCAGGTGGTAGTGGAGGCATTGGTGAAGCAGGTGAAGATGAAGATCCTGAAATGACTGATTCAATATTCAATAAAGTAACAATCGAATCTGAGGATGATATTTTAAAGGCTGTCGGAAAAGATATACCTGACAGTTTAAAAGAATTATTGTCTAAATCTGAAGTTCTTAATGTCGATATTGATGATTTGAATGAGCTTGATAATAGAGAAGAACCTCAAGATACAAACTTTGCAAATTCAGTATCACTAAAGAGTAAAGTATCAACTGAAAGAATACAGAATAGATTAAAGAAAATAATAACTTACCAAACTGTTAACAGACGGCAGTCATTGTATAAGACAAAAGTTATTTTTCCAAGAAAGTCTTTAATTTATAATGCTGATAAGTATATTTTACCGTCAAGGAAGTATTCTTCACAGAATACACTTGCAACTTGTACAGCGAATATTTATGTTGACTTTTCAGGATCTATTTTTGGTAATCAAGATCAGTATATGGCAATAATTGGAGCATTAATGCCTATATTACAAGTATTAAATATTAAGACGTACAGAAGTTATGCATTTGGCGGTACAAATAAAGTATATCCATTAAAACTTGAAGATATTCCAGAGTTTAAAACTAATGCATCTCTTGAGAAAGCAGGTATAGCATCAATGATTTTGAATACTGAATTATTAGGACCATGTGTAAGACAATCTACAAATGACATACTTGAATTGAAAGATAAAAAAGTAAATTCAAGCTCTGCGAATTCACCTATTGTAATGATTAACATTTTAGTTGGTGATGGTGAATGGGCGGACATGATGCGTACTAGTAAAGTTGATAAAGATCTTGAAGAGTATAAAGCAGTATCAAATACTAATTTTGTTGATTGTACAATAGCTCTTGTGACAGTACAGTCAGATTATAAAATTAAAGATTTTACAAGTCCAAGAGGTTATCTTTTAACAGAAAATGTAATTAAAATATTAGTATAGAATGGAACTTTTACTTGACAGAAAATATAGAAAGGAAAAATATACTATTGGAAATTTGTATATTAATGGTTCTTATTTTTGTTCAACTCTTGAAGATCCTGACAGAGACTTGAATAAGAATGGTAAATTCGATAATGGTGAAAAGAAAATTTATGGCGAGACTGCTATACCTAATGGAAGGTATCTTGTTATTTTGTCATATTCATCTAAGTTCAAACGAATACTACCTGAGATTATAAATGTTAATTCATTTTCTGGTGTCAGAATGCACAGAGGAAATACAGTAAAAGATACAAATGGATGTCCGCTTGTGGGTGAGAATAAAGTTGTAGGCGGTTTAATCAATAGTGCTTATTGGGAAAAGAAACTTATAGCTGAATTGAAGAAAGTAAAAGAGGATGAAAGAATTTGGATTACAGTAAAATGAGAGAAAAATTTAATGCAATATTATCAATAGCCGTAGTAATTCTGATTTGTGTATTATTTGTCTTTATAGGTAAAATCATAAATCAGAATCGTCAAATTAATGAACTTATAAGTAATCAGAAGGCTTTGTATTCACAAGTTGATTCAGACAAGAATAATTTAATCAGTCTCAGTTATACAATTTCTGAATTAAAGAAATATGAGAAAGAACTTTATGATTCTATAAAATCTATTTCAAAGACAGAAAAAATAAAAATAAAAGAAATAACAAAAGTTGAGTATATAGAAAATCAGTTTAATAAAACTGATACGGTATATATGAATACTTTAACTGATACTTGTTATGGAGATTATGCTTGGTATGAAATTTGTCTTGATTTTGAAGATTCTCTTTTAACATCTGACATAAATGTAAAAAGTGATTTATATATCACATATTACAATCATAAAGAAACTATAAAGCCTAAAAAGATTTGGCCTTTATGCTTATTTCAAAAGAAGCATATTTTGACACAAATAAATATTAATGAAAAGAATCCATACATAAGCTTAACAGATTCAAAGATTGTTGAGATTAAAAAATAATTTTATTATGAAAAATAAGTTTTTGACATTTAAGGAATATATAGTAGAAGCGGCTATGTCAGATATAAAAGACTACACCGAAGTTAGTCTTTTAGATGTTAAGGATTGCTTTGTCAAAGACAATAATAATATATACATTATTCATAAAATTTTACAGTTCAATAGAGAATGGAAAATTTTGAAAGAATTTGACTTTGATAAAAAGGATACTATAAAAACAGAAATTGATAGCAGTAATAATGTTATTATGGTTATCAATAAATCTGGTGATACAACTAACTATACATTTAAACTGAAACCAACATTGCATGTACAGTTTGATAATAATGACTATGCAATAATAATTCAGTTGGAAACTTCTGAAGATTATTTAGAGGTATTTTTAGATGAAAGAGGGTATAAGAATTTGTTAATGGGAATTCAGTTACCGGAAGAAAATGATTAAAATTATGTTAACATGGCAAGCTATACTGATTTTTTTGAAGATAAGAGCACAGATAAAATGAGTACTGTCAACTGTAATGCCACAGATGACAATATAGCTTGTCTTAATGCCTTTATAAAAGATATTCAAGAAGAAATGTCTGTAGCTTGTATGATACCGTTTACCATACCTGAAAGAGCTATAGTACACGTTATTAAAGATACAAAAGAATTATTTTATAGAATATATGAAGATGCTGTTGAAAGACAGTATTTCGCAATTCGAGCAAATGTCTTGCATAACCAGCTATTTAAAAAATCAGTTGATGAAAATACGGATAGTACAGCTACAAGAGGTCGATTGATATTGCCTACAAATGTAATTTCGGTTTGTGGAATTTATGAACTTGGAAATTATAATGGTGAAAGCGGTGGAAGCAGGTGGTATAGAAACCAAAATGACTGGTGGGCTTTTAATGGTGATTTTTACAGTTATGGCCGAACTGCTCTTGCTGCAACAGGTCTTGAATATTGGGTAATAGAATCAAGTTTCTTTGATCAAATGCAAAGACTTTTTCAACATCCAATAGGTTATAATTATAACAGGCTTACAAACAGACTTACCTTTACAGGTGAATTGCCAAGAACTGATATTGTACTTGATGTCTGTACTGCTGTTGAAGACTGTGCATTATTTAGTGATCCGTATTTCAAAAGATATATTGTAGCTGAATGCAAGAAACAATTAAGACGAGTTATTTCTATGTTTGGTGGAAAACTTATTGGTGATACAACAATAAATGTAGATGCGATAGCAAATGAAGGACAATCAGAAATACAGGCAATAGAACAAGAAATAAAAGCTGACCATTCAAATACATATTGGATAGCTTTATAAATTATAAAAATATAAATAATAAAAAATAAAGTTTAAAAGTTATGGGACTTCATCATTTTAGAAATTCTACGGCGTCAAGGGAAAAATACGAACCAGTCGTAACGTCATATTCTGATGCAACAATAATTTTGCCTTCTCAATTAGGTCAAAATAATTTGTTTATTGAGCATATTTCAAAGATTTCAGGTCTAGATAATTTATATCCTACGTCACCTGTTATTAAACAACAGTTTTATCAATCAACTCGTTCTTATGCTGGTCTTCCAACAGAAACATCTGTAGAACTTACTATTGATATGACTCAAAACTTGAACCGTCAACATGAAAACTACATATATAATACAATCCTTGAATGGTATCGTATGATATATGATGAAAGAACAGCACAAACGTCTTTAAAAATTGATTATTGTGGGTCGTTGATAGTACAACAATATGATAGAGATGGTTCAATTTGGAGAAATATCTTTTGCGAGATTTGTTTCCCAACAGGCCAACCTACTGGTATGGGTGATTTTGATACTAAGCCTAATAACTCTGCTGCTGATTTGCAATTCAAGTTACAATGTGATTTGAATACAATTGAAACGAAGGGTATTGACTTTTAATAAAATGTAAAATAATTTAACGAATATTAAAATTTTTATAAAATGGCTATAGATTCATCTTTAAAACATAATTCAGCTGGTGTTTATACACTTATCATAGATAAGAGTCAGTCAGCTGTTGATAATACTGTTGAACCTACAAGACAAAGACTATTGATTGGTTTTTCTAAGCAAGGACCAGTTAATCGTCCAGTATTAGTCAATAATTATACAGACTTTGTAAAGTTATTTGGTGATATTGATAGAAGCCTTGAAAAATCAGGAAGTTACTTTCATAGAATGGCTAAAATGGCTCTTAATAAAAGTTCTATTTTGGTTATGAACCTTTTGAAAGTGAATGAAGTTGAGGATCAAGTACAAACAACTGGACTCAGTGTTTCTCCAGAAGTTAACAACAGTACTATTTGTACAATTCCATTAGTTGGTACATATGATACATCTATATTCTGGATTCCTGATTCTGAAACATATGGTTATTCGTTATCAAGATTTTTACCTGATAATGGAATAATGCATGAAAACCATATTGATAAACAAATATTGAATATGGTTAACATTAATAAAAAACCTGTAAGTATTTTAGTAAAGAGAGCATCTGAATATAACAGACAAGGCTATAATATGACTGTTAAAGATTGGTATGGTTCAGATGAAATTCCATCATTCTTGAATCCTACATCAATTATTTCAGATTATCTTGTAGATGTTTACATCGTAGCAGGTGACTTTGGTAAAGCATACAATCAAAGTAAACAAATTAGTACAATTACAGGTGATAATGGTGAAAAATATTATACAGTTGTAAATGAGGATAAAGAAAATCCTTATTACAGATTTACATCTGATATAACATATCAAAATTACTTTACAGAAGATGGTTTCAAACGTAAAGTAAATCCGGGTGATACTACAGATACAAACTTGACAAAATTCTTGAACCTTAATTCAGTAAGTGTTCTCGCATCTTATACAGGTTCTTTGATTCCTAACTTTATCAATAAATTAGGTGTTAATATCTGGATTCAAAAATTGATTAATGATGATACAAATTATACAGGTGTCATTTGTTATGAAAATACAGAATTGATAGAAGATGTTAATGTTACTGAAGACGGTACTATAATTGAAAATATCGACTTGATTGGACATAATCTTGCTAAGTATGTTGACAATGAAGAAGAATCTGAACAAATGGATTCTTTCAGCTTCTTGTCATATGATGTTAATGGTTTGAATGAAAGTAAAATGTTCGAACCTATTGAGGCATTCAGCTTTAGCAATATTTCTTTGAATCCAAATGAAATTCTTGTTGATAAAGATACTGATGTAAAAGTTGGTGATTATTTTGTGTCAAAAGTTGGTAGTAAAGATGGTGTTAACAGATTGACGAGAGTTTATTCAGTTAATATTATAACTGCTAATCCTGAACATGAAAGTTCTGAAGGCACAATATCATATAAGAAAATAATTTGTTATGATCAATTATTGATAGCTGAAGATAAAGAAGAATCTTATAGTTGTATTTTGAAAGTTAAGACAATTGATGAATTATGTGACACATTACAATGGAAATGTTTGCATGGTTTCTCTTTGAATGCTTCTCATATTCCAGGTAAGGGTATTGATGGTAATAAAAGCTTGAATGAACAACAGAATAATATCTTAGAAGTTCTTAGTCCAGATTCAACAACTACTAATTTGTACAAAGCTCTTACCGATAAGAATATTATTCAGTTCAGATATTTAGTTGATACATTTGGTAATGGTATTGAACCAGAATCAAAGAGCATATTTACTAAGATTTGTCAAAAAAGAATATCATTCGGTATTTTGAATGGTCCTTCTATTAAGGAATTCAAATCTATGAATTATCCAAATCCTGTATTCAGAACAAGCAATGGCGCAATTTCATCTGAATATATCAGTAAGGGCGGTAATCCACAATTGGCTGCTAATTTCAGATATTCATTGCCTACTGAAGAACAAGGTGCAAGTTTTTCAGCATATTTTTATCCATATGTTACAATTATGGATAATGGTATAGAAAAAACAGTTCCACCTGCCGCTGCAGTATCTAACTTGTACTATGCTAAAGGTGATTTTCCATGGTATATTGTAGCAGGTGCAGATTTAGGTGTTCTTGGTGATGGCATAACTGGTACTGAATCAACTATTACGGAAGATAACAGAGACTGGTTAGAACCATTCGGATTCAACAGTATTATTCATACTGACAAGTATAATGCAATGATTTACGGTAATGTTACTGCAAAACAAACTCCTAAATCATCATTAAGCTCTTGCCATTGTACTGATACTTTAATTTATATCGTTTATACAATTGAAGGTATTTTACAGAGATATGTTTTCGGAACATATCATAACGATGAAAATACAAGAACTGAAATAAAAAGTCTTGTAGATGCGTTCCTTGAAAATGTTAAGAAAGCTGGAGGTATTTACGATTATAAAACTGTAATGAACAAATCAAATAATACTGATGAGTTAATTGATGCGAATACTGGTGTAATTGATGTTGGTCTTGAATTGGTTAAAGGTCTTGAAAAGATTAACAATAGAGTGACAGTATATCGTACAGGTGTAATTTCTTCTTTGTCATCTGGTGAATAATGCTTAGGGATTTTAACATATTACCTTCTAATTATGTCTCAACAGAGAGTAATCTGATTGAGGTAAATACAGAAATAGCTGAAGTTATACAACAGCTAAATATGTTATTCCTAACAGATAAAGAAGATGTTTTACTTCAAAGTGATTTTGGATGCAATTTAGAAAATTACCTCTTCAAGACTACGTTCTCTGAAGAGGTAATCTCTTCTGAAATCAAGAATGAAATAGATAAATATGTGTATTCAACTGAAAATGTAACATATAAAGTAAATACCAAGTTTTTAACGTGGGAACATGATGTATGTATGCAAATTCAAATAGATATAAATAATAAAAATGAAAGTACGTCAATTACGTACTATGCTTAAAATTATTTAAAATGGAAAAAAGTAAGTATTTAGTTGAAAGTTTAAGCGAAAATGCTTGTAAGATAGATAAAAATCAAGATGTGATTTTTCTAGAAGGTGTTTTTACTAAGTTTGGTATAACGAATAAAAACAATCGTATCTATGATAGCAAAAACTTCATAGAAAAGATGAATAAGCTTCAACCAAAAATAGAATCAAAAGAATTACTTGGTGAGCTTGAACATCCTGATAATGTAAGATATGTATCTTATAAGAATGTTTCTCATATGGTTGAATCTTTGAAGTATGATGAAAAGACAGATACTGTTACAGGACGAATTCGTCTTTTGAATACACCAAGTGGACGTATAGCAAGAACACTTGTTGAAAATGGTGTTCCTTTACATATATCCTCAAGAGCTATTGGTTCTATGAAAGGTAATCATGTTATTGTTGAAGAGTTAATAACATATGACTTAGTTGCTGAACCTGGTTTTGAACAAGCAATTTTACATACTGTAAATGAGTCAAGAGATGATAATCCTAAATTGAAAAATGCTTTGCATTATATGACATCAAAACAAAAACCAGGTGTATTTTGTGAGTCATTAAGTAGTAAAAATACAAAAGTATATTCAGTAAATGAAAATGAAATTCCAGATAATAAAAATATAAATAAAGAAACTTCATACGATATGAATACTATAGAAATTACAGCAAAAGCTAAAGCCTTGGATTTAGCTGATAAATTTGGTTGTCAAGCTGAATTAGTAGAGTATACTAATGATGATGAAACAATAGCAGTCATGAAAATTTCATCAGATGATAAAGAAAAACTATCAGATTTTGTAAGATATTGTCTTGTTAATGACTGTGAAGGTGAACCTAAAGAAGAAACTGAGCTTTCCATTGAAGAAGAATCAAGATCAGTAGAATTGTTACGTAGACAAATTGACGATTATACTCGTTATTTGAAAAAGTATAATGAGGGTTTTGTTACTAAAGAACAAATGGAAGCTTACAGTAAAATGATTTCAGAAAATGCTGTGACTAAAGGTCAATTAGAGGCTTACAGCAAAATGATTTCAGAAAATGCCGTAACTAAAGATCAGTTGGATGCATACAGTAAAATGATTTCAGAAAATGCTGTGACTAAAGACCAACTCGATGCTTACAGCAAAATGATTTCAGAAAATGCAGTAACTAAAGACCAACTCGATGCTTACAGCAAAATGATTTCAGAAAATACCGTGACTAAAGATCAGTTGGATGCTTACAGTAAAACAATCATTGAATCAATGAATAAACAAACTGAAGCTCTTGACAGAACTTGCGAAGTTTATGAAAGCAGAATAAAAGAATTGGAATCACAAGTTCGTTCAATTAACGAAGGTGTTTCCAAGACTGAAAAAGATGCTGAAATGAAACAAATATTTGAAGCTATTCAAAATATTAAAAATGTTACTGAAACACAGCAACAAATTAATGAACAGCGTCAAATTGAAGAAACAGAAAATAACAAGATTAAATCTGAACAATATCTAGTTAACTTTATGCCTGACAGATATAAAGAATCTTGGGAAAAACTTTCAGATGAAAGAAAGAAAGAAATTCTTAAAGAAAGCAGATTATTCTTGATTAAAGATGTTGCTACTGCTGAAAGATTCTGGATGACTCGTGATTTTAGAGAAAAACCGATTGACACTAAAAAATTCATTGAAGAATCTTTGAAGTCAAGCAACAAAAACATACGTACTGATGACGTTCAAGATAATATCAAGAACGAAATTATGAGACGTATGAAATACGGATTTTAATCAAAATTTAAAAAATATAAATAATATGTACATTATAGGAAAGAAAAGAACTTATAGTACAGAGTTAATATAAATATCAATTTTAAAATTTTTAAAAATGGAAATAAATGACGTAAAAGCACTCCAAACATGGGGTAAACTTATTGAAGAATCTACAGGTATTAAAGATTCTCAGAAAGTTGCTTGGATGTCTAAGCTTTGTGCTATCCAAGACAACGAAGACAAAATTAGACCAGTATTAGAATCAGCATTCTGGGGTCCATCACTTAATCCTTCAATGACAATGCAAGGTGCAGGTGCAATTCAATTCCCAAGCGATGGTGATAATGGTTTCTCAGGTGTAAGAAATGGTTCTGCAGACGCAGTTGCTTCTTCTGTTGCGATTGCAATGCAAACAGCTGCTCAAACAATCGCTCTTGACTTGTTAGCTGTAGTTCCTATTGCTGGTCCACAAGGACAATATCGTTTCTATGATACTGTTTATGAAGGCGGTCGTATCAATGGTGACTTACGTACAGCTGACGGTACTCCAAAATTTACTAATGCAGTTGCTGACCCTCTATTGGTTGAAGCTACAGCAATTAGTGAAAATGGTAAAGCACTTTTGGAAGCAGTTGTTAATGAAACTTCTGAATCTGAAGTTGAAGGTAATGTAATTACAAGAGGTGACTTTAAATTGACTTTCATTGAACTTGGTTTTATTTCTGGTAAACCTATCTTCTTGGTAGAACGTACTGATGCTAAACCAGGTGAATTCAATGCACGTAGATTCAACGGTGCACCAACTTTGTATGAAACATTCAAAGATGATTTGCAACTTGATCTAGTAAATACTAAAGAGAACCACATTACTGCATTCTCTGGTCGTGATTTCTACGAAAATTCAGTAACGAAAGAAACTGGTAAGAATCCTTACGATGGTAATTTCGGTATTGAACCATTCGAACGTGAAGAAGGTGAAGCAACTACAGTTAACTTCTTAGGTGCTAAACGTACTTCAATGGACATCAAGGTAAAAACTTACCAAGTTGGTTTCTCTGCAACATGGGAACAAATCGAAGATGCTCAAGCTGATGGTCAAGATATTATAGCTCAAATCGAAGCTGACGCTTTGAATGAACTTTCACAATCAGTTAACAAGTTGATTCTTTCTAAAATGTGGGAATTGGCTAAGAAACATACTGATATTCTTGAAGCTAAAGGTGAAGTACTTAACACTTACTTTATGTCAGCTAATGACACTGAAGTTCCTGAAGCTTATGCTGATTACAGCAAGGTAATTGTAGACAATGGTGGTGAAACTTCATTGACTCTTCAAGCTAGATTATTGAGAAAAATGCTTTATGCTGCTAATATAATTTCTCACGATTCTCGTTTGACTGGTGGTGAATTCTTCGCAATTGGTTCTACTCAATTCGTAACTGCTGTTCAATCAATCGCAGGTTTAGCTCAAGTGAACTTGCCTAACAATGTTCAATCAGTTGCTGATGCACCAAATCCTATTGGTAAGGTAAGTAACATCATGGTTTATCAAGATCCTAACTTGCCAATCGATTACACTGGTGTAATTGTAGGTCGTAAAACTAAACCAAAAGATCCAGGTTTGATTTTCTTACCATACATCATGGCTAAGAAAGTAACTACGACTGCAACTGCAACATTCGCTTATGCAGGTGCGATGAAATCACGTTTCGCATTAGTTGCTGCAGGTCAACATCCTGAAATGCAATACTTGCGTTTCCACATCGCAGTAAGTGATTCAATCCAATTGATATAATCAATTTGATTTGAGAATACCGAAAGTCCTGAGTAGATAAGTCTATTCAGGACTTTCTTTTTTATAAAATTTTTCAAATTTTTGATCCAACTTTCAAAAAGCTGTATTATATTTACCTCATCAAATTAAGGTTAACTATTAAAATTAAGAGGTATTATGAGTACAACAGTAATATATTCAAATGCAGGAGATGTAGATACTTTGTTATTAAAGCTTATCTGGAAAGATATTAAAGATGTCAAGCTTATCGAGATTACTGAATTTTCAAAAGATTATGAAGATACAGTTGATAATGCTATACAATCTGAACAAGATACTATCATATTTTGTGGACATGGTACCACAAATGGTTTACTATTTCCGGATTTCTATAAAAATGAATATATTTTACATGAAAATAATGTTGGACTTATTAAGGCAAGAAGAGTAATTTGTATGTGGTGCTATGCCTTAGACTTTTGTAAAAACAATAATATCCAAAATTGTTTTGCGACGTCTATGTTTATTTCTAATATTGATGAAGCTATTGAAAATTGGATTTATGACGCTAAATCAAGTGAAATAAATGCAAGTACAGAAAACTTTTGTAAAGATCTTAATTACCTTATTAAAAATTGTGAGCTATCTGATTTTGCAAAATATATAAAAGACAGAATATACAAGAATAATAAAGTTGATACATTTAATAGAAGCAGTGTTGAAGTATTAAATGTTTTTTGAAATCATTTGATTTGCAATATCAGACATCATAGATTCTGTCAGTTTTGAATTCTTACCTTTCTTAGCAAGGACTGATATATAGTCTTTTAAGTCAAATGAGGCTTCAATAGTATTATCACCATATTTGGCTAATTCAAGAGACATTTGTGACAAACTTGCTTTTAATGATTCAATCTCAGCATTTAATGTGTCAATTGAGACTTGTTGTTCATTGATTGTAGTCAGGTAGTCTGAATTAGCTTTTGTAAGTTCTTCATTTCTAGCTCTTAAATCATTTATATATTCTATTAAGTCTTGTGAAGGACTATCAACTGACTTAAATTTACCTGAAAATAATTCTGTTTCTACAGCAGAGGTTGTATTATCTACATATCTGCAAGTAATATGATATGATTCAGTATTCATTTTCAGAATTTTCTTTGCATTTTCTGAACTAATAAAGAATACAACCTCGCCATTTGATTTATCATAATTAGAGACTTCAGTACATTCAGGTATCGCTATATCAGAAGTTTCGTCAATAAAGTGTAAGAATAATGTACCGACATTTGATACATTCAATAGCTTTTTATCTGAACTATGAAGTGTAAAAAATTTATATTGATCAAACATTGATAGTTTGATTGAATAAGAATCTCCATTATGTAAATCAGGATTTGACGGTTTATTTGCAATCGTTATCATGTTATGCGATGTTTATAGATTTACGTTTTGTAAATTCATCTTCAATACATCTCTCAAATCTATCTTTAAACTCGATATAAGACGCCATAAACTGATTATCTAAAATATCATCAGGTTTTAGCTTATAATAGTTCATGCACAAGTTTTTGATAATAAATTTAAGTATTTGTCTTATGTCATCATGTGATTTTAGAATATCGATAGTTTCTTTATTGTAAATTTTATCAATATCTATATCATATTCAGAAAAATCAAGTTTTTCCATGACGATAGACTTAGTATTATTATTTTGCTTATAGAATATATTGAATAATGTACATATTAAGCCTATCTTCATTTCATTAGGTGTGTTTATTGATTTTACAGATTTACATATTTCTTCTATATTTTGTTTTTTACAGAAAGAAATGAAATCTCTGAATACTAATCTGATTATTGTCGTATTAGCAGTAAAATCTTTTTTTGTTATATCAACTGATTCTTTTATAAGATTTATAACAATGTCTTCAGATGATTTTATAATAAGTTTGTATGTAAGATTTTCATTAAAATCAACTTTAAGAATATCAGTAACAGCATATCTTTTGTCAACTATCTCAGAATCATATAAAACTTCTGTAAGCCTTTCAGACTGTTCAGGTGACAGCAGATTTGAATCAAATAAATTTTTACAGTGGTCAGTATTAAATATTTTTGACCAGAACACAAGACTTTCCTCGTCTTGCATAATTTCTTTATCAAGAATTATTTGCTTTAATGACAAACCGTTTTGGAATTTATCTGAACAAATGAATATAAATCTCCAGTAATCAGGAACATCTTCATTTGAATAAAATCCTGTAAGATATTCTATTTGGTTCTTAAAAATAGAAGATGTTGTTTGTTCAATATATGTCAATTCAACAGGATTTTCTATTGAAGATCCTGAATAAAATCTAATAGTGTCTTTAGTTTTTGAAAGTTGTAAAACAGGTTCAGTATAATTCTGTCTAAGAATTACTCTTGATGATTTTATAATTTCATCAAATTTCTGCTTAGTGTACTTTTTTATTAAATCTTTAATCGTCATAGTTTTGAACAAAATTTTTTGAATTCTTCGTAATCAGCAAGATTTATATTATTTATAGAATTAAATCCATGCGTATCTAATCTTGAACGGTTGCTTACCTCATTAGGTTTTACATATGTATTGAAACAATAATCAAGTATGTCATCATTCAGTTCATATCCTAATTGAGTTTTAAGAAGATACAAGTAAACAATTACAAGGTCAAGCATTGATAAACCGCTTCTTGAATTTATTTCTATACAATAAATTTTATTATCTGACGTTACAGCCAAATCTATTCCAATAAGTCCGTTCGCATTTGTTTTGTCAAAAATAGTATTAGCTATATCTTGAATTTTTTCAAGCATATCTGAATCAAGCTGAACTAGTTCATATAAGAAATTCAGTCTGTCATCTTTTCCTTTTGTACGAATAGAATTTATTGGATGACGTCTATAACAAGAGATAATTTGTTTATTGAAAACAAGTATTCTGTATTCTTCAACAATATCAATCAGTTTTTGATAGATATAATTATCCGGTTGATAGTCTTTCAGAATGTTTTTATTTTTATCAATAAAAATACCTTGTGAAGAATGAGTACCTCTTATAGGCTTGCAGATTATATCTGAATCTGTATTTTCAATATCTTCTTTAGAAAGGTTTTTACAGATAAAATCACAATCTTTGAATGTATCATAGAACTTTGATTTGTCACTGCAGACCTTTAAGACATCAAAATTATTTTTAAGATTTTTTAATGATTGATATTTGTTTTTGAAAAATTCAATTTCTGAATTATCAGTATTGATGTAATTCAAAGCAATCATATCATTAAGGTCTTTCTCGTCAGACTTTGCACGGATATTAGGAAATTCATATAAGTCTGTTAAGGTATTACGTAATTTAATGTCTCGATGTCCCTTCGGCCAGTCAAGTCTTAAAAAACATATTTTCTTTTTCCAATCTTCATTATTTTCATTTAGACGGAATAATTTTTCTCTGTCTGGTGAAACTAGAAAATCTAATTTATGAATCACGTCGGTGCCTATAAGGATTTTCTCACGGTCATCATTTTTTTCAGATTTATCAATATTTCTTATTGTGACATCAATATCTTTTAGTGTTTTACTTCCGACAGTCAAATCAAATTTTACTATAGGACGTTTATTCTTTTCGTCTGGTCTCAACTTTATTACGACATAGCCTTCAATTTTCTTTTTGAAGTGGTTGTCAAGTAAGTCAAATGATGCATATCCGTCAGAAATTTCAAGATTGTCAACACAGATTGAACAAGTATTTCCTTCTTTACCTGTATCAAAACAACCTATCATTTTAACATTGTCAAGTTTTACATGTTCATTGAATGAAACTATTTTTGATTCCTTAAACGTATATTTTACAGGATTAAAATACTTGCTTATAATTTTTACGATACGGTATATGACATTATGCTCACTTGGAGAATATAGGGAATTGATTCCTTCAAGACCCGGTGAAGAATTAACTTCAATAACTCTGTCAATATCAGTTTTAGCATCGTGTAAGACATCGACACCGCACCAACGACAGCCTGTTGCAATTGCAGCTTTTATAGCAACAAGTTTTTCAGATTCATTTGGAGTATATAGACTTATAGAACCTCCGACAGAATAGTTTGTTCTGAAATCATCTTTAGCTGCAGTTCTTTTCATACAAGCTATAACACTGTAGTCATCAGTATTATTTGATAATTCTTTTGACGTACAGACAACGTGCATTCTGAGGTCATATGAAATGTCTATTTTATCCTGCAACAACAAAAAATCATATTCAGATAATTTATTTTGTGTGAATTTTAAAGCATCTATTTCATTGTAGAAACAACATACATCGTGACCTTTCGAACATTTGTCAGGTTTTATTACAACAGGATATGTTCTGTTATGTAGCAGCTTTATATAATTGTCAATAGTCAGTTTTTTAGTATCTATTGTGCTTACTCCATATTCACATAATTTTTCATAAGTATCCCATTTTGATCTGCAGATATTTGATGAAGTCATTTTATTAAAAATAGGAATATTGTTAGTCTTTGCAAAATTCTGCAGTTTTACATATTGTTTTCTTATTTCTTGAGTACAGTTACTGTTTAATACCCATTTTCTAACAAGTATTACAGAATCTTCAGAAGTATATTCTTCGTTATTGACAGTGATTGATTTATCTTTAATATCAATTTTATCTTCAACAAGGTTAACTTTTATAAAATCAATATCAAAGTCTTCACAGAATTTTTTAAATTGTTTAACAACGTCTTTTGAAGAATCAAGACATGATACAAAAAATAGTTTCATCACTAAATATATTTAATCTAAATTATTTATATTTAGTCAGTTATTTTAGTAGAAAGCAATTTTCATAAATATATTATAAAAATTAATGGTATGCCAAGTTTTTACGAAGACAGTTTGAACGTTTCTCCAATGAATGCATCGCCTAAGTCACTTAGTAATGCGATAAATTCAACGAAGGGACCAGCAGTAACAATAAACAGAATCAGTACTGACGAGAAAAATAAATTACAACTATCTGAAGTTGAATTTAAAGATAAAAAAGTTCCTCTTCCTAAAAGTATTTTTAAGGATACTATAACTGTAAATTATAGGACTTTAAAATCTACTTATGCTGATTTGAAAGATGAAAGAGACAATGAATATAGTTTTACAGAATATTCTGATTATAAAACCTGTATGAAAGATGATGCTGAAGTTCAAGCATTTCTTAAAGATAGAGATAATCCGACTGTTGAAAATATTATGAAGTACTATAATGGCAGTACCAATGCTTTGAACGCTCATGGATTATGCAGATACAGATTACAGGATTTTATATTTTGTAAAGATTATGGAGTAATACCTAATAACAGGCTTATAACATTACGCCGTTATACTATGCCGACATTTGATACAATGTTTGGTTTTGATATGTCTCCAACTGATATGAATCTGATGAACAGGTTTGCTAAAAACCATAGTGCGTTATCCACAGCTTGTACATATATAAATGATGATAATAAAATATCAGAACTTTTGAAAATGACATTTGGACAAGAATGGGAGCCTGTTCATTCAGAAGTTCAAACCCTTCAAGATCCAAGAGGTTCAATGGTTGATACATTTGATAAATGGATAAAGAAGATTCCTGCTATTGGTAAAAGTATGAGTGATTCTACAGCCGATGTTATTGCGAAAGGTTTAACATCGACAGCAACAGGAATTTCTGCATCAGAACTTACATTTAATGCAAAGAATAAACTTAAAGACGCCTTTTATCAAAATTATCCAGACGGTCTTTATAATGGCGTCAATCGTATTGAATCTGTAATGCGAAGAAAACCTGGACTTAAATTCAGTCATGAAATAAAGCTTACGTTTAGATACAGTCTTAAAAGTTTACAGTATGTAAATCCTAAAATTGCATTTCTTGACTTAATGTCTAATTTTATGCTTTTAACTGGTAACTATGGTACTTTCTGGGGAGGTTCTATTCATTGGACAGGAAGTCCTGCAGCTCCGACATTTGGTGATCCCGAGCTTTTAGTACAAGGAAAATATGGAGAATATGTCCATAGTGTATTTGACGATATATCTGCTTCTTTAAATAGGAAAAATGGAGGTGGAGCTGGAAAAAAGAGTTTTATGGAACTAGCAACTGAATTTATAAAGGGTTCAGCTGAAGCATTACTTGCTAATATATTAGGCGAAGGACAAAATACAGCAAATGCACAAGTACCAAAAGCTTTATTAAAGTCAGATCCTGTTGGATTATGGCATCTTGTTATTGGAAATCCATTGAATCCAATAGCTGTTATTGGTAATTTATGTGTTTCAGATATTGAAATGTCATTTAATGATGTTTTAGGCCGTGATGACTTTCCGACTGAACTAACATTTGTTGTAACACTTCAACATGGTTTACCAAGAGATATTGCTTCAGTGCAATCTATGTTCAATGCTGGACATGGTAGAATTTATGTACCTATTGAAACTAAACAAGGCAGGGGTATTTCAGGAACTGGTAAAGATGATCAATTCCCAATGCTGAATGCCACAATAGAAGAAATTCAGGATTTCAAGAAGTTTTCAACGTCATGATAAAATATATTACAAGGATTTGTCATTTTTTAAAAGCATTAAAAAATGAAATCAAATTTCGGACGCACAGTACTAAATCTATTGAGTACAAACATAGGTTAGGACATTGTATGGAATGCAAGTATATGGAAAGAGGCTTGTTTAAGAGATGTTCTGTATGTTCTTGTTTTATTAAATTAAAAACAAGATTTAAATCAGAGTCTTGCCCTCTATATATTTGGTAAATGTTGTTTTTTAATTAAAATTAAAAATTTAAGAATAATGGCAGAAAAAAAGATGGTTAGTTTAGATGATCTAAACAAATTTATGAATAAGTCTTCTAAATATGGAGGACTTGTCAGTGAAGGAGCAGTATCAGAGATAACTGATTATATTTCAACGGGTAATTATATGTTAAATGCCTGCTTGACAGGTTCTATTTTTAAGGGAATTCCTAATAATAGAAGTACATGCCTCAGTGGTGTGTCTGGTGTTGGTAAAACATATCTTGCATTAAATATTTGTCGTGAGGCACAAAAGAAAGGATATTTTATAATTTATTATGATTCTGAAAATGCCGTAGACAAGGAACAGTTTGAAAATTTTGGTGTTGATATACGTAAGGTAAGATATGAACCTGTTCAATCAATTCAAGAATTTCGTTCAAACCTTACTTCAACACTTGATTATCTTATAGAAGAAAAAGATAAAGGGTCTGATGTTCCTAAATTACTTATTATTCTTGATAGTGCCGGTAACTTGGCAACACAGAAAGAGATTGAAGATGCTAAAACAGGATCTGAAAAAGCTGACTTTTCCAAAGCAAAAATTATGAGGTCAGTATTCAGAATAGCATTGACAAAGCTCGGTATCTTAAATTCTACATTTGTATTTACAAACCATATCTATGAAGGTATGTCGATGTTTCCAACAACTATTCAATCAGGTGGTAAAGGTATTGTTTACGGAGCAAGTCTTATTCTTAATATGAATAAAGGCAAATTGAAAGAAGAAGGAAATAATCAAACAGGTGTAAGAGTTTATGCAGAACCACAAAAGAACAGATTTTGCGTACCTACAAAAATTGAGTTCAATATATCATTTGTACGAGGTATGAATCCTTATATTGGTTTGGAAAATTATGTATCTTGGGAAAATTGTGGTATTGAAAGAGGTAAATTTATAACTCCAAAAGAGTTTGATAAATTACCTGAAAAAGATAAAGAGAAGTATGCTAAATATAAAGTCATTGACAGTGAAGGAACTGAAAAATACTTTATACAAAGCGATACTGCAAGAAATATTTGTACTGATTCAGGTGAATCATATCCTGTCAAGGAATTATGGTCAGCAAAAGTATTTACAGAAGATCGTTTGAAAAGAATTGATGAAGTTATTGTAAAAGCATTATCGTATAATAAAAATTCTGATTCTGATTTAGATGATTTTGTTGGTGATGTTGATGATGTTGCCGAGGTTGATGAAGAACTTGAATATTAATATAAATTATGACAAACGAAGAATTAAGTCAAAAGTTTAAGGACAGCATAGATAATTGGACTAAGAAGATTAAAGATAACGTTATCGATAAGCTTAAGTCTGAAGATTTGTCTGTACTGAATAATGCCGAAGTTTATTATCTTTCATACCGTGAACAGATAATCACTGAAACATTCAATATCAGAAATGCTGTTTTTAAACTTAAAGTAAACAGAGACTTACAACAGGAGAAGCAAAACAAAAAACTTATGCTTTCTTCTGATGTAAGATTGTCTTCACAAGAAAAAAATCTCCAGTTAAATAATCTTATCAAAGAAGAAAATGAAAGAGTTTCATATTATGAAAATTACTTGATGTTCTTACAAGAAAGTGTAAAGACGCTTGATAATTTTGCATATGTTATAAAAAATAGATACGAAGCCTTAAAGTATAAAGCCGGTTTATGAGAACTTGTATTGTTAATGAGTTATGTGATTACCAAGGTTATTATGAGAATTTTGGTAGAGTTGGGACTGAACCAATAGTACTTAGAGAACAACTTAAGATTGATGATATTGTAGGACCTAAAAGAGGGTTTAATGATATTGATAGTTATAAATCGTATAACGAAGTAGATGTAAATGATTATGATAAAGTTTATGTCTATGGCAGTAATGATATTTACTACAATAATGAAATTGGTAAGACGAGATTTGATGCAAGGAAATTTTGGACAAAAGCAAAGAATGTTATTTTTCTGTCATTAAATAATTTGTATCTTCCAAAGAATTGGTTTGACAATATCAAAAGCCTAAAAGAATATATAACTGAAGAATTTGATTTTAATGAAATCAAACCGTCAGATTCAACCAAGTATACGCTTATAACTCCATTCGAGTTGTCAGATTATATAAAACAGCAATTAGGAATGGATGAATACCATAAAATAAATTTAGCTGAATCAGCAATATTATATAGGAACAGAAGACTTGATTTATCATTCACTTCGTGTAAGTATGATTTATTTTATGACAGTAATTTTAATGAAGAAGATTTAAAATCCGTAAGAGGATATTTGGATTTTAGCAATAATAATCTTGTCGTTACAAGAAATACTGTAAATAAGTATATATACACATATACAAAGATAAAACAGGAACCAACAGAAAACATGCAAAGGTATTTAGAAAGACTAAGTGTAAGTTTTGCGACAATTATATTTGACAATGAAGTAAACATACAGCTTAAAGAAATACCTACAAAACTATATGAAGCTGCTTCACAATTTTGTTATGTTTTTTATACTGAAAAACTTTCATACTTAAATGAAATATTCAATAATGATAATCATTTAGTTACAGGTCCTGAAGATTTAGTTTCAAAGCTTAATCATTTACAATCTCTAAAAACAAAACAATACCAAGATATTATATATAAGCAGTATAAAACATTGTCAGGACGTTGTTTATTATAATAAATTTATTTTAGGATGACACTTACAGAAATTATTAATACATATTTTAAAGGAAAGGGACTTGGCTTGTCAGATGCAGAAAAAGCTATGAGTTTTTCTATAATGAGAAGATATTTGGCAGCTGATTATCCAGATATTGCAAATGAGATGAATTCATTTCATACACCTGCAGTTGCTGCATCTAATATCATTGCTATTTTATTACGTAAATATACAAAACCTCCAAAGTATGTAACATATAATTATAAGCCTGTAAATGATGAATATAAGTCAAATTTGATAGATATGTTTGAAGCAAATTATAAAGATATTTTATTTTTGCAGCAAGTAAACAATACTAAATATAATGAACTTATTAAAAGTTTTCAAAAAGAGGATGTTAAAAATTTGAAAAAGAATAAAAAATGGAAGTAAGAACAATAACATCTTTTCTAGAAAATGAAGTTAGGGAATATGCAAAGGATGTAATTGAAAATAGAGCAATTCCTTCTGTAATTGACGGACTTAAACCGACTGCAAGAAAAGTTGTATATATTGCAAATAAAAAATGGAAAACATTATCTGAAAAACCGATGAAGGTATTTCAGTTAACTGGTGCGGTTGCAGAACAAGCATATTATCATCATGGTGATGCTTCGCTTAATTCAACTATTGTCAATATGGCTCAAAAGTTTAAGAATAATATGCCTTTACTTGAAGATATTGGACAGTACGGAACATTACGTTCACCATATGCAGGAGCACCGAGATATATCTCGACGAGACTTTCGTCGAATTTCAGGTTAATTTATAAAGACTTTGATTTACTTGAAAATCAAGTTGATGAGGGTAATGTTATTGAACCAAAATATTTTTTACCAATTATTCCAGCCTGTATTGTAAACGGATCAAGCGGTATTGCCGTTGCATTTGCAATAAATGTTTTGAATAGAAATCCTTTTGATGTCATTGATGCATGCAAGGCCGTCATTACAGGTAAGAAGATAAATGAAAGTAACTTGAAGCCATATTACAGTGATTTCAGCGGCAGGATAGAACAGGATTTAGATAATAATCTTAAATGGCATTTCTTCGGAAAGTATGAAATCATAAAGGAAAAAACAGTACATATAACTGAACTACCCCCTAATATACAGTATGAAGCCTATGAAGCATATCTTAACACACTTATTGACAAGAAGATAATTGTTGATTATGACGACAACTGTTCAAATAATATAGATTATACTGTTTATTTCAAGAAAGAAATTCTAAAAGATTATATAGCAAAGGGTAAGCTTGACAGTCTACTAAAAATGGAATCGACAGAAACAGAGAATTTTACATTTCTTGACGAAGAATCTAATATAAAACAATTTAATTCTGTAATAGATATTGTAAAGTATTTTGTTGATTTCAGATTAGTTGTATATTCTAAAAGAAAAACCAAGCTTATTGCTGATAAGAAACATATAATTCAAATACTCAACAATAAAATTAGATTTATTGAAAATATTGATAAGGATAATTCAATATTGCTTGATAAAAGAGAAAATGCGCTTATTGAATATTTGGAATCTAATAAGTTTGATAAAATAGACGAATCGTATTATTACTTGACGTCTATGTCTATTTCTTCATTTACCCAAACTAATTTGAATAAATTGAAAAATCAACTTGTTGAAGAAGAAAATGAGTTGAAGGTAATTGAAGAGAAAAATGAAAAGGAAATGTATTTAGAAGATTTGAAAGAACTTAAAAAATCTATAAAGTAATGACAAATTATGATGAATGCATGATGGCTGAGTCAAAAATTGACTATGGTATTAAATGGCTTAAAGATCAAGGAATTGATATTGAAAACCTTGATTTAAGCTTATTTCCTAATCGTGTCATACATTATAAGCTTTATGATAAATCTGAATACAAACCATATCTGAGTGACAAACTTAATGCAGGTGAAATGCTTGCAAAGCATAATCTTAGTGATATACAAATCCCGATAGTGTCGTCAGGACGGAGAATGCTTGAACTTTCAGACTTAAAGAATCTCGAAGAGGATTTATATATTATAAAATGTAACCATGCGTCAGGCTGGAACATATTTTTCAGGCCGAGCATGTCAGATTCTGAATTAAAAAAGATAGTTGATAAAATAAATTTATATCTTATCTTAAATTTTGCATACATTTCAGGATATGAGTGGCAATATGAAAATATTGAAAGAGGTTGGTTGATACAAAAGAGTTTAGGTGAACATCTTGTAGATTATCAATTTTTCTATGAGGATGAAAAATGTATGGCTGTTGATCTTCAAGTAAAATCTGATAAAAATCATGTATTGCATATCTTTTATGGCGGACCTGATGGAAACAGCCTTGATTATTTCATGGGTTCAATGCCGTTATATAAGACATTACCTAAAAAGTTTTTAGAAGTTGTAAATAGAGCTAAAGTTTATGCAGATGAATTAGCTAAAAATATTAAATTTGCAAGAATTGATTTTTTATGTCCTAATTTTGATAAAATTTATTTTGAAGAATATACATTTTCACCTTATTCCGGAGTTTTAACATTTGAAAGTTATGTGTAGCAATATTAATGACATAGACATATTTGACTATATTTCACATTCTGAATATGAGCAGTTTGTAGATGAGTGCATACAAAATAATTTGAATATAGAGGATGAATTGGACAAATTGAGAAAGAAAATTTATGACTATTCAGAAATGAAGTCAAAGAAGTCTTCTGAGAAAACAAAAGAAGAGAAGATAAAAACATCGAGGACCACTAGCTTTCTTAAGAATACATCATTTAAAACAGTTGAAACAAAGGATATTAATATATCAGCATATATATCAAGAAACGTTGATTATGATTCTAATGAGCAGATTAAAAATTTTGACAGATATATAGATGCATTGAAGAGGTCAAATACTTATGCAAGGTATGTAGAGGATAATAATGCCGTACTTACTTATGATAAGTTGTTTAATATAATGAATTACCTTATTGAACAGAATCCTAAGAGGGATATTGTTGAGATACTTGCATTTCTTAATGATTTCTTTGATATTGACATTCAGTTATTTAAGAAAAATTATTTAACAAGTAAAATTATAACGAAGATGAAAAATTATGCAAGAATGCATGGTATTCAAATTCGTGATGATGAAGATGAAGAAGAACAAAATGTACTTTTATGAATAAGATTTGGATTATAGGAGATACACATTTAGGATATAAGAACGATGACCAAAAATGTCTCGATTCGATGTTTACTTATTTAGAAAAAGTTATTGATAAGGTTACACAGGACAAGTCTGATATATTTGTACATTTGGGTGATTTATATGACAGACGAACAACAATAGGCCTTGAAACTGTTGAAAGATCCATTAAGTTGTTTCAAAAACTTAAAGGAATGAGGACATATATTTTAGCAGGTAACCACGATACTAAAAATTGGGATAATCATGATATATCATCTTTATCTTTTATTCCATATATCAATAGTGATATTAAAATTATAAGAGATATAACAGAAATTGAAGAATTCGGTAAAAAACTTTTATTAATACCTTATTATCAGACAAGTACAGTATGTGAAAAATTGAAAGACTATAAGAGTAAAAATTATGATTATTGTTTTTCACATTTGGATTTTAACGGATTGAAACTTAATAAAGCAACCATTGCAAATACTGAACTTTCATCATTTGATATTAATGCAAAATATATTTTTAACGGACATATACATCTGTCACAAGAAATTAATAATATCATAAATGTCGGATCCGCTTATGAACTTACATTGCATGATTTCGGAAATGACAAATTTATTTATTGTGTTGATACGAGTGATAACAGTATTAAAAAATATCGTAACAGATTTAGTCCAAGAATGATTAGAGTAAATTATGAAGATATTCTTGAAGATGATAATATTTTTGAAACATTGAAAGGTAATAATGTCATTGTAGTAATTGATAGAAATAAGAACATACCAGAAGTACCTGAAATTATACAAAAAATTAAGAATACCGCATATTCAGTCACTTGGTCTATGGTAGAACGTGAACGGACTGATATAAGTAAAATACAACAGTCATCAGGAACAACGTTTAATGAAAAACTTACAGGATATTCTAAAATGTTAAAAGATGATGAAATTTTTCCTGAAGACGATATTAATAATGTCGAGAAAGTAATTCTCGACATATATTCAAACATTAAATCTTGACATCATTATTCATGGAATTTGCAGTAATTGGTACGGCAGGCACACCTGTTGGACCTGTAGAAGCTGAATGTGTGTGACTATTAAAAATATTCATAAGCTCATTTGCAGAAATGAGTTTTTTAGAACCTTTATTAATAATTACATTTTTAGAATCAAGATTTATTTTCTTAGCCGAAAGGGTTATTTCGTTTTCATTGATTACAAGCTTTGAATTATTACAGATAAGTTCAATTTCTTCATTGTTGGTAAGCTTGATAATTTTAGTAGTATCACTTGAAGAAGATTCTATAACAAGTCCGTCTTCATCTGTGTAATAAAGTTTTAGAATATTTCCACTACGGAGCTTCTTATATAATAAGACATTCGCATCTACATAATCTTTATTTTGTAATAAGTCAGTGATTACTGATTCGTCAGTATAAAGACAGCTTTTGTAAAAATAGTGGTACTCGTCTTGACGGTCAAGAATCATAATAGTTCCGATTTTTGGAACCATAAAAGATGAAGAGTTTTGTTCTGCATATCTAAGGCACCAAGGCAGGTCATCATCAGGTATAATATAATTTCCACTTTTGTCTTTTGACATCTGCTTACTTAGAATACGGCATTTTATTCTACCTTTATATTCAGGGTCGATATTATCTACAACTTCACCTAATACTAACATAATCAATGAGTTTATAGTTACATATTATTTATATTTTATATGAGCAATGAAAATTTTTTGAAAATTTTTCAAATTTTTGATCCAACTTATGAAAAGTTGTATTATATTTACCTCAACAAATTATTATTAACAATTAAATTAAAATGACGATGGGAAAACAAATTAAAACAGTAAAGCCAGTAAAGGAAACATTGGGTTGTCCAGAAGATTTTCAAGGTTATCAAAGATTATTGAATGCCTTATTAAAGTAAGATTAAGTTTAACTATTAAAAATAATAATTTATGTTACCGTCAACTTATTTACAACGAGAAGTTTATCATTCAAAGAAGTTTTCAAATGATAAAGATGATTTAAGAAAGTATTATCCTTTATTAAGTAAGGAGGCTTTCAAGTTCTCAAAGAAATTTCCACTTATTCCATTCGACGATTTATTTGGATATGGATTATTTGGATTGGTAAAGGCACATCGCAAATTTCAGGGAGAAGAAAATGCACGTTTGCCATATTATATGTTAATGATTGATGGTGAAATTCAACATGGCATTTTTTGTGTGGAAACACAGTTTGTACATCAGACAATAAACAAAATTAAAGATAGAGCAGCAATTCAACCTGTCGGGATTTTGAATGCATCTCATTTTACAAATGAATCTGATGACAGAATGGTAACTGTTGAAAATATCTTAAATTCTGAAAACAATCTTTCTCCTATCGAGGACATTATAGTCCGTAAGGAGTTAAAGTTTACAAATATCAAAGCAATTGATATATGCGAACAATTTAAAATTAACAGAAAACAATACAAAGAAATTCTAGCATCGGCAATCGAGAAAATTAAATTATGTGTAATTTAAAAAATTAAAGGTTATGAAAACAAATAGAACAACATTAGAACAAAGCAAGCTGCTTCTTGATGCAGGATTACCTGAATATACTTCTGATATTAAAGAAGGAAAAGACATTTTTTGGAGTACAGAAAGATTGTTAAAATTGTTACCTGAGAAAATTCATCCAAGTGAATACGATGATGACTATGAAGAACAAATTAAAATCAATATCTTTGGTGACAGTGTTAAAATCTGTTATACCAATGAATTTTATGGTATTCCAAATTTTGAAAGTACTGATCATAATGGAGATATTTGTAAAGCTCTTGTAAATGTTATGTATAAACTTCTTAGAGCAAGATTGGTAATTTATTAAAATTAATAATTTTTAACTATGGAAAATACGTTGTTCATATCAAATGTGAAAAAATTCATAGATAAGGAAATTAAGAAAGATACATATCTACATGACATACTTGGTGATATTCGTCTTGATGATTATGCAGTCATCGAATATACATTCAAGACAAGTCATAACGATAAACCTTACTGGCACAAAGGTGTTTATCAGCTAACTTGGAATTTGAGAGAAGGTCTGTATTTTTCTATAGTAGCATTGAAGTTAGAAGAACATCCTGAATATGGTATATCACAGTGGAGAATGAGGAGTAAAATCTCTATAAGACATCTTGATATTTGGAGGGATGGAACAAGAAAGCTTGATACCCAAGAGTATGGGTCAACTGTCGTCAAATTGACAAAAGTTGATAAAGCAGAAGTATTTAATAATACTGATCTTGCTTATCCTTTTATTATTTCATCACTTGATAAAATTAAAAAGAACGGTAATGACGTATCTTCTACTTTATATCCTTATGAAAGTAATAAGGACTACGATTACGAAAAAACACACCAATTCATAAAATTATATTTGTGATTATAAAAGCGGATAAAATTAAAAAGCAGTTTATGGAAACAATAGAAAAATATCTTGAAGAAAGCGGATTCAGATTTTATGACGATGAGGCATTTGACTATTATTACAAAGATTGTATTCTTTTCTATAAAGAAAGTGAAGACAGTTGGGGAGCTCAAATAGAAAATGGCTGCGAACTTGTAGATGTCAGGGCAACTGCTATAAAGACAGTCGAATCAGCAAAAGCGGCGTTTGAAATGCTTAAAACAAAAGTTGATTGGAAGAAAATAGAAGCCTTGCAAGAATTCATTAAGAAACAAAACCAAAAATAATTAGAATTATGACAAAATTTTCTTTAATTCCAAAATTGTGCAAAGTCCTTGAGTTTAATTACTCAAGATATGCATATAATGGATATTGTGACAAACGAGTCTTACCAAGGAGAAGGTTACATATTGGAAAGTATTATGTTGCTGAACATTCAAAGACGAGAGGACTTAACAAAGGGGATAAGTTCATCATCAAAGAGAATGATGCAGAATATGAATAAAAATTCTGAAAAGCTTATAATGTCATTTACGTTATTAAAATGTAATAAGACCATATAGTTATGACAAATGAAGAAATTCAAAAATAATTTTAAAATTTTTGAAATGAAAGTAGATTTATTTCATGGTGATTGTATTGATATAATAAAAACTTTAATAAATGACAATATTAAAGTTGATGCTATTATTACAGATCCTCCATATGGTACTACAAAATGTTCATGGGATTCTATTATTCCTTTAGAAACTTTATGGACACTTTTGAATCAAATTAGGAAAGATACAACACCAATATTATTGTTTGGACAAGAACCATTTAGTTCCAAATTACGATTGTCAAATATATCAGAATACAGGTATGATATATATTGGGAGAAGGAACGAGCAACTAATATATTTCAAGTAAAGAAGAGACCAGCAAAAGTTATTGAAAATGTATCAGTTTTTTACAAGAAACAACCTGTTTATAATCCTCAGATGACTATATATAATGGTAAAAGAAGATCAAACAAAATAAAATATGGAAAATTAGGTGAACTTGTTGACTCAAATAATAAGAAACCATTTGAGTATAAAGACAATGGCTTACGCTATCCATTACAGGTTGTCAAGTTTGGTCGAGATATTTTGAAATCTAATTTACATCCAACTCAGAAGCCATTAGCTTTAATGGAATATTTAGTTAAGACATTTACAAATGAAGGAGATACTGTTCTTGATTTTACAATGGGTAGTGGAACAACAGGAGTTGCTTGTTTACATACAAATCGTTGTTTTATAGGAATAGAGAAAGATGAGAAATATTTCAATATTGCAAAAAGTAGAATAGAGAATGAACAGAAAGAAATAAAATTATTTAATTATGAAAACAAATTATGATTTAGCAAAAGAAGAGATGCTCAAGCTGAGTGCAAATGTAAATAAAAAATATACTATCTCTAAAATTGTATTTGATGAGATTGAAAAAAGAAATTTGCAAGAAAAAGCATATCAAGCATTTAAAACTTATTTACTACACCTTGACAGATGTTGGTTTAGAGAATCGGCAGATGTAAGAAGCAACAATGAACACATACATCAGTTAAAAGAAGAATTACGAAACATTTTAGAGTCAAAAATAAATGAAAAAGACATTGAAACTTTGTTGCATTGTCTTAGTGATGGTATATTAAAAAATCTTGTCACAAAACAAATATTGGAAAATAAACACAGTCAATATATCAGAACAGGTTTTATAAAATTTAGAAATACATTTACTAAATAATTTTATTATGAATACATTTTTATTGTGTTATATTGTCTTAGTAGCTATCATAATTATCTTTACTTGTATTTATACCAATAAAATTTGGGAAAGAAGAGATAAGAGAATGAAGTTAATTGATGAAGCTTTATCTGTTATATGTACGGCTGAAAGTCAAGAAGATGTTTCAAAACTTTATCAGGTTCTTGATAAAATGGAAGAGTTAGCAAATTCGAAAGAAGATTTTGAAAATGCAAAAGTACAGCTGCTTGAATTTTTTGATAAAAGGCTTAAATATGTTGAAAGGAGCAGACAAAAACAATTATATTTTGACAATCTTATGAAAAGATATTAGGATTATGGAAAAGGATACATTTGAAAAAATTAGAAAAGAAGGTCGTCTTCTTTATGAATATGTCAGGGGATCACAAGCACATGGTCTTGCTACCGAAACTTCCGATGTAGATACAGGAGGTGTTTATATTGCATCATTTAAAAAGTTTTGTGCTGGTGATGTAGAAGAAACTATTGCTGATGAGAAGAATGACAATAGCTGGTTTGAACTTGGAAAGTTTATGGAGCTTATTGCAAAGAGTAATCCCAATGCGCTTGAAGCTCTTTTTGTTCCTAATAAATGTGTACTTTATGAATCCCTTTTATTTAAAATAATAAAAGAAAGAAGATATGAATTTTTGTCAAAGGAGTGTTTGTCATCTTTTGGAGGATATGCAATTGCTCAAATTAAACGAGCAAGAGGACTTAATAAAATGATACATATGCCAAATGATATGGAGCGCAAGACTCCACTTGACTTCTGTTTTGTTCCAAAAGATCAAGGTTCTACTAAATTAGTAGACTGGCTTCGGAATGCAGGACTTGAACAAGATAAATGCGGACTTTCAAAACTACCTAATATGCCAGGAATGTATGGAGTATATTATGATGCAAGCGGTACATTCGGATATCATGGAATTATTGGTGACAACAGTAATGAATTAAGGCTTTCATCTATTCCAAAAGGTGAACATCCAATGATTTTCATGTCATATAACGAAGCCGGGTATACAAAGCATTGTATTGATTATCGTAATTGGAAGGAATGGAAAGAAAAAAGAAATCCTGTCAGATATGAATCGAACCTACATAAGAACTATGATGCGAAGAATATGTCTGAAGCTTTCCGTCTTGTTACAATGGCTATAGAGCTTGCAAAAACAGGTGTATTCAGATGTGACAGAAGAAATATTGACAGGGAAGAACTTCTTGCAATAAAACATCATAAGTATGAATATGATGAGATTATGAATATGCTTGAAGCAAAAGAAAAAGAATTGAAAGAAGCTACAGTGTCTTCAAAACTTCCTGAAATAAACGATAAGGCATATATAGAAAAATTACTGTCTGACATTAGAGGTGATTTTTACATGAATTGGATGATGCAAAAGATGTTCCCGAAATAATGCAGCTATAAATACTGTATAAATTTAAAGGTTATGGAAAATTTACAAACATTTAAAGGTTTCATTAATGAAGCTTCATCAATGAATAATGAAAATAATATAGAATTTGAAAGAGAGTACTGCAGTAAGGATGAAAAATTCAGATATCAGTTACTAAGCCGTATGCAGAGCGATTGCGAATACGCCCTTGGTAATGGCAGAATATATGGAAATCATTTCTGGGCTGGTAACGAAAAAGAACAAATTCGTGATATGATGTCATTATGGTTGTCACTTAATGATAAGCCTGAATGGTTGTCACTTGATCAAATAAATAATTATTCAAAAGAAATGACAGGAAAATCACTTACTGAACTTGGATATGATTTTGAGGGCTTGAAAAAAGAATATAATCAAGTTTAAAACAATTTTTATCTAAAATACTTCAAAACAACCCTGTCAGAAACGTCAGGGTTGTTTTATTTTTAGGGATTAGCAACAATATTTCCATAAATGTTGTTTATTATATTTACTTAATTAATATTAAAATTAACAGTTATGGTTATTGACAATTTTGAAAAAATTAAACCTATTTTAAAATGGGACACAAAAGATGATTTCTATCATGTAATGATAATGCAGCGTCCAAAGGAGACTGGTATTCAAAGAGTAGTCAAACAGTTCATCGTCAAGGAAGGTGATTTAGACAAACTTCATGATAGAATCATTGAGTATTGTAAAACTTACAATGCACGTGCATATATCAATCCAAATCGAAAGAGTTTCAAGAATACGACATTGACGACTATACAAAATTTGACAACGTGTGTGATTAAGGAAGACTATAGTGGCGTTCAAGACAAGTTCTTTTCAGCATGCGGACAAATTGGGTCTAACTACAAGAAAATTTTTGTCATAGACATTGATTGCAAGGATGAAGCACTTATTTCTGAAGTTCATGACTACGTAAATACCTTGATGCCAAATCCCGGAGAAGATAAAATCATTCTAAGGGTTGACACAAAGAATGGTGTTCATTTGTTGTCCAGTCCATTCAATCCTGATGAATTAAAAAACAAATACAATATCGATGTGCACAAGAATAACTTCACATTGCTATACTTTGAATATGAAGATTTGAACGAGTTTTTGAAAAATGGAAACAAGCTAGAATTGATAGGAATTATTCGTAAAAGATGTGAAAATGAATTTGGCCTTAAAGAAACTAAATCATTGATTGATTATTACGAAGAATGCAATTTAGATTTAAACAATTTATTTAATAAGGCAGCTATAGAAACGGCTATTGATGAAATGTGGAAATATTTTGAAAGTAAAATAAGCAAATAGTCAATATTATGAAATTGAGAGATTTAAAGTATTTAATGTCTATTGTAGATAAAAGTATTGCTTCGTGTCGTAACAATATTTATTGGTATGAACAGCAAGTAACATCAGCATCGAGAGATGAGTGTATTATTTTAAAAGACGGAAAGAAAAAACAAGAAGAAGAAATTCGTAAACTTAAACTTGTTCGTAAAGAAATAGATAGAGAAATATCACAAATAGCAATAAACGAAAAAATATTACAATTTAAAAAAAGACGAAAAAATGGTTGTAAATGAATACTTTGATATTCTAAATACTGTTAAACAAGCTATAAAGGGCAGCAGGTTTGAAGATAAGGTATATTCTGTCGGTGGATGTGAACGCGACAGGATATTAGGACGTCCTATTAAAGATATTGATTTTGCCGTAGAACTTCAAAATGGAGGTATAGACTTGGTGAAATTTTTATTTGAAAAAGATTACCTTGTCGGTGAACCTGTAATTTTTGAAAGATATGGAACTTGTAAGTTTTGTTTAAAAGATTTTCCTGAACATGATTTGGAGGCTGTTCAAACACGTAAGGAAAAATATACAGATTATAATTCAAGAAATCCTGAGACAGCTTTTGGAGAACTGAAGGATGATGCTATAAGGCGTGATCTTACAATAAACGCCATTTACAGAAATGTCTCGACTGATGAAATTGTCGACATAACAGGAGGATTGGAAGATATTAAGAATAAGGTCATCAGAACTACATCGAATCCTGATTTTGTTTTTGATGATGATCCTTTACGGATATTACGGGTTATCAGGTTTTCAACAGTACTTGGTTGGAAAATAAGTGATGATGTTTATGATTCCATAAAGAAGAATGCGGACAGATTGAGCATTATTTCACACGAAAGAATTATAGACGAGCTTGTAAAAATTCTGTCATCTGAAAATGCAAAATATGGATTTGAGCTTATTAACAGGACAAATTGCTTTTACAGGGTGTTCCAATACATATATCCGGGTGTTGATTCAGAGAAAGAAAAATTGATTAAAAACTGTATAGAAGGTTCTGACTTGGTAAGTAATCTTGCAGCCGTATATGTCAATATATGCAGTTCAACCACTGCTAAAGAATGTATGAAGAACATGCATTTTGGAAATCATGTGATTTATGTAGTCGCAAGAATAATTGACAATGTTAATTATCTTATGGATTTGCCTGAAATATCTTGTGTTACGACAAGAAAAATGATGAGTAGGTTTGTAGACAAATATGACCAAATGCGGGCTGAACGTATAGCATTGACAAAATTGCTTCATGAAGGCAATACTAAAATGTATAACAGAATATATAAGTATAGTCTGTCAAGTCATAAAGAGTTAAGGGATAAGACCTGGAATTATAATAAGATACTGCCTGTAAATGGAGATGATATACGAAATACATTTAATGTAGAAGGCAGAAAAGTTGGGGAATATCTTAGAAAAGCTTCTGAACTTTATTATGAATTTCCAGATTCTGACAAAGACACATTATTGAATATGTTAAGTAAAAATGAATAATTATAAATATATCATAATAAAATAAACTTAAAAAAGATTATGAAAAATTTACAGACTTTTAAGAGCTTCATCAATGAAGCTGCTTCAATAGAAAAAGGACCTGATGGAATGTATCATCCAAAAGATAGAGAGGGATTAGAAAGTATTCTTAATCAGCTTATAAAAGAAAGAGGAAATGAGGGTGACTTCAATGATATTGATACGTCAGCAATTACTGATATGAATGGATTATTTTATCGTAATTGGGATTTTAATGGAAATATATCCAAATGGGATGTAAGCAATGTCACTAATATGCGTGGAATGTTTGAGTTTGCAACATCATTTAACCAACCTATTGGAAATTGGAATGTTAGTAAAGTTACTGATATGAGTTCTATGTTTCAATGTGCCTATAATTTTAATCAAGATATATCCAGATGGAATGTAGGTAATGTTAAAAATATGGAAATGATGTTTACATGGACAACATCATTTAACCAACCTATTGGAAATTGGAATGTTAGTAAAGTTACTGATATGAGTCATATGTTTGAAAGAGCAGAATCATTTAATCAAGACATTTCAAAATGGAATACAGATAATATTACAAGTAAGGTGTATAGCATGTTTGAAAAATGTCCAATTAAGGATGAATATAAGTGCATATTTACAAAAATTAAAAATGAAATACCTGAAGATGATGACGATGATGAAGGTAGTATGAGTGATCAAGAACTTAAAGATTTATTTAGTAAGAAAGTATATGGTGAAATGGAAGAGGATCCAGATCCAGTTGTTTTGAATGCAAAAACTGATGTATTTTGTGATGAGGGTGATATTGATTTTGATAAATGGATGGATAAACTAATTAGTACTGTTACGGACCGTTATGGAGATGATTTTACTGAAGAAGAGATGAAAAAAGCAGTTTATGCAGATAAAGAATTTTTAGACGATTTAAAAAGCGAGTATGAATCTTGTAAAGAAGCTTGTGAAGAAAATGATGAGGATTATTAAAAATAATTCTTATCTAAAAATACTTCAAAAACAACCCTGTCAGAAACGTCAGGGTTGTTTTATTTTAAAATAATTTGAAACGATATGTAAAAATATTGTTTATTATATTTACTTCAACAAATTAAATAACAGCATTAAACAAATAGTTATAAATATATTATAATATAAGTTAAACCTAAAAGATTATGGAAAATTTAAAAACTTTCAAAAGTTTCATCAATGAAGCAGCTTCAATAGAAAAGAGTCAAGACGGAATGTATCATCCAAAAGATAAAGAGGAATTAGAAAGTATTCTCAATAAGCTTATAAAAGAAAGAGGTAATGAAGGTGACTTCAATGATATTGATACATCAGCAGTTACTGATATGTCAGAGTTATTTTGGCATAAAACACTTTTTAATGGTGATATTTCTAAATGGAATACTAGTAATGTTACTAATATGGCTAATATGTTTGAGATGGCAAGATCTTTCAATCAACCTATTGGTAATTGGGACGTAAGCAGTGTTACAGACATGCATGAAATGTTTTTGCAAGCACAAAAATTTAATCAAGACATTTCTAAATGGGATGTAAGTTTTGTAAGAAATATGGATGGTTTATTTTGTCTTGCAGAATCTTTCAATCAACCTATAGGTAATTGGAACACAAGTAAAGTGACTAACATGGAAAGAATGTTTAATGGAGCAATTTCTTTTAATCAATCTATTGGAAATTGGAATACTAGTAATGTTACTAATATGGCTTCTATGTTTCATAATGCAAAAGCTTTTAACCAACCTATTGAAGGTTGGGATGTTAGCAATGTTACTAAAATGAATGATATGTTTTCAGGTACTGATTCTTTCAATCAAAACATATCTAAATGGGATACAAGTAAAGTTGTTAGTATGGTAGGTATGTTTTTGCGAGCAAAAGCTTTTAACCAAGATATCTCTAATTGGAATGTAAAAGAAGTTAAAGATTCTGAAGATATATTTTATAATTGTCCAATCAAAGAAGAATTTAAGCCAAGATTTTAAAGAGTAAAATTAAAAAAATTCTTATCTAAAATACTTTGTAAAACAACCCTGACATTTCTGACAGGGTTGTTTTATTTTAAAATAATTTAAAAATTTTTCAAATTTTTGATCCAACTTTCAAAAAGTCATATTATATTTACCTCATCAAATTAGTATTAACGATTAAAATTAAGGATTATGACAGATATAACACAAGAGTCAGTCTTTAAAAAATTTATAAAATTTTCTGACGAGTTTCCAAGAGAAAATGAAGAGATAGTATTCATTGAAAAGATGCACAGCAATTTGCATCTTACAATATGTGCATATTATGTTGAAAGATCAAAGAAAGATTTTGAAGAGTGCTACATATATTCAAACAATTACCAGAATACATTTTCTACAGACAAGACCGAATTAAGATTAGGTGATTTCTATTGGATGTATGCGAAAGACTTTAAGGAAAATTTAAGTAAAATGTTTTAAAATTAATTTTATGAATAGTACGACAAGTAATACATGGTTTTCAGAAACGACAAATACAAGTGTTTTTGTAAAACAACCTATTGACTTAGGCATGGCTGATTCAGGTGATTTGTTTTATGACAAATCAGGATTTGAAATCAGGTTTATTGGATATGCCGGTGATTTCTACGGTCAAGACATTTATTATTGTGCCAAAATTACGCATAAATTGCCTAACAATATAGTGGACATTTACAAGTATTACAGAGATGGCGAGGTTGTGGAAGATACAGCGAATACTGACAGCATTTACTCAAAATCTGATACACAAGGTTATATTGGGACACAAAAAGAGTTGTGTACGATAGAATTTACTAAAACTGAGCTTTCTACTGACAGCATACAGCTTACACAAGGTATTGACACATATACGGCATTTCGTCATATCAATCGTAAATGCTTTATAAAGTTCATTGACAATTTAAGTTATCAAGACGCTCTTAAAGCATATCAGGCAATGCATGATAATGATAAGGCGAATAAAGAAAAATACACATTAAATGTCTTGACAAATTATTTTGATGACAATGACAAAAATTACAATTACGAATTAAGCGGATTTGAGTTGTCAGATTTGAGCAAAGTAAAATTTAATGTAGAAAAACTTTCTTAAACTATATACTATGGAAAATTTTATCAAACTTCATACAGAAAACAATCAAGAAATATTGATAGATATTCTTGATTTTATAAATGTTGAGGAATTTAAATCCAATGACTGTAATTCAATAGTTTATTATTCTGATAAAAAAGATGGTAGGTTTGAATATTTTCAGGAACTTGTGAAAGAAACAAAAGAAGAAGTCCTTATGAAATTACAGAAAAGTACAAAGAACAATTTAAAGTTATGACAAAAGAACAATTTGAAGAAAAGTACAAATTTGCACTTAGTATCGGATGCGAAACAGTATCAAGGGAAGAAGACGATATCAGGAGATATATTCAGAGATGGAACCTTGATGAAAAGAAAATTGAAGAAACATACAATAATTCAACATGGTCTGAACATACGACACTTGAAAGATGTTTGAGTTTCATCAAAAAGAAAAAAATTATTAAATAATTTTAAATTTCTGTAAAAACATTGTTTATTATATTTACTTAATTATTAATTTTAAACTTAACAAAAATGAAAAAATTATTAGTTTTAGCAGTACTTGCAGCAATGTTTGCAAGCTGTACAAGAGTGGATTCCGCTGAAGTCGGTATCAAATTCAAAAAATTCAGTTTGACTGAACAGGGTGAACTTATTGCGACTACCTGTACAGGTTGGACATGGTATAATCCATTTACAACAAGCGTCTACACTTATCCCATTTCAGTCCAACAAAAGGATTACGATTCTTTGAAAATTATGACAAAGGATGCAGCAATTTTCAGTATGGATCCATATTTGTCATATCGCCTTAATCGATCAAAGGCTATTGATGTATTTAAAACATATCGTAATGACTTAAAGACTATTGAAGAAGGTTATATAAAGACTTGTATTTATGACGCGTACCGTATTTGTGCCAATAAGTATACATCTGATGAGTTAATGAGTAGCCGGGCTGTTTTTGAGAATGATGTCCGTATGATACTTGATTCGTCTCTTGCAAGTGAAGGCTTCGAGATAAAAGAATTTACATCTCAGATAGTACCTCCTCAGAGTTTGTCACAAATGATTAATGAAAAGAATGCTGCAGTACAAAGGGCGTTGAAGGCAGAGAACCAAGTTAAAGAAGCTGAAGCCAATGCCAAGATTGCGATTGCCAAGGCAAAAGGAAAAGCTGAGGCGTTGAAAATAGAGGCTGATGGTGAAGCATATTATAATAGAACTGTAGCACAATCATTAAATTCATTGCTTGTACAACAATATGCATTAGAGAAGTGGGACGGAAAATTACCTGTTACAAATGCATCTAATTCTATACCGTTTCTGAACATAAAATAAATTTGTTGACATTTTTTATATTTTCTTATTTCTTATTTTGGTAATGCCCTGTCAGTTTTGATAGGGCATTATTTTATAAATAATAAATATATTGTTGAACGTTAAAATATTTTAAGTTATGCCAATACGAAAAGTACACGGTGGATATAAATTCGGCAAGGTCGGAAAAGTATATCGAACAAAGAAAAAAGCTGAAAAGCAGATGAGAGCAATGTATGCAAATGGTCTTGCTGAAGAAACCAAGGATCTTCCAACATTTAAAAATTTTATTAATGAATCTGAAGATGTTTCAAAATCATTTGAAGAACTTAAATCAGGTGACAAGCTTTATAGATGTAAACTTTATTTTGATTCTAATCACAATAAAGATTTAGGTATTCCTGATTCTATAAAAGTTTGGACAATGACTGTTAGTATGGTAGGCTATTTTAATAATGAATTTCAAATAAGTTATGCATATGACACAGACAACTTTAAAGAAGCAATTAAAATACAAGATGCCTATGAAAGCTGTGATATGGAAGATGATAGTTCATTTATTGCAACTAGCATTGATGCATTGGTAAAAGGTGTTTCAAAAGTATTTGGCAATAAAGTTGGTTCTAAAGTCTTAGTCAGTGCTAAAGATTCAGATACCGGTAATTCTAACACATTTGCAAGTCTTTCAACTGGTGATAAGTTTTATGTATGGAAAGCAAATGACAGAGAGTACATATATGAATATACTTTTCAAGACATTGAAAAGGACAGATATGATGAGGTTTCTATAGTAGGCATTAATAGTTTTACAGGTCATGAAACATTCCCTTTGTCACAAGAGGAATTTCATAAGTCAATAGTAAAGATTGACGCAAATGGTAAAGATGTTGATTTGGATAACTACAAAATTAGTGATTTAAAAACATTGATTTGTGTCGATAAAAATGAAATCCTTGATATTCTCAGAGCTTCTGAAAGCGATATTGTAAAATAACATAGTTATCAACGAAGTAAAATTATGATATAATGACAGCTCTTAAATGTTTATAGATATTAAGCGTTTGGGAGCTGTCATTTATAAATTAGTTCACATGAGTTGCAACTGTTCTAAAATTAAGCTATCAAATGTAATTAGTACTATTAAGAAAGCTTGGAAAGAGTCATCTAATATACAAAAACCTGAAAAGCAAGAAGTTAAGGTTATAAATAAAAGAAAAATAGAATAATGGATACAAGAAAGGTTTATGATACAAAGCTTTTAAAATATCGCGATTTCCAGCCTCTTAGAAATCAGCATAAATATGATTTCACAAAAATAAAGAATTGCGGATATGATATTGATAAAGAAGGTATCTTAAAAAGATGTGTCAGTAAAGTGATGTATTCAGATTCGAAAATGTCAATATTTTTAAATTATATAGATAGAATGCTTGTACATTTTATAGACTGTATAAAATATATTCAGTTCTATAATAATTTTTCAATGAAGAATGATGACACTCATATAAATATATAAAAGTATATTAAAATGAGACATTCTTTTTTCAAATTAACAAATTCAATATTACTTGAATACATACCATGGAGCGACATGGCTGATGAAACTTTGTCTATAAAATATCCTGAGATTATAGGCAGACATCTTTCAATGAATAGGACATGCGTAGTAGAAGACTACAAATATTATAAAAGCAAGTATATCTTTATAGATGACTTTCAGACAGATTTTGAAAGTATGACTACAAATTGCAGTAAGTCAAATACTGTTTTCTCTATGGAGACAAATAAAGGCAGTTTTATAGATGCCGGATTTGATAAAGAAGTTTGTTACCTCGATATAGACAGGGATTTTACGAATACAAGAAATATGAAATATTCGTCAAATGAAGTTATGAATTTTGATACGATAATACTTCATTTTACGAGAAGCGGACTTGATTTGTCAGGATATAAGTCATATATATTTGAAATAAAGAATTATACGACACTTGAAGAGAATAATCTCGTTTTTGCTTCAGTTTTATTAAATGCTGACAGTAAGTATATATTGAATGCAAGGCCTGAATGCATAGACGGAAAACTATATGTTAAGAAAATGGTTTTCAGAATACCAAGTGTTTCATATTTGAATGATGCAGATACTTTAAAGAATTTTAGAGGTTTTCTAAAACCTAATGATTTAAATGGATCATACTGCAAGGCTTCTTTACTTGGTGTCAAGAATATTTCTGTACAAGGAGGCATATATAATGTTTATAATACTGAATTTATCAGTGCAGCAAATATAACTGAACTAAGGAATAGGGATATTGCTCTTGAACTTGGACATGCTCAGACAGGCGAATATTTTGTATTAAGATCAGTTGCAAATGATGGCAGTATAGAGATGAGTGATTATTTACGTTCTCAAAATGATTCATTTATAATGGATTATAAATTGACACTTACCGAATACTATGTTTCTGATTCTTCAATAGAAGTTCTTAGTAAAGTGACAGATTCTGTAGAATATGTTAAGTCATTTGATATAGCTGTCGATGACAATACATGTAATGAGGAGATATTTTACAGACCTACTCTGAAAATGAATAATGCATATTATTTTGTTCTTTCCTGCGAAATGACGCTTACATCTGTTTCAGACGGCAATTCATCTGTATTTAATGCAACTTATGAATACGGACGAGATAATGGAGAAAATGTATCAATATATGGAAAGAATATCAGACCATATATAAACAAGTCATCTAATTTATTGTCTGTCAATGTATATAATAAACGTAAGAAAGATGATGAGATGATGCCTGTACTTCAAGTTAATTCAACAGCCTCATTGAATCAAAAAGCTACAACTGTTAATATTTCATCATTTATTGAAAGTACTGATATTTTGGTATCTGTATCAGATGTGACAACACAAGATATTACTATAGAATAATTTGTTTGTCTTCAAACTTTTATAAATATATAAATTCTAGACGTCTGCTCAGCAGGTCTAATAAAATGAAGACGAACAATGAACTTAAAAGACAATAAATATCAAAATCTTGATTTAACAGACTGTTTAAAAACTTTACGTAAAAAAGTTAATGAAAACTTTGAAAAGGTTAAAAATAATTTAGGCCTTTTAGATTCAGCTATTTGCAAAGTTTCAGACAATACATATATTGCGAAACTTATGAAGGCAATTCTTGATGTAAAGTCAGCAACTGTTAACGGAGAATTTTATGCAAAGTTTTCAGATAAGAATACAGACGGATTAAGACTTTCAAGTAAGGGTGTTCAAATTACATCTTATCATGATATTGCCAATATAGAATCTGAAAGAGGATTTATATATACAATATCTTCAGCAGCACAAAATGCTTATATTGATTTGACATCACCTGAATTATATAATGCAATGCCTGATGATGAAGTAATTTGTATAAGAATAGACGACAATGCGTCAATATATGCTGAAATAAAAGTTAATCTGATAGGATTTAATTCTATCCGTTCAATAAAGCTTACTCCAGATATTCCTTCAGTAACGCTTATGAAGGTTCATGATTCTTCAGCAGCAAGATTTGTAGTTTTGTCTTATGCAAATCTTCAGATGAAGGATGAATCTGAGCAGTCTTATGAAGAACTAGAACAGCGTATTATTAAACTAGAGGCTTCGATGGATATTGTAATTAATAATATTACAGACATAGAAACAGGCATTATGAATATTGAAAATAGTATTACAAATATTACTAATAATGTTAATGAATTAAGTAATAGGGTTCAAATGAATACGTCTGATATAGCACAGTTAAAATCAATGGATTGGGAACAAGTATAAAATATTTTAGTAATGGAAGATTATATTAAAATAGAAGAAAATGACAATCTTGAGGAATCAAGAAAAAAGATTAACAGAAATTTCAAAATTTTAAAGGATAATTTATCAGAAATTTCTGTAACAGCTCCTTATAATTATCATACAGCAGAGACAACTTTGTTGGAAAGTGGTAATTTTTACAATTTAGGAATTATACTTGCATTTCCTGATCTTGTGTCTACAAAATGTATAGATAGTCAGCCAATTAAACAAATTAAAGCATTTTTTAATTGTGAAGAAACTATTTCATTACCTACGGATACAATTAATTATGAGGATATTACGTGGTATGGTACTAATTTTGAAGTTTCTAATGATTCAATTAATGCAGGTACATATACTGTAGAAATAATTGATAATAATGCATTTATAACAAAATTACTATAATTGTTTTTATTATGGCTTATCCTAATTTTTTATATAGTTCAAAACTTTATTCAGAAGTGCCTGTACGCACAGGTGCTTTTTTAGTTGCATATTATAGTTCTTCAGATAAGGCTAATGATGTTAAGTCATTGTTTGTATGTCTCCCTGATAGTAATTCATGGACATATTGTGGAAAGAATGACATTTATCAAGAGTTAGAAAATACATCTGTATCATTAGATTATTCCAATGCTGATTTAGGTGTCGCGAAATTTTATGACTGTATAAGTGATTTGACAAGTCTTACGGTTACAAACGCTGTTTTAGGTGAAGAACCACAAACAACGATGTTTATAAAATTTAAAGCAGGTGAAGGATTTCAACTCAATCTTGAAGGCTTTACGTATCTTGATGAAGAAGTCGGAACTATACCTGATTTAGCTGAAGGATATACGTATTTATTGACGATTAGAAATGGATTTGTAACAATTGATTCTTCTCTTAGACTTGATTTGACAAGTGCGACTAATGAAGATATTGACAATATTTTTGAAGAGCCAGAGACATCAGAAGATATAAAACTTTTAATTAATGTTTCAAATCTTCGTCATTTTTGGAATATAGTGAAAGAATCATCAAAGCAGTCTGACTGGAATCAAAATGAGGAGTCAGAAACTGGCTTCATTAAACATCGTACGCATTATGAATATAGTAAAAGTTTTTCATCTTCAGATTCTGATTATACAATTGTTTCAAAAAATGTGACAGACTTTTATTATTTTGATTATATATTTAATAGCATATCAGAATTAGATAATAGAATTCTTAATATAACATATTATAATGGAAGTTATAATGTTAAAAGTAAGCTTATATACATTGAAAATGAAGCATCAGAATTTTCTGAAAGTTTCGGAGCGTATACTCTTGGATATAATATAGGTGAAGGATTTGCTGAAGTCGGTATATACTTACCTAATCAAGCTATTATTGATGATACGACCTATGAAGCCGGACTTTATATAATTAAAGGCATTACAGGTGATGTAAATCCATATGTAACTGAATTTACAATTTCAAAATGTATAGAAAAACTTGATAATAAATTTTTGAATATTGATGACAGATATTATCCGAATTCAGAAAATCCACAATCAGGCAAGGCAGTTGCTGAAGCAATCGGTAAAGTGACTGAATTGATTCCAAACGGTACATCATCATCAAACCAACTTGTAAATAATTCACGACTTAATGATGTAATAGATCAGAATGCAAAAGATTATATTGCACCTGATTCATCTATGGTTGTACCATTTGAATATTGTACCTATGTCGGCGGAACTACCAATCTTGAAAATGGGCCTTGGTATAAGGGAGGAATTGAGTGTGGAACAGGTCAGGATCCTGTCTATGTTGTTGAAGGAGACTATGCACTTGTAATGAAAGATGAAAGTGTCTGTTACTTTGAAGCATTCGGTTACAGGTACCAACGTCATAAAGATGGCGGACAAACTCCATTTGGATATGTTGTTTTACCTGATGTCCAGCATACAACAACAGAGATTGTACAAATAAGTGGAGGTGTTTATGATGGTGCACTTTATTTTGTAGATAATACACGTACATTTAATGCTGATAATGATTTATTGTTTATTGTAACAAATCTTAGTGTACTTACGGATTCAGTACACATGTTTTATGCAAGTCAGCCATCAGAAATAAGTGGAGATCCAATTACAAGATATGATTTGAGGTTTCCATCGACTCGTTATAGATGTTCTATTGCACAGACAGCTACTAACAATCCTACATGGAGTTTTATGTATTTTGTAAATGATACACCTTTAACAGGTGAATATCTACAGGTATTAAATTCAAATATAACTGCTGAAAAAGTTGATAAACTTGACAGTATAGATATAAGTCATACAACAACAAGCGGACTTGAGAATTATACAACCGTAACTATTGTTGTTGGAAATAAGACGGAATCATTTAAAATATATAGTATAGACCAAAATTTTTCAAAATCTAATAGTAAAAATCCTGTATCAACAGCAGCTGTATATAATGAACTTTCAAAAAGAGTAAATAAAACTGATTTTGAAAATGTAGTAAAAAATGTTGTACATATTAATAAAGAGACAGGTGATGCATATTTGATTGATGATTCAAGCGATTTAAATTATGAAAAAGCTCACAGTATTTATAATGTTTATGCAACAATAAACTCTAACAATCTTGTACTTACACAAGATAATATAGATAATAATACATATTTTTATATATTTGATGTTGATAATATTAATGGTAATTTATATCTATCTGTAAGGTCAGCGCAAAGACTTAGATTATGTCTTGTATCTGATAATGCAGATGATACTGCTGAAAAAGTAAAAACAAGGATTGAAGGATATGGACATGGAACAGGTCAAAAATATACATATCATGGCACATGGGCAATAAATTTAGGTAATGATAAAACATATACTGACGATGAACCTTATGCAATTGATAATTCTGGAGCAAAGCATGCAAAAGTTTTAATAATATACGTTGGTAATAATGACGTAACTCCTATTATAAGAGCCAGTACAGGTGCAAGAATTGATGCATTCTTATCTAGTGTTGATCCTGACAGTACTAATGCTGTCCAAAGTCAAGCAGTTGACAAAGCATTAAAGAATATTATCATAGAAGGATATTATTATAACAATAAATTTTGGTCTGACTCCCAACATACTGAAGAAATTACAGGTGCATCTAATAAGTTGTATGTAGATATTTCAAGTAATACTATATATAAGTATGTAAATCAATCATTTACAAAAGCTACAGATTCTTTACAATGGGATAATTTCTAATAGTATATGTTATGGATATGTTATTATTTGAAGAATATAATTTGATAAATGAAACAAAGCAATTTGATAAACTTTATCAAAAAGTGTTCTATTCTATTAAAGATGTAAAAGACATTACACATAAAAAATCTGATAATAAAGATTCAGGAGTAAGATATGTCATTGTAAATAATACAAAATACAGGATTGAAAAGATAAAGTCTTTTGATAAAGTTGTTTTGGTTGTTTTAAAGGGTAGAGAGATTATAAAGGATGACAGTATTAAAGGAAGAGTATTTAAGGCTTATATAAGTCAAAAATAAATATTAAAGTATTTACTCTAAAAATTTTAAAAATATAAATATTAAAGTATTTACCTTAAAAATTTAAAAATATGGCAAATTTTAAAATCGCGAGAGGTACGCAAAGTGCGTACATTGCAATTACAACAAAAGACCAGGATACTATTTATGTGTGTACAGATACCGGTAATATGTATCTTGGTTCAAAACCATTGTTTGAATCAAATGCATTTATTGGTGCATCTGTAAATGGCAAAGTAATTACGTTTACAACGCATGGTGAAAATGGTACGACGTCTACGTCGACATTGACATTAACAGACCTTGCTACAACTGATGACGTACAAACTGCAATATCTACTGCGCTTGGTTCAGTGTATGTTTACAAAGGTTCATGCGCGTATTCGGAACTACCAACATCCGGTAACAAAAAGGGTGACACATGGAATGTAACAGATGAACATGGAGGTTATCCTGCTGGTACAAACTATGCATGGGATGGTGAAAAATGGGACCCACTTGGTGGTGATGTATCGAATTTCAAAACTAAACAATCAGCTGTAGCTGACCCGACAGCAAGTGGTAATGCAATAGCATTTATAGATTCTATTACGCAAAATGAAAACGGCGTAATAACACCTACAAAGAAAACTATACCGAATGCATCAGGAAGTGCTGCTGGTCTTATGAGTTCTGCCCATTATACGAAACTTGAAGGCATAGCACAAGGTGCACAAGTTAACGTTCTTGAAGGTGTACAAATAAACGGTACTAATTTGACTGTTACTGATAAAAAAGTAAACATCGTAACAAATACAGCATACGATGCAAGTACTAATAAACTTGCAACTATGTCTGATGTAGCAGGTGCAACATTATCTTGGGGCAGTTTCTAAACAAATAATGTATGAATGTTAAATGTCTACGAGGCATAGAAGCCAACCTTCCTACATCAGGCATGATAGAGGAAGGTTGTCTTTACTTTTGTACTGATACTGGAAATATCTATTTCGGTATAAGTACTACAGCATTAGTGTTATTAGCGAACAATTCGTTCTACGGAACATGTGGAACCGCTGCAGCAAATCAGGTTAAAGTAGTCTCCTTGCAAAATGCGACAGGATTTGCATTAAGAGTTGGTACAGTTATACGAGTTAGGTTCACAAATACTAATAGTTATAATGCGACATCGACAGCAACTGTACAATTAAATGTTAACAGCACAGGTGCAAAGAATATTGTTGGTGGTGCCTCTGCCGTTGCCACAGGTACAAATACAACTTACTTTGGCAGAGCTGGCTATGTGAACACGTATGTTTACAATGGCTCACAATGGGTATGGTGTGGTTCGTCAGCTGATAATAATAGTACATATACTCCACAATCATTAGGTTTTGGTTATGGAACTTGTTCAACCGCCGCCGCAACCGTCGCAAAGGTTGTAACCCTGAGTTCCTACAATCTTACAACAAATGGATTTGTTGCTGTCAAATTTACTAATGCTGTGCCAGCATCAGCGACAATGAACATAAATAGTAAGGGTGCAAAGGCAATCTACTATAAAGGTGCAGCAATTACAGCTAATATTATACAAGCAGGTGATATTGGCATATTTGTATACAATGGTTCCCAATATCATCTAATAACAACCGATAGGTTAGCGAAGAACGCCGTAACAGGTTTGTCAATAAGTGGCAAGACGATAACTGTTACAAAGGGCGATGGTACAACTTCTACTTTAACAACGCAAGATACAACATATACACCAGAATCTTTAGGTAATGGTTATGCAGTATGTAGTACAAGCAGTGGAACTGCTCTAACAGCGACTTTAACAAATTATATTTTAAAGAAAAATGGATTTGTTACAGTCTTGTTTAATTATGACGTTCCTGCTAATGCAACACTTAATATAAACGGACAAGGTGCATGCAGCATTATGTGCAGGAATCGTGGATATGGTAGTGTAATTGCAACAATATCTGATGGTTACATTCGTGCAGGTAGTTTTGCAACATTTGTTTGCTATGAAGTTGCACAAAATACATATTGCTACTTACTAACATCAGAAGCGAACTTCAATCTTGTCAATGCAGTTGGTTCAGGCTCATTACAAGGCAAAAACAATCCATACGGTGCTACAAGTGCTACAGGTGCAAATTCACTTGTGATAGGTGAATATCTCGGAACAAGTACAGGAAATAATGTCTTAGTTGCAGCATCTACCAGTAATAATATAGTAACAGGCAATCAGGGCGCTATTCTTGGGTCTAATGGCGGTGCAAGTGTGTCAGGAGATAATTCTGTAGTAATTGCAGGAAGAGGTTCTAATGATGCGGATAATTCAGCAATCATAGGTTCAACGAGTTGTTCTATTGCAGAAAAAGACTCTAACGGATATGATGTATCTCAATCTGTTGCACTCGGTGGTTTTAGTGGGACATTAAATGAATCACAGACAACAGCTGTACATAACTTAAAGAATACGTTTGGTGACAAATGGGACTCAAGTGGTATAACAACCAAAGAGGGTACTACAGTTAACAGCAGCATAAGAGCTGTAGGTGATATTGATACTCAATATACTAACGGACAGAGTACATGGAATTTCAAAACATTAAATGCAATTGCAAGCTTAGTAAATGGGTGGTTCATTGATTTGAATACAAAACTCTACGATTGGTTTGGCGGTGTTGACAGCAATGTTAAAAAAGTCTCAATAGTTAAAAAAATAAATACATCTGTTGCAGGAACAACAACTTTGTATACAATCCCAAATGGGTATGTAGCAGTTCCCTTGAAATCACGAGCCACAGGAAGATTGACGATTGAATGTTCTTGTCCGCAATTAAACATAAATGCTTATGAACAAGTTGAATGTTCAATTATGTGGACAGATGAAGCTGGTGCGAAAAACACAACTCTTTCTTTAAGTATTGGCAAGAATGAGACAGCAAATGTTTCTACAGCAATTACGAATTTCGTAGGTGATACTGGAAATATTTCTTGTCAAATTACTACTGCTTCAACACATAGCGCTTTTATGTATGTATATTTTGATTTGTTGTTATTGCCAAAAAATAGTTAATTCTTATATTTGTAAAAATAATGACGTCATTAGAAATTAAATATAATGCGTACAATTTAACAACTACTATTACCTAAAAACTAATGATATTTAAAGATAATATATATCTTTGTAAAAGATATATAGTAAAATAATTTATAATCTTTGTTATTTTTGTAAATAAATAATAATAGATATGCAAAATATTTAGATATATAATTAGACAAAACATAAACATATAGTAATGAAGTCGAATAAGGTTTTAGAAATTTTAAAGATTCATAGACAAACCCTTCATAGGTATCTACAAAGAAACAGCAAAAAGATTTAGAAAATCAAATAAATTTAATTAGTGAGTTTGCAAATAAAAATGGTTATAAAATATCGAAAATTTACAAAGACATTGCATCTGGCATTTCTTTTGACAGAAAAGAATTTAAAGAGATGTTAGATGAAATAATTGCACATAAGATTAAATTAGTCATAATTAAAGATAAAGATAGATTGACAAGAGTTTCATTTGATTTATGGAAATCTTTATTCAAGCAATTTGATTGTGATTTAATAGTTGTCAATATTTATAATAATGGCGATTCTATCGAAAAAGAAATTTTTGAAGATATAATTTCAATGATTCATTGTTTTGCGATGAGAATGTATTCATCAAGACGAAAGAAAAAATTGCAATTGACATCAGAAGATTTAAAAAACGAAATAGAGTAAAAGATGCAATATGTATATAGATTCATATTAAACACAGATGTTTCTACTAAAGATACTTTAGTAGAGATGTGTTCTGTGTCAAAATGTCTATATAATCAAGCATTATATGAAATAAAGCAAACACTTAAAAAAGAAAACAAATTCTTATTTTATCAAGATTTAGAAAAAATAATGAAGACCAAAACTAATCTTGAAGGTAATATCAACTATCGTCTGCTAAAAGCCCAAGTATCACAGCAGAATCTAAAAACACTTGATAAATCTATAAAGAGTTATTTAAATTCCCTTAAAGAATATAAAATACATCCTGAAAAATTCACTGGTAAACCTGAACTGCCAAATTGGAATAAAGGGAAGTATAGACAGCTTATTTTCACAAACCAGTCTGCTGTAATAAAAAATGGTAATATCTTTGTAAGTAAAACTATAAAATTTTCCATACCACAATACGACAGGTATAAAGATTTGATTTCAAATTTCAATCAAATAAGGATATTGCCAAAAAGAAGGGGAACGGCATTAGAATGCGAGATAGTCTATGAAATACCAGAAATGCATTTTGATTTAGACTATGAACGTTATGCATCAATAGATTTCGGTGTAGACAATTTAGTAACATTTGTCAACGATTATTCGAATCCGGTGATTTATTCAGGGAAACAAATTAAATCAATAAACCAATATTTTAATAAAAGACTTGCAAAGTTAAACAGTTCACTCAAGAAATGTCAAGATACATACACAAGTAAACAAAAAACAAATCTATATGAAAAGAGAGAAAGACGCATTAACGACATTTTCCATAAAGTAAGCAAACATATTGTAGATGAATTAGTAAAGCGTAATGTAGGAAATTTAGTTGTAGGTTATAATAGCGGATGGAAAGACTCCATCAACCTTGGAAACAAGAACAACCAGACTTTTGTTCAAATACCTTATGCAAAACTTGTTAAATATCTAAAATATAAATGCGAATCTTGCGGAATTTATTTTATAAAACATGAAGAAAGTTATACATCAAAATGTGACAGCATTGCATTAGAAAAGATTGGTAAACATGAAAAATATTCAGGGAAACGTATAAAACGAGGCCTTTTCCAATCAGCATCAAATAAGTTGATAAATGCTGACGTGAATGGTGCAATGAACATCATGAGAAAAGTAGTTGATGATTCTTACGCAAGTATGATAATCAATAGTGGTAGGCTGTTCCTACCATTAAAGTTTAATAATCTTTACGATTTGAAAACTTTATAAACAAAATTTTATACTTTATTATAAAATTTATAAATTTTGGAACATGAAGACAACAGATAGTATTCAAGAGCGTAAGAAAGGCGGTTGGTGGAATTCAATACTTATCAAATAACATTCACATATAAATAATATAAATAAAGTTTATAAAAATGGATGCATTATTATCTTTTAAAGATTTTTCTAAATCTGAACTATTAGAAAATCAATCTCAATACTATGATTCTCTTTTTAAAAAGATTAACATTTATACAAATAATGTCAGACTTGGTATAATTAATGAAAATGCCAAATATATTGACAGAGATATTTATCTTATTGAAGAAGAGAAGCAAGTTGCTCATGATATTTTAATAATGCTCAAAGAGCAGTTGGTAAAAACTGCTTATGAAAGATATGATATTGTTTTAGATGAAGGCTTGATTGACAGTACAAAGAATTTTGTCAATAAAGTAAAGAATAAAGCTCAAAATACCGTAAATAACTTAAAAGATACAAAGTCCAAAATAACGACTGCATTCAATATGTTGCTTGAAGCCATTAAGAAAGGTTTTAAGACAATATCAGAATTATTAAAGTTTTTCAGAGAATGGCTGTTTGAAAAATTGAGCGATACGCTTAGTGACTCTATTGAAAAATTAGGCCTTATTGGTAAAGGTAAAAACGAATCTGAAAAAGAAACAAATTCAATTTATAACGGTCCAATCAATGTAGGTACTGCAACCATTACTGAATCAAAAAATAAAGATGATGAAAAATCAGATAAAGAAGATCTTGCTAATTCATTTAAGAAATATACTGAAAATATAAAGTCAGTAGAGATTGACAATAGTGAGCAAAGCAATGCTGACAATGGTTTGAAGAGAGAAGGTGAAAAAGACTTTTTTGACGCCGTAGTCGCTGCTACAATGACCAAGGTTAAAGAAATTCCTGATGCTGACAAAGTTGAATTGAATGAAAGTGTATTTTCAGACCTTGTAAATGGAATTAAGAATAATGACCTGTTTAGAAAATTTGCAAATAATGCATTTGTAAAGAAGATTCAAGGAAATAAAGTCGTTCGATTTTTGTCAATGATTTTAATTGGTATTGTTTCTTCAATAATTGTAACACAATGCTTGCCCGTTATTCTATCAGCTATCACACTGGCGCTTGGAGCAACAGCAGGCGGGACTTTGGTGACATTGATTCCTATTGTATGTAGAATTATATGGTCATCAAGAGCAGTGCTTAAAGTATTTATTAACAGATATAAAGATTGGAAACATGTTAAAGAAACAGGTGAGGACAACAGCTTTATAACTGGTAAATTCTTACTTGACTTACTTGTTCAAATCGCCATACTTGCTGCAACAAATGTAATTCCGATGGGGACTATTTTAGGTAAGATTGGTGGATTTGTATCTAAAATACCATTTGTCGGCGATTTGGCAAAAACTGTCGGAACTGAAGTTGGATCATTTGTAGGTAAGTTTATCGGAGCAATCCAAGATTTACTATTAACTGCAACTGAAAAAACTTCAAGTGCCATTGTCGGACAGATTATACCTCAAGAGCAAGTACAAAAAATTGTTGCTGAGGCTTTCAGGAATTGCGGACTTGCAAACTGGTTTTCAAGTAAATTCAATTATGAATATACACATGAAGAAACTGTAACTCAAACAAAGAATTTGTCAAGTGAGGAACATGACGCAAAACAAAAGGAGATAGCTAAGAAAATGCGTGAAGATGCTTCAAATCCTGACCTTGATAAACAATTCCAAAAAGAATTCAGTAATTCAGGAACAAATGGGGCTCAGGCAAACTGTCCTACTGATGCCTTGACAGGTGATAATGAAAAATATGCAGATGTCGCGAAAAGTTTGAGAAATGAAATTGAAAAAGCTACAGGTGTAGACGGTATACATTTTATAGATAAGGACGGACTACCTGTCGTAGTTGACAATTCTGGAAATCCTATTACAGACAGAAGTATTCTTGACAAAGTTCAGAATACTGTGTTGAACGGCAACGGTGGTCAAGGCTGGATTGGAAATGGAAAGGATCAGTTTCCAATAACTACAAGAAAAGCTGGAGGAGCGATATTCAAAATTTGGGGTGGTGAAGCAAAAGAAACTATTTCTAAATTAGTTGCAGACACACTTGACGGAGATTTATTCCCTCTTGTATTTTCACCTTTCAAGAGATTCAAAGATAATGCGATATTGTTAAGCAAGTCAAATGCAAGTTACAGTAAAAAGTTCAGCGGTAATTTAGGTCGTGGAATGGTCGTTGAGATGACATTTAAAGAACTTAAAGAAAAAGCGACTAATACCAAATCGATTAGCGAACTTGAAACTTTATTTAAAAATTTGAAAAATAATGCCGAGACAAGGGTTGAAAGCGATAAAGAGGCATTTGAAAAAGTAGACAAGATAAATTATGATGACAACAAGCTTCTTGTAATGTATGCAAAAGTTGAAGATGAGAATGTACCTTTCTTTGCATTCTCATATGATGCAATGAAACTTATTGACTGCTATAAAATGCCTGAAGGAACATCTAAGACAAGTAAGGAACGTACGGAAGTTATGAATGTAGAAGGCTTGTTCTCCCATTTGAATATAGTTCCTGAAGAAAAACACGACACTGAAGTAAAGGATAAGATATTTGATATGCTTGCCTTATATCTTCAGAAGGCTGCAGTCACAATGACACGAAAATATTATTTGCCTATTGTCAAAGACGGTGAAAAATTCGTACCTGTCAAAGAAGCAGGTGATACTTCCACTCTTACTGAATTATACGGTATGTCTCTTGACAGAATTTGTGAAATTTTGAACTCTAACAAGGAAACTGCCGACGGTGAATTTAGAAGTTTGACAAATACAATATTCTCAGGTATCAATAACGAAAATGATCCTACTATTGAGAAAGAGAAAACTTATGTAAAGGATAATATTATTCCAATGCTTTCAGAGGATACGTTCTTGTCAAAAATGATTAAGGAAGATCCTAAATACCGTAGGTTGAAAAAATGGCTTTATGACGATGATGGTAATTTCAATAAAGATGTAATTGACAAAGATGTCGAAAGCAAGCTTTATAGAATAATGACATCTTATTCTGATGATACTACAAGAAGTTGGAAAGACTTATTTAAGAATCTTGATGACAAGAAAATCAAGTCATTAAATATAAAGGCATTGGCTGAAATTATATGGAATAACAAAAGTAAGATTAAGAAAGGTGCAAAAGAACTTGAAAATAATAAAGAGATTGAAAAAGAGCCTGAACATAAACTTAAAGAAATCAAATCTTCTGAAAAGCGTTCAACGACATTTATCAGTAATATGATAAAACGTTTTGATGTTGATGAAAAGAAATCTGACATACATAAGGCATTTGTAAAACAAGCTATGAAAGATTGTGAGTCCTTGTATAAGGATGGAAATCTTAATGAAGAGATTTTAAGAGACAAATATATTGCTGCAGCGCTTACAAGAATATTCAATTCTAAAAAATATCGTACAGATGAAAATTTTGATGAAGTAGCTAAGAAGAGAATAAGTCGTGCTGTGAACCTGTCAAGTTTTAAAGACGAAGGTGATAAGCTGAAAGAAAGTCTTTTCAATGCATATAAACTTATTAAAGATAAGAAAATATCAAATGAGTATAGAGGATTGAAAGAAGGCTTGTATGACAATCTTATGACATTTAATGAATTTATTAATGAGTGCTGTTTTCCTTTCTGATTTCACATAAATAAATTAAGTTTAATATTATTAATTAAATTCAGAATATGGTCTATAGAGCGAAAATTTCCATTAAGAAAAGTATATTTGAGAAAGAGATTAAACCGTTAAAAGTAAAGAATAACAGAGTTCAGAACACCAGAACTATTCTTTTGACGAATAATATACCTCATCCTTATAAGTCTAAAATAGACACTAAGGCCGTTGAAATTAAAGTAAAACAGGAGAAACCTGTTCAAACTCCATTAAAGCTTAATACGAATAGTAGTCCTGTAAAAAATAACAAAGACTACAGTGTTAAAATAATTCCTTTAAAAGAGAAAGTCCTTGAACTTGAAAACAGACCTGAAGATATTATACAAGAAATAGAAAATATCTGTTATACAGTAATTAAAGGACCTTATGACACTTTAAAAGAGCCTACATTCAAATCTGAAGGTTGGAGGTATATTTGTTTTACTGATCAAAATGTTGTAAGTGACGTATGGGAAATAAAACCAATTCCAGAAGAACTTTCAAAACTTGATGATATAAAACAACAGAGATGTTTGAAAACACAACCTCATAAATTTTTACCAGAGCATGAATGGTCAGTTTATGTTGATGCAAATATTACAGTTAAAGTTGGAATGTGGAAGCTCATAAAAGATATTTGTGAGTTTAAGGATTTTTCAGTCCCTACACATCCTTCAAATAATTGTATATATAACGAAAGAAAAGTATGTATGTCATTAAAAAAAGATAATGGTACTGAATCTGAAAAACAATTTAAGAAATATCAGAAAGAAGGAATGCCAGAACATAATGGATTAAATGAGACAAATCTTTTAGTTCGTAAAGATTGTAATGATGTTAGAAAACTTGATGATTTATGGTGGAAAGAGATTAAAAACGGTTCACACAGGGATCAGTTGTCATTTAATTACTGTACTTGGAAACTTGACTATAAAGTGAATAATCTGAATAAGGATATTGTTAGAAAATCTAAATATTTTTCAATTATACGTCATTTATCAAATTAAAATTAAATATGTATTGTATTTTAAGTATATTAGATACTGATAAAGGTAATAAAATAGCTGATGATATGATTATATGGCTAAGAAAATCATATAATATTATAACAGTTAAACATAATGGTCAGCGATTTGAATATCCAGGTATAAAAGTAGCTATTGACAAGTCAATTGAATTAAATGAACCAGTATTATATTTACATACAAAGGGAGCATTTAATGATAGAATAATAGAGGATAAAGAAGAATTTGTAACTAAACACAAATTGAATATATTACCAAATGAAATTACAGAAATAAATTTACCTAAATATACAAGATTTTTATGGCAGTATGAATTTGAAGATCCTAAAAAATATTTAATAGAATTATCTGATAAAGAACCTATGGTTGTATGTCCATATTCTGGATTGAATAAAATTACTTGGTTAAATGGATTTATAATGAATTCAAAAGCTGCTAAAGAATTATCTAAAACATTCAGAGAATCTTATAATAGATTTTATTATGAACAAATGTTTAAGAATACAAAAGTTATTGTTAAAGGTCTCAGAATAAATAATGTTATTCCTGATGGTATACAATCATCAGTTTGGAATGATATGATAAATTTATATAATCAATATTATGATGCTAATAAGTAATAGTTGTATTTCTAGTTGGATATTTACAAAGATATTTAATCAAGAGATTAATCATCCATTAGTATGGTGTACAATAGATCCTGAATCAATGTGTAATTTAATTGAAAATTTTTATGCAATTGATTTTTCAAAATATTGTCTTAGAAAATATACTGATAGTACATTCTCAATAGTTATTGATAACAAAGTAAGAGTAAATTATGTTCATTATAAAAAAGATATTAATGAAAATAATATTAAAGTTATAGAAACAAATGTCTTTTATAATAAGATTGAAGATTTTATTATACAGAAGTATGAACAAAGATTAAAAAGATTTAATAAAAATGATAAACCTGTATTTATTTTAGGATTTCCAAGTGATATTAAGTCAGAAGCAAATTATACTAAAGATGACGTCAAAAAGATAATAGAACATAATATTAATAAATTTAAAATAATTACATGTATCAATGATTGTAATTATGGAGATGAAGTAATAAAATTTCCTAAAAATAAATTTATAGATAATGGTCTAGATTTTAGTACTTATATATATAATAATTCTAATATCTTAAAGGATATGAATCAATATTTTGAAAAGAAAAATGAATTTATAGAATGGTGTAAAGGAAGATATAACCTAGATAATCCTAAAACTATTCAAGATAAAATACAATGGTTAAAATTAAATGATTCAACTGATTTAAAAACATGTTGTGCTGACAAAATTTTATTACATGATTACTGTAAAGAAAAACTTGGTAAAGATATTTGTATACCAGTTATTAAAGTATTTAATGATTTTTGTATAAATTTAAATGAATTACCAAAGCAGTTTGTATTAAAATGCAATCATGGTAGCGGTATGAATATTATTGTAAAAGATAGTAGTTTATTAGATATAGTTGATACTAAAAATAAACTTGAAAAATGGTTAAATAAAGATTTTGCATTTCAAAATCATTTTGAATATCATTATCATAATATTAAAAGAAAAATTTATGCTGAAAAATTTATGATTGATGAAAAACAAAAATCATCATTATATGATTATAAATTTTGGTGTTTTAATGGTGTACCTAAATTTTTTACAATAAATGAAGGTCATGGACATGGACCACTTATACACTATAATCTAGATGGATCAAGGTCAAGTATAGAAAGATTAGATCATTCAGTTCCTATAGGATTAGATTATGATAAACCTAAAAACTTTGATTTAATGGTTGAATATGCAAAAACTTTGTCAAAAGATTTTAAGCTTGTCAGAGTTGATTTCTATGAAATAAATAATGAAGTTTATTTAGGTGAATTGACATTTACACCTGGTTCTGGAACTTTTAGATATAAGAATAGAGAAGATGAAATAGCTGTTGGAAATATGTTGAAACTTAAATAGCATCTTTTATTGTTTATTATTAAAAACAAATTTTAAGATTATGAATCCAACAGAGTATTTTTATTTTGACATTGAGACGTCAGGAGCTTACAGGGATATTCATACAATGTACACGAAAACTCCAGAAATGTATAAATTGTTTATTCATAAAATGGAGAGGATGAGAGAAAAAGATCCAGCTATGAAAGATTCAAATATAGTTCCATTATATCCTATGAAAGCTCCATTGTTTCCAGAGTTTGGCAGGATTGTATGTTTTTCGTACGCATATTTTGACAATGACAATTTATATCTTGATTCTGTTCAAAACCCTGATGAGGAACAGCTAATACATGGAATACTCGATGTTATCAATACAATAGTGATTCCTAAAAATTTAAAGCTTTGTGGATATAATATCAAAGGATTTGACATACCGTATCTTTTCAAAAAATTCCTACACTATAAAATGACACCGCCTGCCTGTGTGAATTTCTTTAATAAGAAACCATGGGAGGTTGAATGTCTTGACCTTATGGAATTATGGAAGAATAATTCAAACCAGCAAATCGCGACATTAGAGGAATTCGCATTTGCCCTTGGTATAGAGTCACCTAAAACCGAGCTTTCAGGAGACAAGGTTCATGAGACATATTATAAAGGCGAGCATGAACTGGTTAAGAAATATTGTCAGCAGGATGTTATGTGTTGTGTTAAATGCGTTTACGAAATTCAAAATTTAGTTTAACATAAATATATCGTATAAATTGTTGAACATTTAAAATATTTTAAGTTATGCCAATACGAAAAGTACATGGAGGATATAAATTCGGCAAGGTCGGAAAAGTATATCGAACAAAGAAAAAAGCTGAAAAACAAATGCGAGCAATGTATGCACATGGATTAGCTGAAGAGACCAAGGACCTGCCGACATTCAGTGCCGTAATAAATGAAGAAATTAATCCGCAAGTAGTAAATCATTCTTGGCAAGTATCTGATTTTATGAGAGGTGCTGAGCAAATTGATAAAAGTTTAACCGATTTGGTTGATAGTTTCTTGAATAATTTTGTCAATAAAATTTTTACATATTACTCACAGCAGGCTGATTTAAATGACAGTGATAAAATTATAACGCCAATTGTCATAAGCCTTAATTCAGTAAGTTCTAAAAAACAATCAAAACCATTTGAAATCGTCATCGATTCAAATTATGAAGAACCATTATTAAATGATGGAAAGTACGGCCTTAGTGAAAAAACACGGTTTGTAAAAATAGATCAAGAAGATGATTATAAAACACTAGTCGGTAATATAATCTATTCTGATAGTGCGACAATGGAAACACTTGGTAAATTTTACTTTAATAAATTTTCACTCGGCCAGTCTTTTGTAATATCTATTAGAAATGAAGAAGGTGAAGGAACTCAATATGCAAAACAGGCATTTGATTCAGGATGTAATGCAAATAATGGCATTATAGAATTTACTTTGAACAATTATCCTGATTTTGCTGAACTTGCTAATAAGTTTATAAATTCATTGAATACGTTATAATACTATGGAAAATTTAAAAACTTTCAACAGCTTCATCAATGAAGCAGCTTCACTCGAAAAGGGACCTGATGGAATGTATCATCCTAAATACAAGTTTGAGCTTAAAGCTCTTATGGAACAGTTGATAAAGAAAAGAGGTAATAGAGGTGATTTCAATGATATTGATACATCAACCATTACTGATATGAGTGAATTATTTAAGTATAATAAAGAATTTAATGGAGATATTTCTAAATGGAATACAAGCAATGTCAAAGTCATGAAAGATATGTTCTTTAAAGCAGAAAAGTTTAATAGAGACATATCTCAATGGGATACAAGTAAAGTCACTGACATGAGTAATATGTTTGATGATTGTCCAATAAAAGAGGAATATAAACCAAAATTCAAATAATAAGTAGGATTAAAAAATTCTTATCTAAAATACTTCAAAAACAACCCTGTCAGAAATGTCAGGGTTATTTTATTTTAAAATAATTTGAAAATTTTTCAAAATTTTGATCCAACTTTCAAAAATCTGTATTATATTTACCTCAACAAATTAACATTAAAACAATGAGGATATGAATACAATTTATGTAATGAAGGACAAAGAATATTCAAGAGAAGAAGTTCTTGAGTCTTGGAACAGGGTGATAGCAGCTGTTGACAAATACTACAGCAAGGCTAAGAAAGTCTGTAGCTGGGATAACAAGTACAGTTTCTTTCGAGAATTCATTTTTCCTAAGACAAAGCTCTGGACATTTGATATTCTTAACAAAGCTGTTTTTAATAAATTAAGAAGTTATGACACTCCGTTTCTAAGGCTTTCAAATGGATACATGCTTGACGGATTCGGACGTAATGTAACATATTTCAAGTTGGGAGAAAACGGATCGTGTTATTTCGATGATTTGGAAGGTAATAAAAGATATGGTATCGAATGTACACGATTCCTAAACGGTAATACAAGAGTAAGAATTTTTATCAGTGAACAATTAAATATTAACAATTAAAATTAAGGATTATGAGAGAGGAAATTACAGAAAAGCTTGTGATCGTAAAGACTCCTAAAAAGATCACAATGTATGTTGCTGAAGATGGTACAAAATTTCAGGACAAGCAAGACTGCATATGTTATGAATTAAAGCCAAAATGGAATAATTGGCTTGAAAAGTTCGATGTGAAGGAAATTGAATCCGAAAATTCTTCAACAGATACAATTGCATTTATGTATCATAAGGAATATGACAGTGAAATCCGGGAGTTCCTAAAAGCATATTCAAAATATTATAAGTATGCCAAGGATGGTAAAATTTACCCTCGGTATCTAGGTAATCTTACAATAAGTGTATTAGGACATGTCGAAAATGAGATTAATAAAAAGGAATTTATCGATAAGGAAATATACAAGTTTAATGTATATTATGATGAAGGAGATATTGACTATGAATATGGTACCTATGAGGTGGAATTTTTAGGTTGGGAAGAGGAGTCCTCAAAACTTCATGAGAAAATACAAGAACTTGAAAAAATATTTGGAAAGAAATTTATTATTAACAATTAAAATTAAACAGTTATGAGTCCAGTAGTTCCACATTCGACATATACTCATCATAGTCATCATCAAGACAATTATAAACAAGTTTCGTTCACCTGTGATTCTTGTCATTCAAAATGTTATGTAAGCATAAAAGATGGTGACAATATTCCAAATGTGTGCAATTATTGTCAGATGACAACCTGTGAAAAAGCTGTATATAGCGGATTTGGAATATTTGTTTTTATAATAATCGGAATTCTGATTGTAAAATGGTGCAGAGCATAAGAAAATTTGTTGTTTATTATTAAAAATTAAAATTATGGCTTGGAATACTTTTAATAAGCAGACTGCTGACAGTACTGCAAATACTGCAAAGCTTTTATCTATAATCGCAGAAAAAAGTAAACTTATAGATCTTTTGCTAGACTCAATTGACCATTCATATCTCCAAACTGACGGAACATATGGAGATTTGTCAAAAGAGGTTTCTGACAAAGTAGAATACATTAAAAAGTTAAAATATAAGAATAAACTTGATGATTATAAAAACCAAGAATCTCAAGAATTTAATACTGAAGAAATTAAGAACCTTGATGGTACAATCGTAAATTTCATTCTTCCAAGACTAAAAGCATTTAGGGAATTACGAGCTTCAACTCCAATAGAATTCGAAGAAGATGATTCAAATATTAAGAAATCAAGATTTGCGATGGATTTTAATTCTAAAGAAGATTGGCTTGCCTCACTTAATTATATGATTGATTATTTTGAGAAATATGAAAAATATAAGAATAGTAAAAGTGGTTCATGGAAAGCAATGACTAATACGACTTTCCAAACACTTGGAGAATGTTTTTCAAGACTTAACATTAAATAAATATGTTTGACTTTAATTATTAAAAATTATGAATTCACTAATTATTATCATTCCGGGAATTTTGAATTTCCTTTGTTGGTTTTTACATTTAAATGCGACGCATGCAATGTCATTTTTGAAATTTTTAATTATTGTACCAATTTCATTTTGTCCTGTCATAAATATTGCATGTCTTATAATATTTATTATTTTAAGGCTCATAAATATTACTAATGATTATGAGAAGCTTAGTACATGTTATGATGAGGATAATCTTCTAGGCATGTCAAAAGAAATTGACACTGATACGATAAGTGGAAAAATAATTAAGTTTTTTACTAAAAACAGATAAGATATGGATATGATGATACTCATTCCAGCAATATTAAATTTTTTGTGTTGGACAATACATTTAAGCGCTACAAAACGTCTCAGCTTTATAAAGTTTATATTTTTTACAGCTTTGTCAATTTGCCCTGTTGTAAATATACTGTCTCTTTTTGCATTTGTACTTTGTGCTGTGCTAAGAGCGATATGTACTTCTGAATTTTTTGAAGGATCTGATTTAAACAGTCCTTTCGGATTCTCTGTTGAATATGACGAAACAACATTAAGCGGTAAACTGATAAAATTACTTTCAAAAGACAGATAAGATGGAAAATCCTAATTTGACGTTCAAACAATTCATAACTAATATTTTTAAGAAACTTTCCTGTTGCCATAAGTGGGAATTGTTGACAAAAACAGAACATATTGACAAATATCATGTATCTTTACCAAACGAGAAACCGTTAGTGAAATCAACAACTTATGTGTTTACATGTAAGAAATGTGGCAAACTTCGTAAGTTTACCGTGTAATTACAATTTCTCAAATCTTATAAATAATTAAGAAGGTAAAGATTTAAAATTTTTAAGCTATGACAAAAATAAACTCAAAAATTATCCGTCTCGACGGCGAAATAGTCGAGTCAGCTGATGTTGTTGAAAATTTAATAAATGCGTTTGAAGATTCTGACGCAATGTCTCAGGATATTGACGATTTACATTCAGAAGCAATTTTAACAATTCTGACACATATTAAATCATCTGATGTTGATGACAGCTATGATTTGGAATTTAGAGAATTGAAAATAACTGATATTGATTTTCCAAGCCTTAACTTGTTTTATGACAAAGCTGCATATGTTATATTAAAAACTGTAAAGACGGTATTTAAAGATGTCGTTACAATTCTTGATGCACAGCATGAGTTATTTTCACAGACATTCTATGTTCCTGAACAAATGTTTTTCACGGCATTGAATACAAAAATGAATGTCGATATGGCATATGAACAAGATTCTGTATCTGAATCATTCTTGAATAAAGTTTATTTGACAGGTACGGAATTGAGATACTGTGACGAGTTCGCTCTTGAATCGAAAGAAGACAGAGAAGTAATCCACAATGTAATGCACAAAAATGATGTTGCATTGTATAAGTCAAATAAAAAGGTATTTGAAGCACTTTCAAAAATGTTCAACGTTGTAAAAACAGAAAACAAGAACATCTTTAAGTTATACCATAAACCACAAGGTTCTTCTGAATATGAAAACCTCGGTGTACGTGTACGTTGTTCAAACAGACTGCTTGCATCTGTTGACACTTTCAAAATGAAATCTGAAAGTTCTATTCTTGAACTTAACAGAGAATCAAATGAAAGCTTGAATAATTATTATAAGACTAAAATAAACCAATTGCTTAAAGAAGAGAAGAAAGCGACAATCAACATCCCTAAGAATTGTCAATCTTTGATTCTTGAATTCCTTCCAGTTCTTTGCACGCCTGAAACTGTAAATCAATGCGAGTTGACAACAACAGGAGTTGATACGCCGAAAATGGAAATCAAGTGTAATGAAGAATTGCCTCAGGAACTTCAAAATAAGGTAAAAGACGCTATTGACAAAGCAAAATCAATCTACAATTCAAATGAGAGTGCTAAGAAAATTGTTACGATGTACTATCAGATTAAAGAACTTTTGAAAGGTCTTACAGAAGATCAAGTTCGTAAAATGTCTCCTTTTGAACAGGATGAGATGATTTGGAATCTTTTAGCTATTAAGAATTCAAGTCAAAATAATGAAGAAGGCATGGTAGGTTAATTTATAGCCTACCATTCTTTATTTTCAGCATTTCGTTGTTTCTTATATAAGGAGTTTATTTAAGCTCCTATAATTGAAATTACACACTATAAAATACTAAACGGAACTAATAGTATGATAAGCATTGAAAACAATGATTGGAAAGTTTGTCTTACAGAAAGTTATGACGGCTATAATCAGATAAGTTTTGTAAATGGAGTAGAAACAACAGATGGAGGAACACATGTAGACTATGTAATAAATGAAATTATTAAAAAATATAAAGCCTTGTTTGATAAGAAGAACAAGTGCAATGTTCCCCGTTCGCTAATTATTCTTAATTTTTTCATATTCATCAGTGCGACTGTAAAGAATCCAAAATTCAGCTCGCAGACAAAGACTAAATTGGTTTCATCTTCTTCAGACTTCTATAATCCTATTGAAATTACTGACAAGTTCATAAAGGAATTATATAAGTCAGAGATAACAAACCTTTTACTTGACATGCTTGCAAAGAAGAACGAGGCTGATGAACGGACGTCGCTCAGAAAACTTAATTCACAGCTGAAACGGCTTTCAGTAAAGAAACTTGTCGACTGCTCTCTTGCTGGAAAGGACAATATCAATACAAGCCTTTCAATAACTGAAGGTGATTCTGCGTCTGCAGGTTTCAGGAAATTCAGATCTGCCAAGACACAAGCTTTATATCCTATAAGGGGTAAATTATTGAATGTCAGATGTGCGAATAATTCCAAAATATACGCATCTGAAGAACTGAAAGGAATTATGTCAGCTATGGGGCTTAAAATAGGCGAAGATCCGTTTAAGGATGGAAAATGCTCGCTCAGGATTGGTGAAATTAGAATATACTCTGATGCTGATACAGATGGCTCGCATATTGCTGGACTTATTTTGAATTTCGTCGCAAAATACTGGCCGTCGATGATAAAGAACCACAGACTTGCAAGAGTCAATACACCGATTATAAAAGCGACAAATACAAAAAACAAATCTGAACAATACAGGTTTTACTACTTAAATGAATATAAGGAATGGGAAAAGACACATCAGGCTTCAAAGTATGCGATAGAATACTACAAGGGCCTTGGTGCACTTGACGACAAAGAATATCAAGAAATCGTTCAGAATCCGAATATCTATTATTATGAGTTGGATGATGTATATGAGGAGGAATTGGATATTTGGTTTGGTGACGACGCGGATAAAAGAAAGGAAAAAATGTCAAAAACAATTTAATTTTTGTGAGTATGTCAGAGACAGAAGCAATTACAAAACGCCAGAAAAAATTGTCTGATAATAAGGATTCTATGAAAGTAGTCGTAAAAGTCAGCAATATTTTTTCAGATATTAAGAACTCAAACCAAGAAAAATTAAAAGTAACTGTTTAAAATTATAATTACAAATGGACAACACAGATTCACATACGGAAGTCGTAATACTTTCATATATTGTACAGAATCCAAATTATTTGAAGTTCCTGACTAAGAATATGTTTAGTTTCGACCTTCTTAACACAATAGTTGAAGAAATCAAAACCTTCTACTATGAGTTTAAGGAAATGCCGACTGAGACACAGTTAAGGAACCAAATGACTTTAAAGAACGGAGATGATCTTGACTTTGATGTCACACAGGCAATATCTGAAATATACAATCACGATTATATCGAGGATGAATGGTGTCAGAAAACTACACAAGGATTTATTCAGTCAGTGACATTGAAGAAGAATATGACAAAGGCTGCTGAATACCTTAGTTCTATTGATATTTCTTTAAGTAATGCGGATGAGGCAGTCAATAAGGCACTTGATATGATTGATGCTACAAGGCAGATAAATTTCGATACCAATTTAGGTTCGAATTTCTTTGATCCTGAATCACACAAGCCTAAAAAACTGCAAACTGTACCTTATACGTTTTCAAGTATTGACAGAGCTATCGGCGGAATAGAAGTCGGTACGCTTACGGTATATCTTGGTGTTACAAATGTTGGTAAATCTGTATTTTTGTGTAATGATGCAGCATTTTATGTAAAGCAAGGTAAGAATGTGTTATACATAACTTGTGAAATGTCAGAACAAAGAATTGGAGCACGTATTGCAAGAAACTTACTGAATTTGACAGGAGAAGAGTATGAGGCGATTTGTGAATCCAAATCTGGCATAAAACGAGAAATGGACAAATTTAAAACCTCGATGCTTAATAGGACCGGTAATCTTTGGATAAAGCAATATCCGCAAGGTACCTGTACCACAATCGATATTGATAATTATATCAAAACGATTGAAGATAAAGAAGGATTTAAGGTCCATGTGGTTCTTGTCGACTATATCGGGATTATGGCGAATTACAGGAGCATGAATTCTGATAATACTTATAACTCCTTGAAATACATATCACAAGACCTAAGAGCAGTTGCAGTGAAGCAACAAGTTTCAGTAATAACAGCCTGTCAGCTTAACAGAGGTGCTTATGATTCTATGAATGATGTGGAAATTAAGAATATTTCAGAATCAAAAGCAGTTGCCGACAACTCTGACACAATTCTTGGTATTATTCAGAATGATGCAATGAGAGAGGATAATACATATAAGTTAAAACCTGTCAAAGTCCGTGATGGAAAACGAGGAGACATTTATTGTAAGATTGATGTCGACTATGACAAAATGCAACTGTCTGAAAGACTTTTTGATGATGACGAAGAGTAAGGTATTTTTATTAAAAATTTAAAACATGGATGTAATTTTACCTTTACACAGTGACATTTCAAAAACTGCACTACAAGACAATCTTGAAGCAAAATTTTGCATATACGGACTTTTTAAGAATTTCAAAGACTTAAACAGGTTGTTTATTGTTACAAACACTGAAGTAGAGATAGATTCTATCAATTCTGAGGGTATTATAGACAAATCAAGGATAATATATGTAAATAGGGGAGATGATTGCGCACAGGCGAAAGATGCTGTAATTATTGATAAGATTGCAGCAGTCATTTCAGCATATCCTGATTTATCTGAAGATTTTTTATTTATTTCAGATGACCAGCTTTTCATAAAACCTACTTATGCTTATGAAATCGTACCTTTAATAAGGGAAGGTATTACAGGTTCTGGAATTTATAGGAGACGAGTACAAAACACGCTTAACAGGTTTGAGAATCCAAAACTTATGGAACCTCACCAGCCAAATATCTTTAATAAGACAATGTTCAAGAAAATGATAAGTGAAATTGACTATATTAAAGAATTTGAATCAGTTGTAATTTATACATTATATTTCAACTATGTGAAAGAAGATGTCTTTACGTCTTGTCCAATATATTATCATGTCGGTGTTGAGGATGATAAGATAATTCCTGATAATTGTAAAATTCTTGCATTCTGGAATGGTGCATTCAAGGATACAAAGTATAGGAACTTAATTAAAGAAAAATTATTTTCAAAATAATTTGAAAATTTTCTAATGATTTTAATTCAACTTTCAAAAACTTGTATTATATTTACCTTAACAAATTAAATAACAGAGTTAAACAAATAATTATAAATATATCATAATATAAGTTAAGCCTTAAAAAAGATTATGGAAAATTTAAAGACTTTTAGAAGTTTCATCAATGAAGCAGCTTCAATAGAAAAAGGTTCTGACGGAATATATCACCCTCAAAATAAAGAAGAATTAAAATCACTTATTAAACAGCTTATAGAAGAAAGAGGTTATGAAGGTGATTTTAATGATATAGATACATCTGCATTGACTGATTTTAGAGGTGTGTTCTATGAAATGAAATCTTTTAATGGTGACATTTCCAAATGGAATGTTAGTAATGCTACAGATATGTATGGCATGTTTCAACGGGCAGAAAGTTTCAATAGAGATATATCTAAATGGAATGTGAGTAAAGTACGAGAGATGGGATGTATGTTCTGTGATGCCTATGCTTTCAATCAACCTATAGGTGGTTGGGATGTACATAATGTGTTCGATATGGCATATATGTTCTGTAATGCTAAAAATTTTAATCAAGACCTCAATTCATGGAATCTTGACAGTGCTGATATGGTTAACGGTATGTTTAAAGGAGCTACACATTTTAATCAAGACTTGAATAAATGGAATATGTCTAAAATACATTCTACACATGCTATGTTTGCCTATGCAGAAAACTTTAATGGTGATATATCTACATGGGATGTTCGTCGAGTTGAAGACATGCATGACATGTTTCTTCATGCAATAGAATTTAACGGAGCAATTGGAAATTGGAATGTGTCAAATGTAAAAACAATGGTTGGAATGTTTGCGTATGCGAAGTGCTTTAACCAAGACTTGAGAGACTGGAATATTGACAATGTAAAATACTACAATTATATGTTTGAAGGTTGTTCTATTAAAGATGTGTACAAGCCTAAGTTCAAAAACTAAATTTCAATAAATTATATAACAACCAAAATGATAAATTTTTGTAAAAACACTTGACTTTTCTAAATACAATCTATATATTGCAAATATGAAAAGTAGTTGATGAGTCTTACATAGGTGAGATAGTCAATAGAGGCTGGTTGTTCCAGCCGGTAAAGTTTAGAAATCTGTATCAAATTCCTAAACTTTATAAATAAATTCGTATAATTGGTAATAATTTTAATAGGATTTAGAACATTTTAATATAAAAATTATGGAAAATTTAAAAACTTTCAGAAATTTCATCAATGAAGCAGTTTCAATAGAAAAAGGTACTGATGGTATGTATCATCCTAAAAGTAAAGATGAGCTTGAAGCACTTATAGAACAGTTGATAAGTGAAAGAGGTAATGAAGGTGATTTCAATGACATTGACACTTCTCTTGTCACAGACATGAACTACTTGTTCTTTCAGAAGAATGACTTCAACGGTGACATAAGCAAGTGGGACACTAGCAATGTCACAGACATGAGTGCGATGTTCTGCCAATGTGACAAGTTCAACTGTGACATCTCTGGCTGGGACACTAGCAATGTCACGAACATGAACTCAATGTTCACTTGGTGCAAAGAGTTCAACCAAGACATCAGCAACTGGAACACAAGGAATGTGAAGAGCATCTCAAACATGTTCTTCAGAGCAGAGAAGTTCAATCAGCCAGTCGGAAAGTGGGACACGGGGAATGTCAAAGACATGAGCCACACATTTGAGTATGCGCTATCTTTCAATCAAGACTTGAGCAAGTGGAGCACGAAGAAAGTGAAGACTATGGAGAAGATGTTCTATGAAGCGAAAGCGTTCAACAGCGATGTGACAACTTGGGACACTAAGAATGTGAAAGATTTCAACGGAATGTTCTGTGGAGCAAGCTCTTTCAATCAAGACATAAGTAAGTGGAACACAAGCAAAGCGATTGACATGTGTGGAATGTTCTGCAATGCAACTTCTTTCAACCAAGACATCTCTTGTTGGGACACGAGCAATGTAGAAGGCGTCTATGAGATGTTCTGGGGAGCAAAAAGCTTTGATCAAGACTTGAGCGGATGGAAGCTTGAGAAAGTCGATAGCTGGATTGACAAGATGTTTGACCACGACTACAAGAACGGAATGCCACGCAAATATGTCGAGATGAGTGGAGCTTTCATGAACATGTTCAAAAATCTTCGAAGATAATTAAAGAAGAATATAAACCTCATTTTAATTAAAATTATGGAATTTAAGACATTCAATACATTTATAAACGAATCATCTAAACATATGAAAACTTTTGCAGAACTTAAAAGAGGTAATTACATTTATTACTATTCAGGTAACTTAAAAGCAGCTAAGCAGCTTAGATTCAAAAAACTAGAAGGTAAAAATCTATTTTTTACTTTCGACGGTGAAGAGTTTTATTTTAGTATTAAAGATGTTGATACAGGAGTTTGTGCAAACCTTAACACAAGGACAATGATTAAACGACGTTATATCATTTGTACCGATAAAACTGAATTCATTGAACGACTTAGTAAAATAGGTGTCAATATTACAGACAAAGACATTATAAAATAATCATTTTTATATAGTCAATTACAAATGCCTCTTATTAGCTTTAATGAGAGGCATTTTTATCTCGATATAGTAAAGTTAATTGCGAATGAGTATTTTGTCAAAGCTTCTTTATCAATAACAGTTTTCTTAATAAGTTGGTCGCTTGTGTCAGACAATGCATGTGATTCAAGAAGCTTATATCCTTGTTCTTCCTTTTCAGCATCAGTTACAGACATATCATAATCATTTACAATTTCAGAAGATGTATGTTCTTTTTTGATATACAGGTTTGCTGATTCTATATGATAGAAAGACAACAAGTTTTCTTTTATGTAATCTTTTGCAAAATCCAAATTAGACGTACGAGACTTATATAGGTTATAATTCAACATTTTTGTAAGGTTTTCTACAAAATCTGTATTGTTGATTATATAGTCAGTCAATCTGTTATTAAATAAGAAGAATAATTGTACTTGATTGTCATTTTCTATATAAAGCAAGTCCTTATAATCTATTTTATAAAGTAGGTCATTTACATCAGATGCTTTTATTTCCAAACTACCAAGACTGAAATTGTCAATATATATTTTATCAGGAATATTTACAATTCTTGATGAAAAATATGCTGATGACTCTTTCATATCAATATTAATTGTCTGATTTTCAAAAACTTTTGATTTTGATGATACAAAATTTGTAGTACGAATAAAGTAATCATTATCAAAATTACTATGAAGTATGTTTATTTGTCTGAAATCAATTGGATATTTTTCTTCAGTGTAATATCTTGTATCAATGTCAATCTTTGTAGTTCCATTAATAAGTCTGTGATAACCTTCACTAATCATAAATGGAAAATATACTTCTGTTGGACGAACAACAAGGTTTATAAACGTATTTGACTTACATAAGAATTTTGTAGGATTCGAATTGGATGAATTTGTAAAGAAAATAATATCCTTTGCTTGTGGTTCGTATTCACCATTATATCTTTTTATGTTAATCAATGAAGGTAATTCTTTTTTCTGTATGTCACAATATGTATATACGTGGTTGTTTGTAGTAGCCGTCTTACTACAAGGTTCGTAAAAATCATTGATTATTATATCCTGAGGATATTCTATTGATATGTCAAGGACTGGTGCTTCTTCAGTCCCTCCAACAGAATACATCAAAAAGTCTTTCGTATTGATTCTACTTACAAAGTTGTATGCGTTCTTATGGAAATAGGACTGAGTATACAAACTTGATGTTGATGGAGTATTTGTAAAATAAAATTCAGCAGATATTATGTCATCTGTTATTTCATCTGATATTGTAAGCGAGAAGTAATTATTTTCAATTTTTTTGAAAAGACACTTATCTGGATCATCAATTACAGTACCGTTTGAAAGATTAAGTTTTATAGATACTTCATCAGTACCATTTTGATTTTTATTAAGATATGCGCTGAACATATAATTATCAATGGTACTGAATACATGCTCTGAACCATCTTTAATTTTGTTTATATCTACTTTTAACAACATTTCAAGTTCAGTTCTTGAAAGCTTTTGAATGTTTTTAGGTATATAGAATATATTATTTGACTTATGTGCAACCATGTATATCAGTGTCCTTGTAAAATTATATTCATTAAACTGAATATTGTATGAAGGATCTTCTGATGACTCTGATTCAGAATCTTCATTCCATGTCTGCAGAATTTTAAAGAATTGGAGGAATAAGACATATTTTTTATCATGATTGACAATACAAATAGGTGTATTAAAGTCTATTGAGTTATCAGTATTGAATATAGGTATGTTAAGTATTGTCAATTTATAGTTTAAGAAATAGTCTGAAAGTTCGCTTATTGTTTGTTTATCATCTATTGTCTTTTGTTTAACAATGAATTTCAAACCTTTTAGCAGACATTCAAGATTGTTTCCAGATTTTATGATAAGCTTATAGAAATCATTATACAAATATTCAGGATATTCTTTTTCAAATAAGTCATAATAAATGTCTTCATCTGCAGTGAATAAATCTACCCAATCTTCAATTGACAAGAATTTCCAAGAAAAATCATCTTCTGAATCGCTAAGTAATTTTGTAGTTGAAAAATGTTTTGAAGCATTTATATATAATCTATTTTGTTTATTATATTTGTTAAGATAAAAACCTACGTCATGAGTATAATCATATAAAGATGTGTCATTCATGTCAAGGTTTTGACAAATATTATTATGTCTGAATATTTTTGAAAAGTTCAAATTTATATTATACATCAAAGCATCAAGGCTTCTGTCTTTATATGAAAATAATGTAATTGCCTTTGCTGTTTTATTTGTAAATGACAGTTCAGGTATTGCAAGCTCTTCAAAAAAGTTATATTCAGAATTAAGACTTTTATTGTTTGTATCAAGTAATTGATTGCAATATGCAGATGATTTTATTTCATCAGCATTCATAATAAGGTTTGATGACAAAACAACCTTTTCTTTATCAGCTAAATCAAGTGTTGCAAGCAGGTAATAATCTTGATCAATTAAATATGGCCTAGTCTGTTTTATATCAGAACCATATCTCTGATCTATATCATTATTATTATACTTAATTTCTATTTTCTCTGTTTCAGGATTTTCAGTATATCCATGTGGTATTGAAAATTTTAAATATGTCGGTTCATTTGATAAATTTGAGTTATCAATTAAAATTGATGTATCAGTTACTACTGGATATGACTCAATAATATCCTGTTTTAATGATGGTGATAATATAGATGTGTCTATATCCTCAACATGATTTTCATTTATTTGATTATCTATATTCAGTACTGTATCAATTTCAGTTTTTAAAGCCGTATCATTACAGACTTCTGAAATTATGTAATCATTAAATGAAAAAATATCTCTTACAGGCATAAAACTCAGCATACCTGAATAAGGATAAAATTTTGAATAAATTTTTATTTGGTCTTGATTTTCAAGAATTGGTGATTCAAGCTCGAGGAATAAATAATGAGCAAGTTCTTGTCTGTCATTGTAATTTTCATTAGTTTCAAACATATCCATATTATATTCCATATTAGGAACTAATACAGGAGTATCATTTATTGAAACATATGAATTAAGAATTTTTACATATTCTCCATTAACATTGATATATTTTTCTTCTGATTTAAGGTTGTCGAAAATATGTAATAAATCTATATTGACAATTGCTGTTTTCAGTCTGTCATCGGTGCCTCCTACAAAATTTAGCAATAACCCAGATTCAAGGATACTATAAGAAGATGTTCCTATAATTTCAGCATTGTCTAAAAAATTTTTACTTGTTATTACTTGTATTGATTTATGCTTGCTGTCATTTATATTTCTTATACAGACTGTTATATTTTCTCCGTCATCATAATAGAAAACTTTTATCCAAGATTCAGAACTGTTTACAGCATCGACAAAATGCGGAATATCGTAATTTGTAAGGTTTTCAATGTTCAATGTCATATATTCATCTTCAGATTCTTCATATAAAGAATCACAAACTTTTATATATGCATTGTCTGAAAAAATATAGTCAGAATTTACTTTGAAACAAAATACGTCGTGTGAAGGATTTTGTAGTTTGAATCTTATTGATGCCGATATTGTTTTATGCTGCATCGATACAAATTTTTCAATATCAACAGATTTTTCCTTAAAGGTAAAAGCTTTGCCTATAAGACTGCTGCCTAAACTGTCAAGAGTCTCAACTTCATGTAAGTTTCCATCTTTATCTGTTAAAGTATAAAAACCTTTATTTATAGTATCTTTTTCTTTAAGGTAATCCATTGTCATGTCATATAATTTTAGTCCGCAAGAATTGTCACTCTTTTAGCATTGTCATCTTTAGAATTTACTATATAGCTTGAACTTAATTTGTCTGAATTAAGTGATTCATCACATTTAAAATTTACAATCTTGAATCCTGTGTTATATATTGGATCAGTACTTACAAAATTATTCTTCCTAATAGAAAGTTTCTCAAATTCAATATTATTACAGTACATCGCGAAATATCTATTTACTTCAAAGTCATCAGCATTTTCATCGTCAAACATTATTTCAATATTTAAGATATTAGCCAATACCATATTGTTTGAATAGAACAGTTCTGAAAGACGTCCATTTTCTACATTCAGGCATAAGTCATTTCTAATAATCGTAGATATATCAACTTTTCTTGACGACATGCTTCCAGAAAGGTAATCAATGCCTCTGATATAAATGTAAGGTTGGTTGACAAGAAGAGGTGAATCATAAAATTCTTTTTGATTTACATATCTTCTTATATACCTGCCAAACTTTGTATTGTCTGTAATGTTTATTGTTTTGACAATTTGCATTTGTCTTACAATTTCTTTATTTGACATTGTGTATATTCCTGTTTCAGAACTTTCTGAATCTTCAGAATTTTCATAATTATAGTTAGTGTTGCAGGCACCTGGAATCTTAAAAATTACGATATATTCAGGAAGTTGTTTTTTCAAGTATATTGGAGCTTCGACTGATATTCCTGCACCGTATACTGACTTATTTACAAGTGAGCTTTTCATAGCGTAAAATCTTTCAAACTGATTATATGCTCTTGATGTAAATTGACTGTTTGCCGATACCTGTTTAAGCTGGTATGCAATCGTATTCGGCAGTAATGATTTATTTTGAGTATAAAATTCATATAGGTCCTCATTATAGTAAGATGTTTCAGCATTGACACCATAATATGAGTACATTGTTTTTGACAATGTTGGATTTGCCTGATATGACCTTAAAAATACTGAATCATTTTCAGCATTGTATACAAGCTTTATATTTGTTGTCAATCTAGGATTTGTTCTTAAAATCATATAAGAACTTGAATCGTATATTTTATCGTAATTTTCAGTATTCATTTATATATAAAGATAAACCTTTATTATTTATAACTGAAATTTTACAGACGGTTTCATTTCACGTCTGTTAAGTATGAGTTCCTCTTTCATAATGCCGTTATTACTATTGTATAATAATTTTATGCCTGTAACGACATACCAGCCTGAAAGAGATTCATTATATACCTGCATATTTTTATCCGTTGATGATTCCAAACCTTCATCTATACTTGTCAGCCTTACTGTTTTATCATCATTGTCATCTTTATCTGTTGATTTGGTTGCAGACACAAGAGCAGAGTTTGTGTCATAAAGGTCAACATATAATTTTGAATATAATGTTATTGCGGGATTATAACTTGATAAACGGACCTTAAGCCCGAATGATTTACAGAAAGACAGGTTAAAATTATTTTGAACACCTGCAAAATGATAATTCTTGTGGACGTTATCGCATAAAAATCCGAAATCCGTAAAAGCGATATTGTCATCCCTTAAATTGTCTTCTACTTCAGAGTTTACAAGTCTCGATTTCGAAATCGGAATCATCGTTTCTGAAGCATTTGTTATAGGGTCGACATATTCAGAAATAAATTCATTGCTGTCATAATCGTAGTATTGCACATATTTTTTATATCCTTCGGATGTTTGGTTCCTCATTATTGTCTCATATTTTTCGAAATAGTTGTTCCAAATATCTTCTGATATTTTATTTGTAATCATGTACTCCACTTCTTTTGTCTGATCAGATTCTTCAAATATTTTGTCAACAGGTATTTGTGTCTTGAATACCTTCATAGTTTTATTTGTTTTTCTGTCAGTCTGTTCAAACAATCTGTTTACCTCTACATAATTCAAATCATAAAAATAATCAATAAATCCTGTTATAAATGAATTGTCGTCTATATAAGAATGATTTAAAGTATTTTCTATAAACGAATCGCAGTTCGCATTTGAGTTTATCCAAATCTGTTCATCATTTGAGCTTTCAACATTTGAAGAAAATCCAAGCTTATATTTTCTTGCAATAGATGCAAGGGCATTAAAGCTCGTATCTTTTATACTTTCTGATGTCCTCTTCATAAAATCAGGAACTCGAAGCTTGCCGTTTACGCTTCTTACCCTCATAGTTGAATGTTCATAAGTATATGTCCTCAATACTGTACACGAGGTTACTGTAAAATCGCATCTAATCGGCAATAGGTCATGTGATGTCTGAGGTGCTATATAAATTGAGATTACAGAATCATTCGTAATCATATAATCACTATCGAATGTATTTTGTAAATCTTTGAATTCTATCTTTACAGTAGGTATGAATGACGAACAGGACAATTCAAATATATTAATATCAGTATTCGATAAAGTAATACCGTTTATTGATATTATTGGAAGAATAGCCGACGCCGTAACCTGACTGTCTGTTGATGTCAGCTTGTCAGGCACTGAAAGGTCTCTTAATTTTAAAGTTGAAGCAAATATTTGAACAATATCGTAAGAATTTGTCATTGCTTATAAAATTAGGTTAATAATAATGTTCTACGTTTTTTAGGCTGTGAAATACTGTCGTTATTCACATCATTGAAAATTTGTACTTCTGATTCTGAAGATTCTACAATGTCATTATCACATATAATTTGTAATTCTGATTCTTCATCAGCTGCAGCATATTCAGATTCTGTAATTATTTCTGATTCTTCAATGAGTTCTGATTCTTCAATGAGTTCTGATTCAGATTCTTCATTTGTAATATATTCTGAATCTTCTGACTCTTCAGTTGTTTCAGAGTCTTCAATAACCTCTGATTCTTCAATAAGTTCATATTTTTCAGAATCTTCTTCAAAGGTTTCGGTTATTTCGGAATCTTCAATATCTTCTGATTCTTCAACTGGTCGTTTTCCTAATGACAGTATTACCTCCTCAATATTAGTCAATCTTTGTTCGATACTAGAAAATACTGAACTAAAATTAGTTGTATTTGGTTTTTCCTGAATTGGTTCGACAGGTTTTTCCTGAATAGTTTCAGAAGGTTCTTTATCATCATTTACAATAATGCTTCTTGCGACAGCTGTAAGCAATAAAGTAACAATTGGAAGAATTGCGCCTGAAATATATGCAATAAATACTTTTTGTGACTGTACATCAATATCAGTAAAGAATATACTTACAATACTTTGTGTGAACGCAAGCATTTGGCCTTCTGAACTATTTTGACAAATATACAAATAGCATGAATAAACATTACCAATAACCTGTATTAGAGTGAATATTGTCAGCAACATCCAAGCAACTACATTTTTATTGTTTTTTAATATAGTCAGCAATGTCGCTGCAAGCCCGATTTCAAATGTAGCAGCAAGTATATAGGTAAGAGCTGTGGAATTTGAAATGATGAAAAAATCTATCGCATGTATTAAGCTGACAGACATTGTACATATGTACAACAGAATAAATAATATAACTAATGGTTGTTTAAAATTTTTCATATATATTGTTTTTTATAATAAATTCATTCAAATATATTTATAGATAAAGTCATGGATAAAAAATATGTAGTTAAGTCAAATGCGGGTATAAATCTTTGTGTTGGAACACTGAGAGAATGTGTTGCATTTATGAATAACAGCGGAAATTGTACAAAGGTGGAAGATTCAGAAGAGGTGAAATACATGCTTACCGACCTTATAAAGTCTAAAAATAAGCTTATCAATATTGGAGAGTACTGTTATTTACAACCTTTTAAGTAATATGAGCGATATAGTTATTACAGATGAAGAAAGAGAAAGAGCGATGTCCATTATTGAAAGATATCGTTTTTTTGATGAAAAATTTGAGGAACTTCATAAACGTACAAATAGTTATCGTGAAGAATTATTAGCTTTGAAGGAATCTCCAGACAATGAAGAAAGTAATAAAAAAGCTGATGAATTGCAGGCAAATTTGAAAATAACAATGGATGAATATGATTCAGTTTTAATTGAATTCACAGAAGTAATGAATGAAGATGAGAAATTTGAAAAGGAACTTGTTGAAAAATACGGACCTAAAATCCTCGATGCGAATTATCTGAAATTAAATATTTTTAACAAGTTGTCATATTAAAAGCTAAATAAGAAAAATTATAATTAGCTTTGGAGGCATTAAAGCTAAATAAGAAAAATTATAATTAACTTTAACATATTAAAAATTAAAATTATGGAAGTAAAGACAAAATTTAATATCGGTGACAAAGTGTATATTCTTTGTTCTGGTTCCATTTTTAAAGCCATTATTTCTGAAGTTATTATCAATTGTAAGCATTGTAGCAATTCAATACGTTACAAAGTATGTATTTTTGACAGTATTGAAGGAGCTGTAATCTTGGATGATCTGTATAATGAAAATTCAATATATGATTCTATTGATAACTTATGTAAGGCTTTGGAAGATAATGCTACTATAATGAATCCAGAAGAATATCAATCTTGTAAAACAAAAATATAAATTTATGGGTACGACATATAAAAAATTATCAGAAATTGAACACGTCCTTGAAAGACCTGGAATGTATATCGGTTCTACAACTACTGAAAGAGCTACAAAATTTGTATATGATTCAAGCATTAAAAAATTTCGTAAGAAAGAGGTTGATTGGAATGAGGGTTTCATGAAAATTTATGATGAAATCGTAACAAACTCATTTGATGAATCTAAGAGGAACGGAAAACTTAAAGTAATTGAGGTGACTGTTAATAAGTCAGAAAATACAATTTCTGTTTATGATGACGGCGGAATAAGGATTGACAAGTTTGATAAGACAGATAAACGATATATTCCAGATGTGATATTTTCAAGCCTCAGGGCAGGCTCTAACTTTAATGATGATGAAGTACGGCTTGGTGCGGGTACTAATGGAATTGGCAGTGTCTGTACAAATATATTTTCTAAAAGCTTTACGGTAGAAACAGCTGATTCTTCAAAGATGTTCAAAGTGACATACTTGAATAATTTATCAGGAAAAACTGAGCCTGTTGTCAAGCAAAGTAAAAAGCATTTTACAAGAATTACGTATGTTCCTGATTTAGAACGATTTGGAATGTCTGAAATTAGTGATGATTTTATTGACCTGATGAAATCAAGATTGATAAACATTGCTTCTCAGAATTCAAACCTTACAGTAAAGTTCAATGATGACAGTTTTCATTTTTCAAAGTTTCAAGAGTATGCAAGTCTGTATCTACAGGAATTACCAAATCATTTAAAGAATATTGAAGATACTTCAGATGACATTGAAGAAAATAATTCAAATGATTCAGAAACAGAAAATGTCGTTGAAAATCAGGTAGAAGAAATTAAAGAACCTGAACAAAATGTATCTGAGAATAAAGAAGAACAGACTAATACGGTTGAAGACGGTTTTGATATAGATTCAATAGGCTCAGATGAACCAATTCCGTTATTTTAGGTAGAAATAACAAAAATATTGTTTATTATTAGAAACAAATTTATATTTTATGGATATAAACGATTACATTAAATTTATTTCAGAGAATAAAACTGAAAGAGAATGCGTTTCAGCAGCTGAAGAAATTCTTAAAGCATCTGGTTTTAAGGAACTTGAATTACAATTATATAATTCATTAAAACCTGGTGATAAAATTTATTTTAAGAATAAGAATAAAAATATCGCAGCTTTTGTAATTGGAAATAACCCAAGATTAAATCTTTTAGGAGCACACATCGACAGTCCAAGACTTGATGTAAAGTCAATGCCTTTGTATGAAGACACGAATATGGCATATTTCGATTTGCAATATTATGGAGGAATTAAACAGTATCAATGGGTTACAAGACCTCTTGCAATACGTGGTGTTGTTTATACAATGGAAGGTGATAAAAAGTATATAAACCTTGGTGACTATGATGATGACTTCACATTTTGCATAACAGACTTGTTGCCACACCTTGATAAGACGAGGGATAAGAGAACAGCTTCTGAAACCGTCAAGAGTGAAAATCTAGATTTGCTTTTGGCTGCAGAAGTTCATACAAATAGTGAAAGAATTGATCCTGTTAAAAGTAACATACTTGACATTCTTAATAAAAAGTATGACATATATGAAGAAGACCTTTTGTCTGCTGAACTTGAAGTAGTGCCTGCAGGAAAAGCATCTTTTGTAGGACTTGACAGACAAATGGTTGGAGGATATGGACAAGATGACAGAGTTTGTGCTTGGACGTCTTTAATGGCTTTAAAAGATCTTGCCGACAATTATCCAATTCCTTCAAAAACTTGCGGATGTATTCTTGTTGACAAGGAAGAAATCGGTTCAACTTGCGCAACTGGCAGTAATTCAAGATGGCTTGAAGACGTATTAAGAGTTGTTGTATTCTCTCAGGGATCACAAGATGAAATAACATTTGCAAATATTTTGTCAAATTCAAATATGCTGAGTTCTGACGTGACTGCAGCTTATGACCCATTATATGCTGACGTATCTAACAAATCGATGTCGGCAAAACTTGGTGGCGGGTTCACGCTTAGAAAATATAACGGAGGACGAGGAAAATCAGGAGGAGCTGACGCGAATCCTGAATATATTGCGACAATTCGTGCGATATTAAACCGTTCAAATGTTACATATCAGTTTGACACAATGGGTAAAGTTGATGTTGGTGGTGGAGGTACAATTGCTTCAATAGTATGTCAACTTAATATAAACGTACTTGATTCAGGTGTTCCTGTACTTAATATGCACAGTCCGTTTGAAATAACTCACATAGTCGATATTGAAAATGCCTACAAAGGATATTTGGCATTCCTTCAATCAAATGAAGATATTTATTAGTTATGTCAGGAGAAACTTGTAAAGTTGGAAGATATTGGCTGTTAGGAGCTCAAAGAAGAGGTGGCATTTTAGCAGGTGTAAATGGTGAGTATATAAACTTTTATATCATAAAAGGCAGTCAACTTGACAATGAGGAAAACCTGAAAATATTTAGAGAGTTTCTTAAAAACAGATATTCATATACATTAAAAATAGCTTACAAACAATTATGACTATGGATAAGGAAAGTATTAATCAAATTAAGATTCTTAAAAACATATTGTCTAAATTTACTAAACAAGTAAATGAAATTCAGCAAAAAATTCTTGAAATTGAATCAAGTAATGATGAGACATTTGATAAAGAAAGCATAGAAGAAGATGTACTTTATAATGCTTATCAGAATTGGTTTGTAAGTAAAAGGTCTGCTATACCGTATATTGCAAAATGTAAGGATTTGTCATATAAGATTGATTCTGTTGTTATGTTTCAAGGTATGGTAAACGATTATAAGACATTTAAGACATTACTTTCTGAAATTATGAAAGAAAATGAATTAAAGCTTATATACCTGCCTTCTCCAAAATATCCAGATGTATTTAAGACATCACTTGATGGTGTAGAACAAAACCTTGATTTCGACAGGTTCTTTAAAAAATTTACAAGTAAGCCTAAAGATTAAATATTATGAAAATTAAATTTAAAGACTGTAATATTACTTTGACAAGGAATAACTTGATAAAGATTTCAGAAGAAATTGGTGAAAGATTTTATGCAAAGACAATTCAGACAATAACTCATAAAAATTCTTGGGATAAGAAATATGACTCAGTAACAAACAGGGTCGAGCCGATTAATGTTCGTAAAACTAGTAATGGACATATTGTTATTAGAAGTCATGATTTTGATTATACAGATTGTGTATTTGAAAATAATGACCTTATAAAAAAGACTGTAATTGTAGGTTTATGTCCTATTGAATTTGGTGTAAACGAAAATGAATGGAAAATTAATTTTTAAAATTTTTTAATTTTTTGATCCAACTTTCAAAAAAGTCGTATTATATTTACCTCAACAAATTAACATTAAAATTAAACAGAGATGGAAAAGAATGTAGAAATAAAGAAACTAGTTTGTAAATCATTATTGGAAATGATTGAAAACGGTTGTACTGTAGAACAGTTTAAAGAAGAACTTATTAAAAAATGTCAGCAATATAATCTTGATTTATATTTGTCAAGACCTATTTTTGTTGCAGGTCTGACAAGTATTGAATACTTAGAAAAACTCACAGATGATGTAAAAGAATTGTCACTTTCCTATAATTTGACTGAAGATGCTAAAATAACCCTCATATTTTCTGAACTTGGATTTGAAAATATGCGCCGTGGGGAAGTCTGTAGAATGTTTAATATCGATGATATTGGAGAATTTTCAGACGGTTATCATACATTTAATTCTTTGTATGAACAAAGATGTGTCTTATTTGCAGCACTTGTTAAAGCCTACAAGGATAAGACCTGGAAATCAAGAAGACATTCAGACGGTGAAAAATGTTTTGATGGAAACTGGTTTATAGTCGGTATTGAAACACCTGAAGGACAATATACATATCATTATGAAAATAAAGATTGGGAATTGTTTGATTGTAAAGAGATTGAACGTGCTCATGAATGGGACGGACATACTGACAAGGATGTTAAAAGGCTTTTAAGTTTGTAAAATTTTTCAAAATTTTGATCCAACTTTCAAAAAGTTGTATTATATTTACCTCAACAAATTAATATTAACGTTTAAAATTAAACAGAGATGGAAGTAATACCTAAAAAACAGATTAGTACAAATTCTGAAAAGAAAGCAAAAATCATTTATTATGTAGCCGTAAGAGAAGGTAAGCGATTTTTAGAGGCATTCAAAATGAATGATGAAATTTACTATGTAAGAAGAATCAAGCTTGAAAGAGGAAAAGTAACTTTCACAGTTGGAAAGTATTTCATCTACAAATTCAAAAATTTCGATGTTTCAAAATTGGAAGTTTATTACGAACCGAAGTACTGTGATGAAACTTTGAAACAATGGCTTTTGTATCAGAAAAATGTTGTTTTGACTGACAATACAAACAAACAAGTAAAAAGTGAAGAACCAGAAAAAACAAATAATTCGCTATTTGAGGATTTTGAAAATATTCAAGAACCTGAAATGATTGATCTTCCATTTACAGGTCAGGATAATAAAATTGAACCTGATGAAGTAGAAACTACTGAAAACAAGTCACAGACTGCAAAGGATTCAGACTTAAAAAAAGAAAAAATCAAGGAAATTTTTACAGCCGGCTATATGATGGCTTGTCAAAAAACTTGTGAAGCAGCTTTTGAATCTTGGTATAAATTCAATCAAAATGTTTATTAACATTAAAACTTAAAATTATGGCAAACGTAAATGAACAATCAAGCAAGCAGGAAATCTTGAAAGAAATAGATGAACTTGAAAAAAGAAGAAACTCTATTTCAAAAGAGAGCGAAGAATTATCTGCTAAAATTCGTAAGTTGCACCTGCAATTATTTGACAGTAGACAAAGAGAATTTATAGAAAAATTACTTAGTTTTGAAGGTAAATTCGTTTTAATAGAGGACGATCGAAATGACAAGAAAATAATTGTCAGAGCTGATAGTATTTTTGAAAATCCACAACCTTCTCCAGATGGTTATACTAAGGAATTTTTTGTAAAAACTATTGGTACTTGTCCACCGATTTATTGTTGGAAGGAAGGTTATTTTGACAGAATAAACAGTGACAGAGTTCTTGTAAACTGCTATTTTGAAGTTAGTTCAATTTCCCGTAAGAAGGCACTTTCACTTATCAATGAATGGATAAGTCATTCTTTTGATAATAAATAAGATTTAAAAATAATAAATAGGATATAACCTTAAATATATAGAAATAATGAAACTGATTTTTATAATTTTAATTATTTTACTTATTGTAACCGTAATTCTTTTATGGAATGTCAATAACAGATTTAATAATGCCTTATATAATAGTGTATCATTCAGAAAAGATATGATAACTATGCTTAAAGCTGAATTTTATGTTTTATCTGTTTCTGAAGGTGCTATAATAATATCATTGATTTATTTGGCACAGTTCCTATAAAATCTCGATAATATCTGGAATTATGTTGGTTTCTAAGTATAAAAGTCTTGGAAACCAATATGTTATATAAAAAATTTTAAAATTTTTCAATTTTCTGATCCAGATTTTGAAATATTGTATTATATTTACCTAAACAAATTAGTATTAACATTAAGACTTAAAATTATGGCAACTATTAAGAAAGTATATTTCTTCTATATCATTAAGAATGAGGTAGATGTAGAGTCAGAAATTGTAGAATATTCGTCATGTGTTTCAATGACTGTACTTGGAAATACGTTAATCCATGCATCTGAGAATTATTCAACAATTGAAGAAGCATTAGATGCACGAGACAATGAAGAAAAAGATCACGAAAAATATTATACATACTCTCCAGTAATGGAAGGTTGGATAAGAGAATAAATTAAAGAAATAAGCAAATTAGTATTAACATTAAGACTTAAAAGCCATGATAGAGTTAATAGGAAAATATACGACAGCAAAAATTTATGCTGAGACAGTAGAAGAAGGTGTATATCAACAAGTATATGATATAATCAATTGTCCTGCATTTGAAAATCAAAAAGTAGTTTGTATGCCTGATGTGCATGTCGGTGCATCAGGACCTTGTGGACTTGTCGCTACAATTGGTGACTATGTTTGTCCTGAACATATCGGAGTCGATATTGGGTGTTCTATTTCTATGCTGGTTCTTGATAAGAATATTCCTGAAGATTTATTTGCAGATTTTGAACATAAGATAAAAATGCAAATACCTTTTGGTATGAATATTCATAAAAAGACAATGTTTGATGAAAAAGACTTTTATAAGTTCTTGACAACCAATTTCAACAAATATCGTAACTGCTGGCCTGAAATGCTTAAAGATCTTCCTGATTCAGTAAATGAATCATGGGTTATCAGCCAGTTAAAACGTCTGAATATGGATCCAGCTGTTTTTTATCATTCAATTGGTACAGTCGGAGGTGGAAATCATTTTATTGAATATGATGAAACAGATGACAAAAATATTGCAGGTATCACACTACATTTCGGTTCTCGAAATTTCGGCGTCAAGGTTTGCAAGTATTGGATGTCAAAAACAACTTCCCCATATTCAAGTCAGGAAATGAAGGAGCTTGTAGGTGAATTCAAGAAAGATTATATCTCTAAGCATAAGGATATGAAAGATTTTCAAAATGCTCTTAAAGAATATAATGAGCATCTTATGAAAAACCATATTAACGGATATTTGACAGGCGAAAAGCTTAAAGGATATTTAATGGATATGTGTTTCGCACAACTTTATGCAGCATATAATCATAAAACAGTAAGCAAGATTATATCAGATATTTTATTGAAATATGGTATAAAGGTTAAAGAAACAATTATGACAACTCATAATTATATTGACTTGAAAGACCATGCACTTAGAAAATCTGCAATTTCTGCATATTTAGACGAAACAATTCTTGTACCGTTCAATATGCGTGACGGTGTTGCTGTCTGTAAAGGAAAATCAAATTCTGAATGGTTGAATTCATGCTCACATGGTGCAGGTCGTAAAATGTCCCGTTCACAGGCTAAGAAAAATATCTCGATTCAGGAATTCAAAGATTCTATGAAAGACGTTTATTCAACAACTGTATGTGAAGGAACTATTGACGAATCCCCACAGGCATATAAGGACACTGACGAAATCAAGAACTTGATTACTCAGACTTGTACAATTCAATATATGATGAAACCAAGAATTAACATAAAAGCAACTGAATCGTAAAAATTGTTTATTATATTAAGTGTTAACATTAAAATTAAGTTTAAGATTATGAAAAATAATAATGTAATGATTCCTCTAAAAGAGGCTAAGAAATGGATTAAGGACAATATTCAAATTAAATCATTTGATGTCGCTGAATCTTTTTATAAAGATATGAATGAAAAATTCAATCCTGACAAAGAAGATTCTGAAAAACCAAGTACAGTAACATCACAACAAGCATTTCAAGAAGAATGCGGTGTTGATGCAAGCAAGTTAATTGCTTTAGGTGATTTGAATTATATTGTTCAGGCAGATATATTTAAAGATGACGAAGGCATTGAACATATTGAATATGATCAATATCAGCCACGTAGAAACAGAGTATGGCATGGCTATGATGACATAACAAAAGAAGAACTGTTTAAAAATATTGCTGACACAAAAGAACGCATGAAAATGGCAATGAACCTTATTGACAAATTTCTTGACGGAGAAATCACTTTTCTATACTATTGGGACGAAACATCATTAAAAAATAGGGAGGACTAAAAATGAGAAAAGTCTATTACTATTTGTACAAGTCTTCATTTAATGAAAGACTTCTTACATCGGAATATTTTGATGACATTTCAAAAGCGAATGAATCAAGAAATGAACACATCAAAAATAATCCTGATGATATGGTTTTACCAATTTCAGAAGGATTTGTAGAATCATCTGTAAAATTTGTGTCATATACAGGAGAATGGCCTTGTCTTTGTGGAGGTGACTTACATCTCGAAATTGAAGGAAAACCTGTTGTATTAAAACATGTTATACATTCAAATGGCAGTGTCTTTCAAAGGGGAGGTGATTATGTTGTTACAAAAGGAAAATGGAAAGTTGATATTGATTATTTGCCTGATGAGTATAAAAAATATGCTAAAGTGATTGAAAATCTTGCAAATAAGTATATCGAAAAGGGTTGTTGCGGTGGTTGTATCTAAAAATTTTTCAATTTTTTGATCCTAATTTTGAAATATCGTATTATATTTACCTAAGCAAATTAGTATTAACATTAAAATTAATATGGTTATGAAAGTAGCACTAATGATAGATGAATCTAATTCGCGTCCGTATAAAAAGCTATTAACAAGAAAACCTGTTGATACTAATACATTAAGGACATTGGCTGTTGAATATAATAGACAAATTTCAAATGAATTGGGTTATGGAGCTTATTACATTGTAATCATCGATGAAGCTAAAGTCCCTAAAAACATACCATCTAAATTTTTAGATTAACTTAAAATTATATAGCAATGAAGAATAATACAAAATTTGATATTGACTGGTTAAGACAGAAAGGATTTGTCGGTAATTTGGATACAGGTGATGAGATAGATCCTGCGGATCCGAAAAAATCGGATAGATTTTGTTATCGGGAAATAATGGATTATAAAGGTTGTAAAGAAATAAAAATCCTTATAATAATTGACCTTTTAATTCCGTCAGCAAGTAATATTACATATCATTTTATCCCTCATGGTTCATTAAAAACTAGAGAATACAACGGTGATATTATATCTCCTGAAATGCTTATTAAGCTATTGGAAATAATCTATCCTGAATTAGCTACAAAATTTAATGATTAACAAATAAATGTAAGACTGTCATGACAAAAGAAGAATTTTCAAGATTGCCGTTAGAGATGCAATTCAAATTAATAAACGAATACGCAAAAGAAGTATTCAAAGAAGGTGAAGAAGCAGCAAATGCTTTCGAATACGGTCGTTCTTGTGAAACAGAGCCTACCACATTTGAAGGTTATATTAAAGGAGTTCAATACTGTGAAACAGTTCAAAATAATTAAAGACTTGTAAAATCATGAAAAACTGGTTGAAAGATATTGATATACATAAGAAAGAACTTAGTTTCGATAGCAAACATGCCTGACAGACCAACTGGTCTAATAACAACTGGTTTTGAATTCATATATAAAGACTGAACAAATAAATTTTTTGAAATATGAAAAACAGAATAACAACATCAGTAACACAGAGTATGAAACTACGTGAGATAGGTATTAGTGTTAACACTGCTGATATGTATTGGTCTCATGTAGTTGTAGGCACGAGAGTTATTTATGAACCAAGAGTTATTACCGGAATACTACACGAACCTGAAAACATTCCTTGTTGGAGTCTGTCAGCCTTGTTAGAACAAATACCTTCTGACATAAAAACTAAAGATGGCTGTAATTATACATTAGAAATTGAAAAATCTGATGCTGAACATCTTCCATGCGGTTTGAGTTATCATGATAGATGGGGTAGAGGTGATGATATTATAACTCATTACTATGATAATTTTATTGACGCTTGTTACGAAATGATATTGAAGTTACACGAACTAAAAATGTTATAACTATGGAAAATATTAGTGAAATAGAAAAATTAAATAAAGAGCTTAAAAATCTCAAAGAAAAGCACGACGAGCAAGATCAAAAGTTTTATGAAAAAGAAAGAGAATTACGTGATAAAATAGAGTCTTTGAAAGATGATGAAGCAAAGAAGAAACTTGGTGGAAAATTCCATAATGAAGTAGTGCATATAACTGAGACGATACCGTATTTTGGAATCAGCAAACATTATATTGGTGTGATAAATTCAGACACTGTATACTCAGAAGGGTTTTACATGCGCAAAAACACGTTGTATGTGCGAATGACTGATAATAATGTAGATAGTGTTAGTTTAGGAGAATGCGATAACTTTTACAGTGTAGGTGCAGACTCGTATAAATTATTTAAAAATGAAACTTTCGTATATGGTGATAACTCTCCACATAATGAAAAACACATAATTACAATAAAATTAGCATCAAAAGATGACACAGATTTTATACAGCAAATGTTTGAAACAAAAAAGAACCAAATCATTGCTGAAATAGACAAAACAAGAGATTTTTGCATTTCGATGTTAAAATAAAAATCTAACAAAATGGACATAAAAGATTACGAAGAATATATTAAGTTCACTAAGAATTTCTTAGATACTCTTGACATTAGTAGCTACATCAAAAAAGATGGAAGAGTCTATGACACTATCAGACAGATAGAAGACAGTGACTTTAGACTTTATAAATCATTTTGTGAAAAAGCTCATACAGAAGGTACTCTTCCTAAGATAGTTGAAGAAGAAGATCCTAAATTCTGTGAGATTTTCAATGTAATGGATGAGTCAGACTTTATCGACTATATTGAGAAACGATATGGTAAATCCATGTCATACGAAGTCACAACTGTGACAAACCATTGGAAATATTAAATTTTAAAATAAAAGTAAATTATGAAAGGAAACATGGAAGAAATTGACAATTCAAGAATGCAAATACCAGAAGACATATCAGAAAGACCAAAAGAACAAGAGTCATTAGTAGCTGAAAGATGCTGGCTCGTTGGAGAGATAGAAAACGCAGCATCTCGAAACGCAGACTACTTACAGGTGAAATATAAAGTCAATGGAGTTATCTGCAAACGCACAGTTGACATCAACAAATGGAAACACGACAACATTATGAAGCGTTGTGAAGTTATTAAAAATGCATTAAATGTCCTGAATTTTGAGGAGTTTGTAAAAGATGAGGACTTAGTGGAATTGATTTATGTTAAACCTATAAAAATAAAGATATGAAAACGAAAATTAAAGAAATTATTAAGGAGGTAGATAATCTACGTCATTTATTAACATTTTCTCA